GAAGAAATAACTTTTATTGAACAATCTTTTGGTTATTATTCGGAATTGGTTATTATGAATGCCTATGACGCTATTTATTTAATGGAAAAACATCTCTCTCCTACCCATCAATTCTTTACTTTAGAAGATGGTCTTTCACAAGTGATAGAGAACCTAGAAAAAGAAGTTCTCCGTCATAAAGGTGCCAAAATTTTAAAACAACGCCGAGTTTCTTCGATTCAATGGTCCAAATCGGGCAGGGTATTTACCATTGGTTGTTCCAATGTCGATACGACATATACAGCACGGGTTTGTATTTCGGCTTTACCCAAACAAGTCCTCGAAAAAATTCCGATCTTTCGACCGGTTCTACCGATGCTTCATAAAATCGAATGTTCTCCTCTTTGTCGTATTTATTCCAAATTTCCATTGAAGGAAGGAGAACCTTGGTTTCGTGGTTTACCAAAACTTACTACCAATAATCATTTGCGAATGATTATTCCGTATGATGAATCCTCGGGAATTATCATGTCTTCTTATACCGATAGTAAATATGCCCGTTTTTGGAAACAATTGTTTGATAAAGAAGGAGAAGAGGGAGTCAATCGAGAACTTTTGGTCTTGTTAAAACAAAGTACGGGAGTAGAAGATATACCGATGCCCGTGAAAACCCACGTTTTCTTTTGGGAATGTGGAGTCGGTTATTGGGGGGTCGGCGCCGATAGTGGACAGATTTCCCAAGCCATTGTGAAGCCTATTCCGGAGATGGATTTATTTATTTGTGGAGAACATTTTTCCGATAAAAATCAACAATGGATCGAAGGGGCGTTGGAAACGAGTCAGAAGGTTCTCGATTTTTTATCTTTATAATATATACTACAAGAATTCGTAATGGGCAAAAGTCGTAAATCAAGAACATTAAGAAAAAATAAAAAAAATAATAAAAAAATTGGTGGATTATTAGAGGAGTTCGGGTTGTTACCTCCAGTAGATAAGTTGTCTCAATTCGCAATTACAGATACAAACCTACAAAATTTCAATCGAACATTTAATGCTCCTATGGATTGCTTCATTAGCGCATTACAACTAATGGGCATATTAGATGATATATCCGCAAATATTATGAGGATATCTACATTGGGTGTTGTTGGATTTACCAAAGCACAAATAGAAATTATATTTGCTTACAAATTTAGAAAAAATTTTGATTTTAAGTCAACTACTAATTTTAATGAATGGGCTACTTGGATAAATACTTTACTAATCCCTGGAAACGTGGTTTTTGCTGGATATACTGGACATGTTTTTCTTATAGGACGTATGCTAAACGGCACACTCATTTATATTGAACCCCAGCTTAACATGTTTTGTGATTTAAATACAGAAGAATGTATCAAGCACCTTCGTAATAAAAATGATTGGAGCTTATTATTTCATTCGGATCAACATTTGACCGCAGACCAAGAAGCATTCATTATACAATATACCCAGGCGCTTGCTTCATCTTCCGTACCCCCAAATTTACACCCTTGAATAATTCAATTCGCACGGCTGATGAATTCTCAAGTAAGTACCAGGTACAGATTTGTATGGAGCATCCCTACGGGGTGCGGTTTCAAATCTTCACTGGTATACGATATCATGGATAGTATCAGATTCGAACTGATGACTTGTGAACGGAGACACGTTTTTCCAACACTAAACTAACTATCCAATTTAACACTGGAAAATATTCTTAAATACTTATTTTTCTAAACATATTATTCGAATGTTTCAATCCGCATAGCGTATGAAATTCATCGTTGGTGTGAACCTATTTGTGGAGAACATTTTTCCGATAAAAATCAACAATGGATCGAAGGGGCGTTGGAAACGAGTCAGAAGGTTCTCGATTTTTTATCTTTATAATATAAAACGTAATTTCAAAATGAGTATGGTTAGTAAATCGTTTTTCTATAATTCGGTCCAAGTCAATAAAATGCGACCTCTCTATAATCCGGTGTTTTCGAGTCAAGCCATTGCGGCGGGTAGTGAAGGAAGTGGCGATCTGTCTTTTATTACCGCAGATGATTTAGTTTCCTTTAAAGAAATCGAACAAAAATATGGTTATCGTATTGAACATAAATTGTATGAGCAAATTCCGAATGATTATGATAAATATATTAAATTATACGTTATGGTGAATAAAGTCAAGGCGAAGATTAAAAATGATAAATTATTAACTTTAGTCCAAATCGCACAAGAAGCGTTGGTCGGCGCCATCAATTCGTATGCTTTGTATGGTTCGAATGTTTCTTTGACCTTGGATAAAGTCGGTTTAAATAAAACCATCAATGATATTTTAACGGGTAAGAATGAGAAATTCATTGAAATGGCGCAAGCATCGGGTCAATTAACAATTACCAAATCTTTCAAATTGGCGCCGGTCTTCAATTACTATATTATTATTTATGGTATGCCTGCCTTCGGTGTTGGTTTCGATCCTGTTAAGATTAATTTCTTGGTGGATGTATTGAAAAGTAAGGGCATCAATCCATACAAATAAATGGTTCATCAAAAAAATCAGTTTATATTGATAAAATAATTTGATATCAATATAAAAATAAATTGATATCAATAAAATAATGGAAAATATACAAATCATTGATGATTTTTTTGATGAACCGATTTTACATGAGATCATCGATAAAATAAATAAGGAAACATATTTTTGTAATTGTACGAATAATCATAATTTGAATTTAAACACAGATATTCCTTTTTGGAAATCTAAATTAAATAACGATAGAATATATTTTAATGATTATTTACCAAATATTATTAATTCAAAATTACAACAAAATTATAAATTAAAACGTGTTTATTTAATAGGTCAAACATATCAGCAAAACAGTAATTATCATGAAGATTCTAATATATCCACAGCTATTACTATTTGTTTATATTTAAATAATAATTATACAGATAATGATGGTTATTTATATATTAAAATTCCAGGGCAGAAAACTATAATGACGATTGAACCAAAAATGAATAGAATCGTGGTGTTTCCTGCTATCTATAGACATAGAGGAAATGGGTTGAACGACGATGAACTACGTAATTGTCTAGCATTCAAATTTGTTAATGGAACATTTTGATGAAAATACATTGGTCGCATATAATAAAATTAAAGTAGTCGGCGAGGTAAATATTCAATAGTATAAAACTATTTAAAAAATAAAAGAAGCAATATTATATTCAAATATGGATAAAATTATTGTTTGTGATAATTTTTTAACCGAAGACGAATTAACTACCGCTAAAAATATTATATTTTATAAAGAATGGAAATTCGGTCATCAAACTACGCATGAAAAATTATATTCAACACCATTTTGGAGCATGGAGTTAGAATGCGAAGAATTTTTTTCCAAATATATTTTTGATATTATTGAAAAACAGTTTTCAAAAAAATTCAAATTGTTAAGAGTATATGCTAACGGTCAAACATATGGCCAAAACGGTTCTTTTCATATAGATTCTGACCTTCCAGATACATATACTTTTTGTTTATATTTATCAGAAATTAAACCTGAATATGTGGAAACCGCTGGTGGGAATTTATGGTTTAAATTACCAGACAAAAATTATAATATTTGTTATGAACCGATTTATAATCGTGGTATTTTTTTTCCATCAACATATGTACATAAAGGTTGCGCGTTCAATCGTTATGTTATGAATCTACGCATATGTGTAGCATGGAAATTACAAGAAATTATTGAATAATATAAAGGTATTTATACCAGTGAAGATTTGAATCCGCACCCCGTAGGGGTGCTCCATGCAAATCTGTGCCTGATAACTTACTTGAGAATTCATCCATGGTACGGATTGAATTCTTCAAGGGTGTAAAAATTCCAAATGAAAAAATATATTATGAGTATAGATACTAATAATAACCGTTCACTTTTTTTTCCTTCTGAATATACTCATAAAGGATTGGCATATAATCATTTTATAGCTTTGCCTAGGTTATGTATTACTTGGAAACTAGAAGAAATAATATAAATGGTAAATTATTTAAATAATTAAATGGATGATTAATATTGAATAATGAGTGAAAAACGTATACATATGGATGAATATGATATAATCGAATATCCAAAGACGAATATTTATATTGTAGAAAATTTTTTGGAAAATGAATTATGTGAAGAAATTATCAATACAATCGACGTTTTACCTTTAAAAAAACTATCTTATAATTCAGCTAATGTTGAATGTAATATTTTTGTTTTAGATGATTATATCAATATCAACAATGATTCTGTTTATTATTTTTCTACCAATGAAGATGAAATTGAAACTATTCTTAAAAAAATAAATAATAAAGAAAACATATACATGAATAAATTAAATGGTATTTCCTTAGATACGATTAAACAGCAAAATGATAAACTAAACGAAAAAATGGAAATTTTACAGAATTTATTCAATACTATTAATAATAAAATAAAATTTGATCATACGCATTTCGCTTATAGAAAAATTTATGGTCCAATACGTTTACATACAGACGGTATATTGGATGTCTATGAAGACAATGTTCATTTTTTAAAAGAGAATAGATTGAATGATTATAGAATGGTACGCAATTGTTCTGTTGTATTTACATTAAATGATGATTATGAAGGTGGAGTTTTTAATTTTCCGCAACAAGAAGTTTCTGTAAAATTAAAAAAAGGTTCTGTTATTGTATTTCCACCATACTGGACCCATCCACATCAAGTTAGTAAATTAGAAAATAATACGTTTCGTTATACTGTTAATACTTGGGGTGTTCATCCTGATTTGTATGGAGGACCCCGTATGGGTCCGGATTCAAATCTTCACTGGTATAATATGGGACAAATTGTTTTATAATAATATTTTATAAATGTATTAAATATTATTATATATTAGTTTATATTATGTCTGTTGTAGAATATTCAAACGTTATACCTCCTATTTTATGTAATGATATTATTAACTATTTTAATAAAGAAAACTCTAATATATTTTTAATACCGAAAAATAATACCAAATGGAAAAGGATTGAAATGTTATTGTATAAAGAATTATTATTACATATCGATAAATATAAAAAAACTTTATTGAATCAATTAACGGATATATATACAAATCAGTTATATTCTTCTTTATCTTCAAAATTATATTTGGATAGTTTTAAAATTATTAAATATTCGCAGCAAGAATCCGATATTTTTATTAATAATTATGAATTGACTAATAATAGGCATAATGTATTATCATTTATTTTTTATTTAAATGATGTATCAGAAGGAGGAGAAATCAGTTTTAAAAATAATAATATTACTGTGAAAGCGAATAAGTGTACTCTGATTATTTTTCCGGAAAATATTCCTAATAATTATAAGTGTAAATTACCCATTCACACAGATCAATATATTATTACCGGACAGATTCGAGAAAATTATATTTAAATGTAATATATATAAATATAATATATTTTATTATAATGCTCGAATTCTTATATCAACAACGAAATGTACTGACTGAATAAATATATGTTGCATCCTTCTTGTATCATAAAAATATATACATTCGTTATGTGTCTTTATTTGTTTAAATAAAGGTTGAATGTTTGTCAAGTATAATGCTATTATGCCTTGGTCGTTTGTTATACTAATTGGATATTCTATTAATAAATTATCATATGTATCATTTTCTATTATTTTTGTATCATATAACATTATAGTAGTTTGAAAATAATCATTATTCAATTTATATGTATTATTGAGTTTTGTAAAATATTCTATATTATTTTTATCAAATTGATTATGTAATGTAAATACAAAGATAATTCTTTTTTAACTTTATCCGGATGATATAAAGTTAAGCAATATGTTTTATTTTCGGCCGGTATAATTCTAATATCTCATAACATAATTAATGGTTGTGTAAGATGGAATCACAGAAAAAGAGGATGGGGTTGCAGTACCAGTATTACTCGGAGTTGCGGTTATTCCAGTTGTAGCGCTATTTGTCTGCCAATAGCTATTAATAGGACCTGAATCAGCCGGTGGTTGTTGATTCACAGCACCCGTAAAATCTTGATTATCATCATTATATACTCGAATCGCATGGACATGTCCTGGATCAGATATCCAAACCCCGTGACCATGCGCAGGGAGGGTATTCGTATCTAAGGTTATGGTTGAAACACCTCCAGTCGCTTTCACATTCGTTGCGGCAGAATCACATCCACGCAAAAATCGTCCTCTTAAGTCAGGGGGTGTTATAGAATTCGATGTATTTGTAGAAACTCCCATATATGTATTCAAAATTGCGGCTAGATTCACAAAACGACCATCTGCTACAGTTCTCTGCTGCCCATCACAGATGACCCAACCATCCGGATCTCCAGGATTTGTTCCCGAGGTTGTTGTTCCACCACCAATATAAGGTGCTATGCTACCGGGTGGATATGTAATCAAATGATTATTATAGTAATAATTGCTCATAATAATATAGCTATACTATTAACAGTGGTAATTATCTATATTCTTTCTTTATATTATATTTATACCGATGAAGATTTACAAATTCTCAGAAAAGCAAAAAGAAGCTTGATAGTCCAGAAAATGCCATCAGCGACACGGGCATTCTGATAAAGAATTTTATTTTTCACTTCACTTTATTCTCATTATGATAAAGTTAAGCAATCTATTTTTGTCTCATTTTTATTCTAGCCGGTGTAATTCTAATATTTCATAATATAATTCATGGTTACGAAAGGAGGAACGATAGTAATAGCGGCTCCACTACCCGCATTCGATGTGGATGCGGTTATTCCAGTGCCCGCAGCAACTGTATCGTTATAAAAGTTAAGCGCATTAGCCGAATCAGCTGGTGGAAGTTGGCCACTAACACCACTAAAATTTTTATCATCAACTACACCCACAGTACAACTATGACTGTGTCCTCCATCACCAATGTGAATCGAATGACTATGAGCAGGAAGATGCGTAGCACTTAAGGTTATAGTTGCACTACCTCCAGTCGCTTTCGCGGTCGTTGCGGCAGAATCACATCCACGTATAAATTGTGTTTTTAAATCAGGGGGTATTATAGAATTCGATGTATTTGTAGAAACACCCATATATGTATTCAAAATTGCCGCTAGAGTCGCAAAACGACCATCCGACACTGTTCTCTGCTGCCCATCGCAGATGACCCAACCATCTGGATCACCAGGGTTTGTTCCCGAGGTTGTTGTTCCACCACCAATATATGGTGCTATGCTACCGGGCGGTGCTGAAATATAATGATCATTATAGGTATAATTGCTCATAATAATAATATAGCTATATTATTAACAGTAGTAATTATCTATATTCTTTCTTTATATTATATTTATACCGATGAAGATTTACAAATGGGACAAAATTCTATTTTATACCAGTGAAGACACTGGTATAAAACCGCACCCCTACGTGGATGCTATGGTTAACATGTGTACAAAAGCGAACATAAATGATACAGAATTTTTCATAAATATTTTCGCTTTCTAATATTTCATAATATAATTCATGGTTATGTAATTCGGAAGGATAGAAAAAGGGGTTGAATCACCCGTATTATACATACCTGCTGTTATTCCAGTAGCACGGTTATCTGTATTATAAGTTCTAGAACCAGCGCCAGAATCCGCAGGTGGTCTATGGCCCGCTTTAGCTGCGAAATTCTTATCATCAACCCCACCCATCTGAACAGAATGACTGTGTCCTGGATCGTTAATATTAACCGTATGAGTATGAAGTGGAAGATGATCAATAGTTAATGATGCCGTATTGCTACCCCCAGTCGCTTTCGCGGTCGTTGCGGCAGAATCACATCCACGTAAAAATTGTCCTCTCAAATCAGGGGGTGTTATAGAATTCGATGTATTTGTAGAAACACCCATATATGTATTCAAAATTGCCGCAAGATTCGCAAAACGACCATCCGATACAGTTCTCTGCTGCCCATCACATATGACCCAACCGTCTGGGTCGCCAGGATTTGTTCCTGAGGTTGTTGTTCCGCCACCAATATATGGTTCTATAATACCAGGCGGTGTTGAAACAAGATGACTATTAAAGATAAAATTGCTCATAATAATATAGCTATATTATTAACAGTGGTAATTATCTATATTCTTTCTTTATATTATATTTATACCGTTGAAGAATTACACCTTTGAAGAATTCAATACGCACGGCGGACGAATTCTCAAGTAAGTACCAGTTTCTCATTTGTATGGTGCGGATTCAAATCTTCACTGGTATAAAATTCACATATCTGATGAAACTTATAAACTCTTTTCGTAAAACCACATAAATATAATTTCATACATACTATATCTATGAAATTATACATGGTGCTCTTATCCTTGTCCCTACCATTTACCCGTGTATTCGGGTTTCAAAATAAAGCTTTTTTTCATTCTATTCACGGATTGGGTACTCGAGCGCTTTCTTCCCACAAACTCTTTGCTCGTAATAAAAAAAATGTGGATTCAAAACCCAGCGCGGCTGAATTATATAAACCTCGCACTGAAAATCAAGCCCTCTATGTGAAATACTTGACCGATATTTCGACCCCTATTGTTGTCGGAGTGGGCCCCGCCGGTTCAGGGAAAACTCTTTTCGCCTGTAATCAAGCCGTCGCCGCATTGCGCTCTGGTTTTGTCCAAAAAATTATTTTAACTCGTCCGATTGTCCCCGTAGAAGAAGACATTGGGTTTTTACCGGGTAGTCTTATCAATAAAATGGACCCCTGGACTCGCCCTATTTTCGATATTCTATTGGAATTTTATCCACAAAAAGATATTGATAGTATGCTTCATAATGGGGTGTTGGAAATTTCTCCTTTGGCTTATATGCGTGGGCGTACTTTCAAACGTGCTTTCGTTATCGCCGATGAAATGCAGAATTCGTCTCCCAACCAAATGTTGATGCTTACCACTCGTATTGGTGAACAATCGAAATTAGTCATTACGGGAGATTTGGCGCAGAGCGACCGAATCGCGGCGAATGGATTAGCCGATTTTATTGGTAAAATTCGCGCTTATGAAAAAACGGTTCATACCGATTTGGTTGAGACAAGACGTAAACATGATAAAGAATCTTTGGGTATTCGTATTGTTGAAATGGAAAATCAGGATATTCAACGAAGCCCGATTGTCGCCAAGTTGTTGAAGATCTATGGTGGGGAAACCAAGGTTTCCCCTACGACCCCCTCCCTTCCCGGTGTGGGAATTGGGGAGAAGGGCGGTGCGAGGGTTGGAGTCAATGGTGGTGAGAGACTTGGGGAGAAGGGCGGTGCGAGGGTTGGAGTCAATGGTGGTGTAAGACTTGGAGAGGATGTTGATGATATTCTTGCTTATGGTGTTGATGTTAGTGATACTATTAGAGCTGGAGGCAATATGAATTCTACCAGCAAAGGCGTGTTTTGGAAAAACATTTACTGTTCCGTGGAAGATACCATTTTGAAAAATGTTGCGACAAATACCACCTCTATACATAATACCACTACTACCAATGCTACCGTGAATATTTCATTAAACAATATTCCAGGTGTTGCTTCTCAAACTGTGGAAAATCATAAAAATATTCGTGATAGTGATGCCGCATTGATGCCTCTTCGTTCGAACATTGCCAAAAGTAAATATTATCCTTGGGAGCCGATGGATATCTAAAGGTAGGGAAACCTTGTAGGGAAACCAAGGTTTCCCCTACGACCCCTTCCTTTCTCTTTTGGTAAACTCTAAAAAATTCTCTTCATTAAAGAAAGGAAGGGGTCGTAGGGGAAACGTAGTTTCCCTACTCCCTACTCTTACGCGTTTTTCTACCCCTGGTTTCATCCAAAGGAAGGGGTCGTAGGGGAAACGTAGTTTCCCTACTAGGAAGGGGTCGTAGGGGAAACCGTAGGTTTCCCTACAAAACGATATAAATAGTAATTGCGTATTTTATATATAATGCTTCTTCGTTCCGGTAAAATCGTCGACTCTTCTCTTCCAGTAGATACTTTTGCGAGTACTCTCATTAAAAATAAAAAAATGAAATTTATTGTTCGTAATTTTAAAAAATTATTATTGCGAGCATTGGATGATAAACAACCTATTTCGAAAAGAATTCGTAATGTTTATAATGTATTAGATTTTGCTTTGAACAATTTATTCACTTTATGTAAAGATGTATCTTATCGTGAATTATTACAGGTTCTTTATTTCAAAGCGCATGATATTATTATTCAAATTTATAATATTGGTCATAATGTGGATATGAGTAAACTGACTTCCAAAGACCATGTTATCATGAAAAAAATAGTTGAAATTAGTAATGTTTTGATTTGTGGATTACAAGGGATATTCCAGTAGTAGTAGGGAAACTACGTTTCCCCTACGACCCCCTTCCTTAGTAGGGAAACTACGTTTCCCCTACGACCCCTTCCTTTGTAGGGAAACTACGTTTCCCCTACGACCCCTTCCTTTTCTTTTGGAATTGTTCTTTGTTGGGTTTTGTTTACGGGGGTCTGCTGCTTATTTCATGTATAAAAATATAAATATCCTTATATTTTTATTTTTCCAGTCTCCTTATAAAATCATTGAAAAAGTCCAAAAATAAAGTAGTCGAGGTTTTCTGAAAATGGACATTTTTAAAATGTCCAATTTTGAAAAAGGGCCGATCACTTTTTTTCAGAAAAATGTGGATTTTTGATTTTAAAGCATTTTGCAGTAAATTCCGAAAAAGTATGATTTTCCAACAACGCATGAATTTTTTTTGATTTTTTGAGTGCGTTTTCTGATATTTTCTTATTTCTATATAATATACAAATGGATACCGAGAAGTATCAAAAAACGCACCCAAATTACACATGTAAAATATGTGATTATACTACATGTAGGCATCAAGATTATAGCCGTCATATATTGACTGTGAAACATAAAAATAGTGAGAAAAATAATACATTGGAAACTTTAGGAAATAGAGAAGTATCAAAAAACGCACCTAATTTTTATTGTGAAAAATGTGATTATTACTGCAATCTGAAGTCAAACTACAAAAAACATTTGACAACTGAAAAGCATATTCACAATATGAATAATGTGAACCATACAACAGTAGAAGATACCAAAATAAAAATATTAAATTGTGAAGTTTGTAATAAAGAATTTATGAATAATAGTGGATTGTGGAAACATAAGAAAAAATGTCTGGTTCTCGAAAATAAACCAGAAGTTCTCGATAGTAAAAAAGAATTAACAAATGAAGTTCCAGAACCTGATATGAAACCACCTATACTAACCGTCGAACTATTCATGGATTTAATGAAACAAAATAAAGAACTACAGAATTGTTTGATGGAATCACACAATAAAATTGTAGAATTATCCAAAAATAGTGGAACCGTAAATACCAATTGTAATAACAACAATAACAACAATCAATTCAATTTGAATTTCTTCCTCAATGAAACCTGTAAGAATGCAATGAATATTCAAGATTTTATTAGTTCTATTAAACTAACCACACAAGATTTTGAAACCACTGGCCGCATTGGTTTTGTTGATGGTATTTCACGGATTTTTATTAATGAATTGAAGAGATTAGAAGTGGAACGCCGGCCATTACATTGTACCGATGTGAAACGCGAAACGGTTTATGTGAAAGACAATGATAGTTGGGAGAAAGAGAACGTGGAAAAGAAAAAACTGAAATGGGCGATCAATAGTATCGCCCAATTGAATTTAAACCAAGTTCAACAATGGCAACAAGAATATCCCGAATGTAAGGAGAACAATACGGTTGCTAATACTCAGTTCAATAAAATGGCGATGGTAGCATTAGGTGGTTTTGGAGATGAAGAAGAAAAGAAGTTCAATGATAAAATCATGAAGAATGTGCTTAAGGAAGTAGTAATAAGTAGGGAGTAGGGAGTAGGGAGTAGGGAAACTACGTTTCCCCTACGACCCCTTCCTTTTTCTTTTGGTTGGTTATTATGGAGGGGTTTGTCTATAGGGGTTTGTCGAGTCTCTTTGTCTATAGGGGTTTATCGAGAGGCCGGGTCTTCGCGGATTCTTTTGTCCTGTTGATGTCCTGGCTAATCCTATGTCCAGGATACTGTGGTACTGATGACGTCATCACCCCCGGCAACCCTCTATATCCCTTCATTAAATATATTAGATTAACCCTAACCCCCCCGAAAAAGCCCCTTTTTCATAGATATCGAGAAATGAGTGGGATATCGACAATTGAGTAGGATATCGATATTTCACTGTGTAAGACCCCTGGACAAGACCCCTGGACAAGACCCCTAGATAAGACCCCTAGATAAGACCCCTGGACAAGACCCCTGGACAAGACCCCTAGATAAGACCCCTGGACAAGACCACTCGCAAAGGGTTTTGATAAAGACCTATACAAAATATATTTGTATAAAAGAGAACCTGAAAGGGTCTAAACAAACCAAGTGAATAATAATTATATGAGTAAATTTTTGAAATTAACGGGTATGATATTGAATACACATTATATCAATACCATAATGATACAACCCAATAAATATGTTATTCATACTACGAACACCAAATTGTTTGGTCATATAAGTTTATGCTATGGTTCTGGATACGGATATATTTCAGCAGATAAGGAAGAAATAGAAGTATGTGAAACCAAACACCCAACTGATTATAAAATCGTTTCAGAATGGATACAGAAGACTGGATAGTTCCACCCATAAAGAATACTGTGAAGATACTCAATTTATATTGATTATTTTCTTGATTCTCATGTTTGCTCCTCCTTATGGAGGAGCAAAACTTATCCGTTGTTTGCTTCTGTAATTAAAAAACAAAAGCAAAATATTTTGATAAAAAAAGAGAACCTGAAACAAAAAAGTTAGAAGAAGCTCCTCTAACTTTTTTGTGTTATTTGTTTATAGGAAGACATATAAGATTGGTAGTATTATCAATACAAATGTTATCATATTACACATATCATTTTTATTTTTTTGTTCGTTTATTACATTCATTTTTTTTACAATTATTTTATCTATTTGGTCCATGACGTTATATATCGCGGTAATACCACATGATAAGTTTGCGGTATCATCTTGATCAGAATTCAAATCAATGAATCCGGCTTGACCATTGGAATGTTTGCGCACTTTTTCTACATACGCCATTCTTCGTTTATGAACTATTTGATACAAGTCATTCGCTTCTTGATTGAGGGTTTTGTTTAATTCTTTTAATATAGAAATATCATATGATTGTAATAGTTCGATTGTTTCTTTTTGTTTTATTTTATCTATCATGCTACTGGCGATAGAAGCCTTACGTATACCTAGTTCGTTTAATAATTGATTCATTTTGTTGTTGTTGTTGTTGTTGTTTTGAGTGAATATAAAATATTTGTAAAAAGTAATTCAATTTTTGAGGGGAAACATAGTTTCCCCTACGACCCCTTCCTTTTCTTTGTATTTACTCTTTGATTGGGTTTGTTTGCGGGGTCTGAATGCTTATTTCATCTATAAAAATATAAATATCCTTATATTTTTATTTTTTCAGTCTCCTTATAAAATTATTGAAAAAGTCCAAAAATAAAGTAGTAGAGGTTTTCCGAAAATGGACATTTTAAAAATGTCCAATTTTGAAAAAGGGCCGATCATTTTTTTTGGAAAAATCATGGTTTTTGATTTTGCAGCATTTTGCAGTAAATTACGTTTTTTTGGAAAAATGTTGTTTGCATAAATTTTTTTGTTATTTCATTGGAAAACTACTTAGATAAATCTTTTCATTGCCTAATATATAGATTTAGGCAATTATTTCATGTCTATAAACAACTATAAATATCACTGTGTTATTTGTGATTATCATACGAGCAAAATATTTAATTTTAATAAACACAATCTAACATTAAAACATCAATTGGCTACAAAACAGGCAGTAATGGCCATTTCAGGCAATATAAAAAATGTTGAGAATAATTTTTGCTGTGAAATTTGTAATTTTAATTCAAAAAATAAAACGAACTATGATAAGCATTTATTAACATCAAAACATAATAAAAACATTTCAAGAGGGTATAACCAATCCAACTATATCTGCGAATATTGTGATAAAGAATATATTCATTATAACGCACTATGGAAACATAAAAAAAAATGCGAATTTATAAGTAGTAATGAAGAAACAAATAAATTACAAAACACGATGATATCTAATATGATAACACCTAAAATTTTCTTAGATATACTTAATCAAAGTAAAGAAATTCAAAATGTTCTCATTGAACAAACGAAAGAATTACAAGCCAAATTATTGGAAAAAGAGAACCAATTATTAGAACAAGGTGAGAAATTATTGGAAAAAGAGAATAAATTATTGGAAAAAGAGGATCTAGTCATTGACCAACAAAAACAATTGATTGAAATGGCCAAGAAACCCAGTATGATAAATTCTAATAATAATAATAACAACAATCATTTCAATTTGAATTTCTTCCTCAATGAAACCTGTAAAAACGCCATGAATATTCAAGATTTTATTAGTTCTATTAAACTAACCACACAAGACTTCGAAACGACCGGTAAAATTGGTTTTGTGGATGGTATTTCTCGTATTTTTATTAATGAATTGAAGAGAATAGAAGTAGAACGTAGGCCATTACATTGTACTGATGTTAAAAGAGAAACGGTTTATGTGAAAGACAATGATACTTGGGAAAAAGAGAACCAAGAAAAGAAAAAATTAAAATGGGCGATCAATAGTATTGCACAATTGAATTTAAATCAAGTTCAACAGTGGCAACAAGAATATCCGGAATGTAGAGAAAACAATACGGTTGCTAATACTGAATTCAATAAAATGGCTATGGTAGCATTAGGTGGGTTTGGGGATGAACAAGAAAAGAAGTTTAATGATAAAATTGTCAAGAATGTTCTCAAGGAAATCGTAGTAGGTAGGGAAACGTAGTAGGTAGGGAAACGTAGTAGGTAGGGAAACGTAGTAGGTAGGGAAACTACGTTTCCCCTACGACCCCTTCCTTAGTAGGGAAACCAAGGTTTCCCCTACAACCCCTTCCTTTTCTTTTGATTATGTTCTCTATAATACTTTATAAATACTCCGATAAAGAATAACATCCAAGGTTCTCTCTATAATACTTTATAAATACTCCGATAAAGAATAACATCCAAGGTTCTCTCTATAATACTTTATAATACCCCCGTTAAAGAATAACGTCCAAGGTTCTCTCTATAATACTTTATAAATACTCCGATAAAAAGGAAGGGGTCGTAGGGGAAACCTTGGTTTCCCTACTCTAGGTGGGCAATACATCCGCTCTATGATTTATAATTTTATTTCGAATAATATAAATAGAAGATATAGTCAACAATGTTATTTCGGTAGAACTTCTTAAAATCATGGGTGTATCATGCGATTTCACACTATAATAAACCCACATTCCGGATGATATAATACTTAAAATACAAAACAATAAAGACATGCTATTGGTGCTTTTATTTCTATAAAGAGCAAACATAAATATAAACCGTCCAACTACAGATAAAGAGGTTGCAGTATAGGGTATTATTTTAAGGTCTTCGTTATCCATATATTATGGTGGGAAACTAGTAGGGAACCTACGTTTCCCCTACGACCCCTTCCTTTTTTTCTTTATTTGGGTTTTCTAAAGGTTCTCAGTAGGGGACACCTAGATTTACAGTTTATTCTATTTGACGGGGTTGTTTGCTTGCTATTTCATGTTAAAAATATAAATATCCTTTTATTTTTATTTTTTCAGTGTTCTAATAAAATCATTAAAAAAGTGCAAAAAGAAAGTGGTCGAGGTTTTCTGAAAATGGACATTTTTAAAATGTCCAAAATTGAAAAAGGGCCGATCATTATTTTCAGAAAAATCATGATTTTTGATTTTGCAGCGGTTTGCAGTGAAATGCGTTTTTTTGTAAAAATGTTGTTTGCATAAATTTTTGTGTGTGATTAATTTAGGGGTTTTTTTGGATAACAAAATATAAGATTTGTTAAATAATTGTTAAATTATTGTTAATTTTTTTTATAAGATTTTTTTAAATTATAATATAAATAATATATAGTATACATAATATTATGCCCAAGACTGATATTGATTATTCAAATACTATCATATACAAAATTATTTGTAAAAACACTACTATAAAAGATGTATATGTTGGTCATACTACTAATTTTATACAGCGAAAATATGCTCATAAACAAAACTGTGTAAATGAGAAATCTACGAATTATAAATGTAAATTATATGAGGTAATTCGTAATAATGGTGGATGGAATAACTGGAGTATGGAAATCGTTGGATTTTTTAATTGTAATGACCATTATGAAGCAATCAAAAAAGAACATGAATATTCTGAACTATTACACGCAACATTGAATAGTATAGAGCCAATTCCGAAACCAAAATTAAAAATAGAAAAAGATCCACCAAGTGAGAAAAAAACATATTATTGTGAAATATGTAAAGTGAAATTACAAAATTTAAAATGTATGGACATACACAATCAAAGTAAAAAACATATAAAAAAACAAACACAAATTTTAGATGAAAATAGTGCGAATACAAATAATAATATTTATATAGACAATAATAATGAAACCACACAAAAATCACCAAATTATTGTTGTGAAACTTGTCATTATAAATCAGATAACAAAAAAGATTATAATAAACATATCTTCACTGATAAACATAAAAAACTAGTTTCTTTAACACCTGATAATTATCATAGTAATTCTGGGTATATATGTGAATTATGTAATAAAGGTTATAGTTCTAGAGTAGGATTATGGTATCATAAAAAAAAATGTATGGAGGTTAAAGATATTACACTAACAGTAAATGAACAATCTATTGGTTGCGTATTAGATAAGAAACCGGAAGAAGATAATAAAATAAGTATTACCAATAATATTCCAATGGATTTGATTTTGGAAGTTATAAAACAAAGTAAAGAAATTCAAAATGTTCTCGTTGAACAAAATAAAGAATTACAAGCCAAATTATTAGAACAGAATAAACAGCTCATTGAATTAGCCAAGAAACCCACTATGGTGAATTCTAATAACAACAACAACAATAATCAATTCAATTTGAACTTTTTCCTCAATGAAACGTGTAAAAACGCCATGAATATTCAAGATTTTATTAGTTCTATTAAACTAACCACACAAGACTTCGAAACGACCGGTAAAATAGGTTTTGTAGATGGTATTTCACGTATTTTCATCAATGAATTGAAAAGATTAGAGGTGGAACGACGGCCATTACATTGTACTGATGTGAAACGTGAAACGGTTTATGTAAAAGACAATGATAGTTGGGAGAAAGAGAACCTGGAAAAGAAAAAACTAAAATGGGCGATCAATAGTATTGCGCAATTGAACTTAAACCAAGTTCAAGAGTGGCAAAAAGAATATCCCGAATGTAAGGAGAACAATACAGTAGCAAATACACGATTTAATGAGATGGCGATGGTAGCATTAGGTGGTTTTGGAGATGAAGAAGAAAAGAAGTTTAATGATAAAATCATGAAGAATGTTCTCAAGGAAGTAGCTATTACTAAGTAGTAGGGAAACCTAGTAGGGAAACCAAGGTTTCCCCTACGACCCCTTCCTTTTCTATTTGATTAGGTACTCTATCATTCCCTTTGTATAAAATAATCGACAAGGTTCTCTTTATGATACTCTATCATCCCTTTGTATAAAATAATCGACAAGGTTCTCTTTATAATACTCTATCATCCCTTTGTATAAAATAATCGACAAGGTTCTCTTTATGATACTCTATCATTCCCTTTGTATAAAATAATCGACAAGGTTCTCTTTATAATACTCTATCATTCCCCTCAGTAAAGAATACTCTGTAATATCCTGTATAAGATACTCTATAATCCCCTATAAAGATTATTCTATACAAATTTATAAAGAATAAAAGAGAACCTGTGAAAAGGGTGTTTTCATAGATATCGAGAAATGAGTGGGATATCGATTTTTGAGTAGGATATCGAGAAATAGGGATTAGAGCCCTACTACCTTTTTCATAAAGAATTATATAGTATACCAATTCTATATAATTTTACATCTGTTTTCAAACACCGAATTTTTCTAAAAATGTATCTAAAGGCAATGGTTGCCACATCATAAAGTTATCCTTACCATAACTTATTGTGCTACTACATTCAGTATAATATTGAAAACGCAATTCATTTTTGTTATTCAACTCAGTATAAAATAAATATGCTTCCCTCATTTGTCCATAACTCATTTTTCATCATATTTTTCTTCAAATAATATATTCGCAAAATCATCATTAAAATTATATATTTTTATTCCAAAGATACTACCATTATTATAAATTCCCATTTCTGATGTATAATTAGTTCTTTTTAAATTATTATTAAATTATTATAAGGTGTAAAAAGATAACTTCAAGACGGAACTTCAACAAAGGCTTTCAACAAGGGCCTTCAATGCGGAACTTCAACATGGAACTTCAATACGGAACTTCAACAAAGGCTTTCAACAAGGGCCTTCAATGCGGAACTTCAACATGGAACTTCAATACGGAACTTCGCAAAAGGAAGGGGTCGTAGGGAAACCAAGGTTTCCCTACAAAAGAGAACTTCGTAAAAGGAAGGGGTCGTAGGGGAAACCTTGGTTTCCCTACAAAAGAGAACTTCGCAAAAGAGAACTTCGCAAAAGGAAGGGGTCGTAGGGGAAACCTTGGTTTCCCTACAGGTTTCCCTACCAAAAAATTGAATTACTTTTTTCCGATTATTCTAAGAGCACTCAAACAACAAAACAAGCCAATTACCAAAACCAAACCAAGCAAATTTACCAATTTTCAAAAATGTCTACCGAACAAATTATCGTTAATGACGTTGCTATCCAAACCAGTGTTGCTCCTATTGAAGTTCCACCTGTTGAAGTAGCTGTTAAACAAACTAAAGAAAAAAAACCAAAAAAAGTTTCTGATTCTCCTAAGCTCGCACCTAGATTCCAAAAATTTATTGATTTTGGCTACTGGGTTGCTTTACAATTAAAAAATAAAAATTTAATTAATGACGAAGTCTTCCAAACTATTTTAACGGATATCAAAATGAATGATGAAGTTGGAGTTCAAACTGAATTCTATACCAATTATGAGAAATCCGGGAAATCCGGGAAACCTACGGTTTCCCCGGACGCCCCTTCCCTTACTGCGGATGGAGATGAGGTAAAGCCTAAAGCTAAGAAATCCGGGAAACCTACGGGTAGGGATTCTACCCCGGACGCCCCTTCCCTTACTGCGGATGGAGATGAGGTAAAGCCTAAAGCTAAGAAGGCAAGAAAGCCTAAGGTGGTTGCTACTGAAGCTGGACTTGTAGAAGGAGTAGCGGAAGGAGTTTCTGTGGAGAAGCCTAAGGCTGCCAAGAAATCCAGGAAACCTACGGGTAGGGATTCTACCCCGGACGCCCCTTCCCTTCCAGTAGAGGGTTCTGAAGTGGTTCCTGTAGAAGGAGTTCCTGTGGAGGAGAAGCCAAAAGCCAAGAAGGCAAGAAAGCCTAAAGCTTCTTCTGATGCTACTCAAACGGTTCCTGTGGAGGGTTCTGAAACCGGAGTAGTGGAAGCAGTTCCTGTTGAAGGAGTTCCTGTGGAGGAGAAGCCTAAAGCTAAAAAAACTAGAAAGCCTAAAGCTTCTTCGGATGCTACTCAAACGGTTCCTGTTGAAGGGGTTGAGAACAAGAGTACCAAGAAATCCAGAAAGTCGAAGGCTCCTGATGATATTATTCATCAACTTTTATCTTCTTCTAATAAAACAACTGAACCCATTGTTGAAGTTGTATCAGAAAATAAAGTAAATACAAATGCGGATAACGAAGTTGATGAAGATACAGTAGACATAAGTGTATCAAGTATTATCATCAATAATGTAGAATACTTAATCGATGATGAGTTTAATCTATACGATACCAAAACGAACGAAAACATCGGTACATTTATAAATGAACAACTACAATTAAACGCATAAAATAAACATAAAAATAAACATAAAAATAAAAATAAAAAAGCGCTTCGGCGTTTTTTTACGTTAGATAGAAATATATTGTGGTTTATATCTCATTTTTTTTAAAAACAAAAAGGGTAAAGAGTTCATTTTTTGAATAATAATACGAACTGTAATAATTGATGATTTTACATTTCCTCCTTGATATATTTGGTTGTTTAACACTGGTGGTTGTTGTTGTTGTTGGGCTTGAGTATCCACCATAGGAACTTGTTGTTGGTTTTGAACATCCACCATAGGAACTTGTTGTTGTTGGATTTGAGTATCCATCATAGGAGGAGATTCTTGAGTTTGAGTATCCATCATAGGAGGAGATTCTTGAGTTTGAGTATCCATCATAGAAGGAGATTCTTGAAGTTGGGTATCCATCATAGGAGGAGATTCTTGAGTTTGGGTATCCATGATATGAGATATTGTTTGATTTTGAACATCCTGTGGAGATGGTGATAAATCAATTTCATTTGTAGTTTCAGATATATCAACAGGAGCATTTTCAACAACTTCTTCTTCCTTTGGTTTTGTTGGTTTAAATAAAGAATCTATAAAACTATTGCGTTCCTCTTCTTCCTTTGGTTTTGTTGGTTTAAATAAAGAATCAAAAAAACTATTGGATTCCTCTTCTTCCTTTGGTTTTGTTGGTTTAAATAAAGAATCTAAAAAATTATTTCGTTCCTCTTCTACTTCGCGTTTTCTATGTGTTAAATAATCAGCAACTTCTTCAAAATAGCGATACGGGATACTAGTAGTAGCTTCTCCTCCTTTAAATATAATTTCTTGGGTTTCATTATCTAAAATTTCAAATTGATAATCTAATGGTTCATCGCTAATATTATTACTATCAATGATATTTTTCAAAATATCTACCACATTTTCATTATCAATACTTTGTAAATCAAAATAATAATCAATAGTATAATTCATATTTTTATATATAATAATTATATCTTTATTTCATGATATAAACCTGTAAAAAATTGAAATAATATATCTAAATAGATTATTATAACAACAACAAAATATACAATGGTACGAAACGAAAAAGGCGGTAAAGGTGCGAAATCACTAGCAAGAAAAGTTCAATCAACGAATAATCACAAGGGGTTATTACAATTATCTACCTGTGATGAAGAACAATATGCGTGTGTAACAAACATGTATGGAAATGGTATGTGTGAAGTATATACAAACAATAATGTAAAATTAATATGTCATATACGAAATAAATTCAGAGGACGTCAAAAAAGAAATAATCTAGTCACTAAATTTTCATTAGTATTGGTCGGTCTACGTGATTATGAAAACCCGCCTAAAAATTGCGACTTATTATGTATTTACGACGATTCTGATATAGAACAATTAAAAAACAATCCCAAAATAAATATAGTAAATATATTACAAACACGATTAAATAATTTATTCAGCACATCAGCAGAAGCGAATGATGATACAGAAATACAATTTACAAATGATGTAGAAGAAGAGATTGAAATAACTCAACAAAATAATAAAATAAATGAGTTTAAATTAGATATTCAGACAGAAATAAATATAGAAGATATATAATAATAACCAAATATATGCGATTAAAAACAATAAAATATGAAAGCGAAGAAGTCGCTAACGAATATAAAGAAAAAAAACACTACAAAATAATAATATTAATCATAGCATCAGACGCACCACACTATGAAGTATTCAAAAAATGTTGGATGGAATATATGAATAAAAATGAAAATATAAAATCCTTTTTTTTATATTCAAATGAAAATATGGATACGGATATTTACATAACAAAAGATTCCATTACCTATAATTGTAAAGAAAGTTTAATACCGGGTATATTATATAAAACAATCGCGGGATATTATTTTTGTCAAAAGAAACTATCCTATGATTTCATGTTAAGAACAAATTTATCGTCATTTATCATTTTTCCAAATATATTAAAATATGTAAATTCCATTGAAAAAAAGAATATATGGGTTAGCAATTTAGAGTTAATGCCGTTTATTAGTGATACAAATATGAAGGCATACGATGAAGTATTAGAAAACCTGCGAAAGAAAGATAAACATGCGGTAATTCCTGGAAAAACCGTAGAAAATTGGAAATATTTTACTTCTGTATTAGGCAAATTTTATAACAATGATGATCTTTATTCAAATAAAATTTTTTATTTTATGGCTGGTTCCTATTTTATTCTTAGCAATGATATAATAAAACAATTGTTATATGAAGTATGTGTGAATAATATATTAGAAAAAAATAATATAATAAGTATTCCGGATGATGTAGCGATAAGTGCCTTATTACAATGGCCAACTTTTACACAACCTACCGCATATGATTCACAAAAAAATTCATTAATTTGTAATAAAGTAGAAGAAAACTATAGAGATGATTTAATTCATATTCGTAATAGAACAGATATATATTATGGAAATCGTGATATAGATATGAAAAATATGGTAAACCAAGTAAAAAAATTTTATAATTCAAATTTTGAAGCATAAAATTTATATAAATAGAAACGCGATGTTAGACGCGCCTAACATAGGATTCTTTTGAGGAGGTAGTACTTTTGTAGTCGTATCATTTAGTTCCCAAGGTATTTCACCATCTTCCCATGATTCAATATCATCTAATGGTATTTCTAAAATAGCAGGAGCACGAATTTTATTTGATTTTCGACTATTATGTAAATCCTCCATAAATTGTATTATATTTTTGAATTTATTATGAGTACTAACGAAAATATTTTTTTGATTTTGAAAAGTAAATTTAGTGTAAGAGTGAATATTCATGGTATTCACTAAAAGTAAACATAACAATGTATAAATAGTATTCATTTTTATGTGTTTTTGGTTATAATTACTATATACAAATATTTTTATATCAATTTTTTATGAATTATAATACTGGATAACTTGGTTCCAATAATACACCGCATTGGCCATCTCCATTGTTGTATTTTGAGCCACGGCCAATGTAAATATAACCATTATCTCCCCAAGTAGTTCCCCAAGAGTTTTTGATTAAATAATAATCTTCCCCATCCATAGTTCCATAACCAACTACCAATACGCCGTGGTCAAGTTTGGTTCCGCAATCATCAGTAAATACACCTGATTTGTATAATTGGAATGAACGTTGGTCGGCTTCAATCGCAACGGAAACTGGTTGTTGAGCAACGGCAAGCATCATTTGTTCATCTGAACTAGGGTCTACATCAACATAACTTTTCACTTGACTGGCTGAAATAACAGAGCAAGTTTTAGTGCATGTTCCAGTCTCAGTGGTTTCACCAGAAACATATGGATAAGAACTTTCAGAACAAAGACCCCCATTTTTGTTAATCCATTTGAAAGCATTATCCATTTGACCACCATTACAACCAAGATCGCGGCCACCATTTTTGAAGTTATCACAATCAACCAATTGTTGTTCAGAGAAACTCAATAAGTTTCCATACTTGTTGTAATAAGCACCTTCTAATGCGCCAGTTGTTGAAAAACTCCAGCAAGAACCACATTGGCCTTGGTCTTTTACACCAGTAACCGCTCCTTTTGTAACCCAGTTAATAGAACTAGGAACATCAGCTAAGGTTAAACCACGAAGATTATTGTATTGTTCAGAAGATTCGATTGATTCAGATTCTTCAAAATTTTCATATTGTTGATTAAAATTGATAAATCCAATATATTCACGGAATTCAGCACTATCCATTCCTGAGAATTGATTGTGTCCAAGAGTAAATGTTAAATTTTTATTGTTGATTTCTTCAATATATTTATCATTGGATAACCATTTATTATAAATGGCTAAATAATGTCCTTCATTTAAAATTTTTATGTGGAATTTATTAACCCAATTTTCGAAACGATCCAAAAATCGTTCAGAACCAACAACAGCAGTTGCGCAAAATAGAACGGAAACAAGAATGTTTGTAAACATTATATAATAATATAACAAATTGTTTCCATATTTTTTACAAAAATATTTATTCAATTTTTTGATGTTGAAGTTGTAATCTTATTTTTTTTCTACTTTGGTCTTCATTTTCAAATAAATATATTTTGAAGTTTCGGTCTGTATAATTTTCCAAGTTCTCATCACTCGTATAAGAAGTCAATAATTTAATATCTTTTAAATATACCATATACTTGAACTTATCTCCTTTTACCGTCTTATCAAACAATACACCTTCATATTCCGAATTCATAATATCAGGATTGTGAAAACATCTATGTAATACATCACTCGCTACTTGTATTTTGCGTATATCTTTCATACTTTTATTTATAAAATCCATTTGTGCTAACCATTTCGTCAAGAACGTATCCGCCGAACTAGATAAATCCGCTAAACCCATATGTTTGATAAATAACAACATATTCAATAAATCAATTAATCTGCGTATCGGACTCGTAATTTGAACATAATATTTGCGTTCCAACATATCGTGGTGTATATCTGCGTCTTCGGCATAACAAATATATTTTCCAATTACATTATTCCACGAACGGATAACTTGTTGGGTATGATGGTCAAGTTTGGTAATATGTAAAGGAGAATGACTATATTGAACCGACCGGAAAATACCCATTTTATGATTCGCCATATGTTCTCCTGTTTTCGAATTCATATAAATCATCCAGTATTCAACCAAATCGTGGCTATCTTTCATATTCTTATCAAGAGCGGCAGTGAATTCAAATAATTGTTTATAATTATGATTTTTTAACAATTTTGGTTCTTCGTATACAAAGTTTTTTTTAACGCGAATGACTGCGTTTTTATATTGAATATCTTTTAATTGGCCGTTCTCATCAAATATCGCGTCCATCACAAATGCGAGGCGGTCATTATTTTCCAATAAACTACATACAACATCTGATAAAGCGGCAGGCAACATCGTGCGTTTTTTATCTGGTAAATAAATGGTTGAAACGCGGGTAGAGAAAGAATTCCACAATTCCATTTCTTCTAACCAAAGGCATACGTTCGCTATATAGATACTGATTTTCGTTTCATGATTATCTAATGTCTGTATACTGAAAGCATCATCAAAATCGCGACTGTTCTCAGGGTCAATTGAAAAGATATATTCGGCGCGTCTATCTTCTAATTGATATTTAGGTAGGGTCAACATGCGAGAGATAATCGTTTCGACCGTATTTTCTTGTAAAACAACGCGCGATTTATTGGTAAAATCATTGATGGAAATATGTAGATATTTACAATATAGTTGATATTCATAATAACAATTTAAATCGTCCACATCGCCAATGGTTTCTTTTAATAAACCGTGTGGATGTGTTTCATTCCAATGGTCAAATGTGAATAAAACATATTTATTTTTGAATACTTTGGAAAAATCCATTTTCATTTCATACGGAATAAGAAAGACAGGCAATTCTTTATCATCGGGTATACATTTATATAATAGCCGTTTTTTATTAGCGGTTCTACCAAAAGAACGATTGCCGTGTAATTGTAAAACGCCGGCCAAATAACCGGTATTCAATAATTTAGATTGTATGATTTCGGAATTCATTTGTATAGATGTTTGTAATTAGCAATTAAATTTCCGTTTAAAATCAATTTTTTAATATTTAGATACATATATAATGTCAAAAAAGCTAGACTTCTTATTTCAATTAGATTTTTGGTTCAAATTTGTATTACTTATTTCAGTAATGATTAGTTTTTACATATTTATACAAATATTAGTGGTGAAAGATTTAACTTATAAACCAATGTTTTCAACCTGGCAATTTCCAATGTTATTAGCTATATTCATAGAAGTTCTCTATGGGATGTAACAAGATTGAATCTACTAACAAAATATATAAACAAATACATAGAAACATATAAATGAAAATGAAATAAAACTATTTTTTTATCTATTATAAAGTTTTCTATGCCTCCTAAAAAATTTTTCAAAAAGAAATCTACCACAACATACGCAAAAAAAGAACCGAATGTAAATCTAAACGCCAAATACTTAATCATTGTCGAATCACCATCCAAATGTGGTAAAATAGAAAGTTTTTTAGGCGAAGAATATTGTTGTATAGCATCCAAAGGGCATATTCGCACGATAGAAGGATTAAAATCAATCGATACAAAATCTACATTTGAACCAACATTCACCATCATTGACGAAAAAAGTTCTCATATTGAACAAATGCGTTCGGTAATCAATAGGTTCTCTAAACAAAATATTATATTAGCATCCGATGATGACCGAGAAGGAGAGGCAATCGCATGGCATATATGTAAAGTATTTGATTTACCCATTGAAACAACCAAACGAATATTATTTCACGAAATAACAAAAAAAGCCATTGTTGATGCGGTAAATAACCCAACAAGGATAAATATGAATTTAGTTCACGCCCAACACGCCAGACAAGTATTAGATATGGTGGTTGGATATAAAATTTCGCCACATTTATGGAAATATTTATATCACAATAAATCAAACTCTTTATCCGCCGGGCGATGTCAAACCCCAGCGCTACGTTTAGTCTATGATAATGAAAAAGAAAAATCGGAAATCGAAACCAAATATAAAACCACTGGTAGTTTTACGTCCAAAAATATATTATTTACACTGAATCATGAATATGATACGAATGAAGAAATCCAACAATTTTTAGAAAAAACAAAAACATTCCAACACAAATTAACCGTAGGTTCTCCAAAAAAATCCACCAAAACTCCACCGAAACCATTCAATACATCGAAATTATTACAAACAGCTAGTAATTTATTACATATGTCTCCCAAAGAAACAATGAGTTTATGTCAACAATTATATCAAAATGGTTATATTACATATATGCGAACCGATAGTATGAAATATTCCAAAGATTTTATTGATAAAGCGAGTGGTTATATCATGAAAGAATGGAACAAACCGGAATATATTGGGAAGTTAGAAACAATTGAACAGAAGGACCTTCAAAATCCGCACGAAGCCATTCGTATTACCCATATTGAAACCCGCACGATATCGGATAGTGATAACCCACGTCTAAATACACTCTATAAATTAATATGGCGAAATTCAATTGAAAGTTGTATGTCGGATGCTTTATATAACAATTCAAATATAAAATTAACAGCGCCGGATGAAAAATATTACACATACACAGTAGAAATACCTATCTTTTTAGGTTGGAAAATACTCACAGAAAAAGAAGAGAAAACCACTGAAAATCAAAATCAACCAAACGCCCTATTATTATTTTTTCAATCCATCGAAAAATCGGGGAAAGAAGTCGCATACAATTTTATTGAGAGCACTATCGCAGTCCGAAATAAACATCAACATTATACCGAGGCAACCTTGATAAATACATTAGAAGAATTAGGGATCGGACGCCCCTCAACATTTGCTACGATTGTAGAAACAATCCAAGAAAGGGGATATGTAAAACGCAAAGATTTAGAAGGAGAAAAAATAAAATTCATAGAATACAAATTGCGAGGAAAGGTTCTTGATAGTATAGAAAAAGAAAAGGTATTCGGAAACGAAAAAAGCAAATTGGTATTGGAACCATTAGGATTAATCACCGTAGAATTTTTGATAAAACATTTTCAATCAATGTTCTCCTATGATTATACCAAATCAATGGAAGATAAATTGGACCAAGTCTCCTCTGGTGTAGAATCGGATTGGGCCAAATTGTGTAAAGAATGTTATCAAGAAATCAAAGAATTATCCAAACCCATCGCAAAGTTGGAGAAACAAATCTATCCGATAGATGATGAACACGATTTCATATTTGAAAAATTCGGGCCAGTCGTACGAAGTAAAGCGGAAGACGGAACATTTGTGTATAAACCAGTGAAAAAGGATATGAAAATCGATTTAGAAAAATTAAAAAATCGCGAATATACGTTGGATGAATTATATGAAATAAAGAATAATCATTTAGGTGAATATGAAGGCGAACCAATGTATATAAAAAATGGTAAATTCGGCCCTTATGTGGAATGGGGAGAAAAACGAGAAAGTATTCGAAAAATAGAAAAGCCATTAGACCAAATAACGTTGGAGGATGTTGTAAAATATTTAGGAAGTGATATTACTTCAAAAAACAAGGCCATACTGAGAGTATTAACAAAAGACTTAAGTATTCGCAAAGGGAAATTCGGTGCATATGCTTATTATAAAACAGCGGCCATGACCAAACCCGATTTTTACAATATAAAAAAATTCCCCGAAGGTTTTGGAACGTGTGAACCGAATGTTCTCATTGAATGGTTAGAAAAAACCTACAAAATACAGATTGAATAACGCTATGAATAAAATATGATAAATATGTATAAATGGAATCACGACAAATAGATGGGAACAAATATATAAATATGGTAAATGTATTAGGGTTCTTAGCAATATACATCATATGTTTTGTATTTATATTTCAACGTGAACAAGAAATTTCCAGTTTCATTTTATTGAGTATATATCACATGTTTTTCTTACTATTTATACTACAGTCAATGTTAAAACAATCTACCTTTGATATTCGTAGTATTACCGCATTTATAGAAGGCGGTTCAATGATATGGGGTGGAATGTTAATAGGAGCAATCTTAAATTTTGTATCCTTAGTATTGTTTTTGATATCATATAGTCATGTATATAAACAACATAAAATACAAGGCGATGGAGTTGTTCCATTGGCTAAGAACAATATGAAGAAAACCAAAAAATTTAAAATCTTTTTTATGGTAAGTACTTGTTTAACCTTATTATTATTGTTATCAATGAATCTAAGCAATCATATTATTTATAAAATATTTTTAACACTCATCTCGGGAATAGTGGTCGGATTAACCTCATATGAAGTATTTTTATGTAATAGTTTATTAGAATTAAATAAAATAACTGTTATTTCCCGATAATTCATTTTATATTCGTAAAAATATAAAATGAATGTTCTCTATAGTATATACAATGAAATATTACGAAACTCATTACGATGATTATATAAACGCGGTTGAAAAATGTAATATTCATCCCGAATTAATAGAAGTATTCAATCGATTTCCCAAAAATAACAATGACTTGAATAATTGTATCATATATGGTCCCACTGGTTCAGGAAAATATTCACAGGTTCTCTCTTTATTAAAAAAATATAGTCCAAGCGAATTAAAATATGATAAAAAAATTACATTACAAACAGATAAACAGACCTATATGTACAGAATTAGTGATATTCATTATGAAATTGATATGTCGTTATTAGGGTGTAATTCTAAATTGGTATGGCATGAAGCATTTTTCCAAATAATAGATATTATATCGGTAAAAGCCGATAAGTTTGGTATTATCGTCTGTAAGAATTTCCATTTAATACATAATGAATTATTAGAGATATTTTACAGTTATATGCAGCAATATAATAGTCAATCTAACATAAAAGTTAAATTCTTTATTATAACTGAACATATTAGTTTTATGCCGACAACCATTATAAATTCTTGTCTCGTAATAAATGTGAAAAGACCAAATAAAAATGAATATAATAAAATGATCACTACACACCAACCACACGCGATTGCGAATTCAAATCCATTCTTCAAACAAATCACGGTGAAAAGTGATGAAGATACCAAAATCAAAAAGACATTGGAGATAGTAGATTCCATAGAATTGGAGGGAGTATTAAATTTAAAAGAAGTTCGTTATTTTCCATTGGTAGAAGATACAGAAAAAATGCCCAAAGATGTATTCAATATTATATGTGATAATATTATTGCCGAAATTATGAAGTCCGACAAATTAGTATTTACGGATTTCCGAGATACATTATATGATATACTTACCTATAATTTAGATGTGACTGAATGTTTATGGTATATATTGCGGTATTTTATACAGAACAACTATTTAAAAGCAGAAGATATCACAGACATATTAGAAAAAACGTTTTCCTTTTTGAAATATTATAATAATAATTATAGACCTATATACCACTTAGAGAGTATTATGTTTTATATAATAAATAAGATACACAAATACGATGAATTATAAAAAAGCATGTAAACATCTGGGAATTGAAGAAACCGCAACTTTAACCAAAGAAATTTTAAAAAAGCATTATCGGATGAACGCCTTACGTTATCATCCAGATAAAAATAATACACCGGAAGCCTGTAGTAAGTTTCAAGAAATACACGCATCTTATGATTTTTTATTAAAAACAATTGATGGTGAAAACATATTCAACGTGAATCTTGAAAACGAATTTGATGAAGAGGACAATAATGATAGTTATGCCGGGATACTCATGTCGTTTATAAAGAATATTATGAAAAATGATGGAATACAAAATAGTTTGTATTATATCATTATCGAAAAGATTTCAAACGTGTGTGAAAAGAAGGCATTGGATATGATAGAAAAGGTAGATAAAACGGTTTTAATCAAAATAATTGAAATCATAGGTAAATATAGAGAAGTATTACATTTTTCGAATGATTTTATAGAAAAAATACGAATGGTATTGAATAAAAAAATAGAAAATGATGAATGCATTATATTGAACCCATCTATCGACGATTTATTCGAAAATAACTTGTATAAACTCGTTGTAAATAATACGACGTATATTGTTCCTTTATGGCACGATGAATTAGTGTATGATAATAACGGCAATGATTTGTATGTGAAATGTTTTCCAATATTACCTGAAAATATAACCATCGATAATAAAAATAATATCCATGTGAATATAACCTATGATGTAAAGGAAATATTAGATAAAGATATAGTCATCGTAGGTATTGGAAAAAAGAATTGTGAAATAAATCCCAAAGAATTATTGCTAATGAAAAACCAAACAGTAGTGTTAAAAAATGAAGGGATTTCCAAAATAAACACGGTAGATATATACGACATTAGTAAAAAAAGTAATATCATTGTCTATATTACATTAGAATAATGATTATATAAATGCGATAATCATTATTGAATAATCGAAATATTACCGGTATCTGCCACATAATTGGTAAATACCCGGTTGAACATATTTGTTTTGATGGATAATGAAACAGGGTTTTTCATAATATCTTTGAAATACAAATTAAATAGCCATAAAGAGGCGAAATTATAATAATCCACCGCGGTATTTGGTTTCAGTACTACTTCCATATTATACACAAATTTGAATTCTTTTTCATGTTTACAAAGATATTTCACAACAATATTATTATGTAAGACTTTCGACAATATATCCGCCAATTCAATATTATAAAGTGCTTTACATTTGTCTGAATTAATAATTTGTTTCAAATCATCGTAAACAATGGTCGCTTCAAAATAGTCTTTGTAAATTTGTGTTTTTATTTCTTGAGGTAGTTTTTCAATAATGGTTGTTATATCAGTCATTTTACTATAGTGTGAAATTAAAATATACCGATAAATTCTTCTCAATTTTATCTAATATCTCAAAGAATATAAAATGTTCTCTGCATTTATATGTAGATGATACAATTGATAGGAATATTCGGTATATTATTATTTATAAACTTAACAAATAGTTGTAATGGTTTTCTAAATAGAGCGCAATTACAAAGTATACGATATATATTAACACATCCGAATACCCCTGTTGATATACGAAGAAAAACGCAACAAATATTATTTTCAGAATATATGCCGTGGTTAAAAAAACAAGTGCGGATATTCAAGCAATCCAATGAAAAATCGTTGAAATTTATTTTGGAATATGACTTACAACAGTATGCGATTATTGGGTTTTTAGATGCTATCAATAATTTTGATGGGAATTCATCTCTTACTCATTTTGCGGCAAAGCACGTAAACGGTAAAATGCGTTTAGGATTATTAGAATTGATGCCGTTAAAACCTCTGAATCATTATCAAAAATATATTAAGAAGCGCAAATATATGATGCCGGGTATTTTATCGTATGATAAATATTGGTTGTTTGATAAATGTAAACGTTCAGTCGAAGATGAAAAAAATATTGTCTTATATGGTTCTCATTCGAATAATACAGTAGTCGCAAAAGAAACGGATATCATTACCAATATCAAAATGGCTGTCATGGAGATGCCGGACCAATATAAATCGCTTTTTTTTGCCCGATATGATTTTGGAAGCTTGAGAAAGATAAGGAGTGTATATAAAATATGTAAAATGTTTCGTTATAGTGATGAAACCTATAGAAAACGGATGAACGTAATACATACGTATTTGCGATGGAGACTGAGGAAATTAGTATTTTGAATAAAAAGTTTGTCTCATTTTTCTTCCCAGTCGGTGTAATATTTGATAATGTTCTCAATTATATATATTGTGAACATTTGTATGAGTAAAATTATATATTATTTACTAGGTAGTCTATAATCTTTATCAAGTTCCCATGTCGGACGATTAAAGTGCTTTATTAAGGCATCTCTTTGTGCTGATGATTTAAATTTTTCCAATTGTTTTACGAATCTAAATACAATGCCAGATAGTTCTTCTTCTTCGGAAATATATCTATCATATGTTTCCTCTTCGGATTCTTCTAATTCTAATTTCTTGTTATATTCTTCTTCTAATTTTGCCTTTTTCGTTTCATTAACAGTTGTCTCTATTTTTTCACGTAATGTTTTAATATGTGTATGTCTTTTTTCATAGTTGTCGATAAATTTTTTATTACGTTTGCGATAATCAATTAAATTTTTTTCTGCTTTCTCAAGTAGTTGGTCTAGTTTGTCGAGTTCTTCTTTCTCATCACCGCCCTTAAATAAATGTTTGATCGATTTGCGAGCGTTTTTACGCAAATGCTTACTCGATATGCGAGAATTTTTGCGAGTTCTTCTGTTTAAAGAATTATGCATTATATACTATATAAATATTTTATTCTAAATCAAAAAATAAAAACTTAAAATGTTCTCAATATATATATTCATTGAAAACATTAGAATGTGTGGAATTATAGGATATCTAGGAAACGACGAACATAAAGAATATATATTATCTGGTTTAAGATTATTACAAAATCGGGGTTATGATTCCGTCGGCATATCTTGTATTTCCAATGGAGAACTTCATACCACAAAATTCGCATCCAAAACAACTTGCGACGCATTAGACCAATTGGAAGAGTCGGTATATAACCAAAATATCAGTTCAAATTGTGCTATCGGTCATACTCGTTGGGCGACACACGGAGGTAAAACCGATAATAATGCTCATCCACATCACGATAATTCGAATAAAATTGCCTTAGTTCATAATGGTATTATAGAGAACTTTCAAGAAATCAAAACAAAATTATTAGAGAAAGGTTATATATTTAAATCACAAACCGATACAGAAATTATCGCGGTTCTCATTGGTTATTATATAGATAATGGAGAATCTATACAACAAGCCATTCAAAAAACGATTGAAGAATTAATAGGTACGTGGGCTTTAGCTATTATACACGCAGATTTTCCCAATAAAATATGGATTACTCGCAACGGTTCTCCTTTATTGCTAGGAATGGAAGAAGAATTTATAATGATTGCTTCTGAACAAATCGCCTTTGGTAATTATATCAAAAAATATATTGTATTAGACAATCACGATTTAATAGAAATTACCAAAGAAGAGAGAACCATTACCTACAATAAAAACATTCATAGATATGCTATAAAAAACAAAGCAAACCAACATATAGAATTGAAACCGGCTAATTATAAGCACTGGATGTTGAAAGAAATTATGGAACAACCCGATTGTGTTATCCGCGCTATGAATAATGGAGGCAGAATAGAGAACAATGTATCTGTAAAATTAGGTGGATTAGATACCAATAAAAGCCGATTGTTAGAAATAAATCATTTAATCTTATTAGGTTGCGGAACATCATTACACGCCGGATTATGGTCATTGGATATTTTTAAAACATTAGATATTTTTGATACAGTCGTCGCGTATGATGGTGCGGAATTTCAAATCAAAGACATACCTAAAAAAGGTACGGTGGGCGTCATTTTATTATCCCAATCAGGTGAAACGAAAGATTTACATCGTTGTATTCAAATCGCCAAAGAATACGATTTAATCAGTATTGGAGTTGTAAATGTAGTAGACTCGATGATTGCTCGTGAAACCAATTGCGGAGTCTATTTGAACGCAGGTCGTGAAGTAGGAGTCGCGTCTACCAAATCCTTTACCAATCAATGTGTTATACTCGCCATGATTGCTATTTGGTTTTCACAAAACAGAGGAACTTGTATAGAGAGAAGGAAGCAAATCATAAATGATTTAAGAAATTTACCATTCCATATACAAAATGTTTTGAACAAAGAAGAGAACCTGAGCGTATTTATTGATTTTTTTATAAACAACCATACATGTTTTATATTAGGAAAAGGTAAAAATGAAGCGGTAGCCAAGGAAGGCGCATTGAAAATAAAAGAAATATCCTATATACACGCCGAAGGTTTTAGTTCAAGTTCTCTCAAGCACGGTCCATTTGCGTTGATTGAACAAGATTTACCTATTATCATTTTAGATGTAGATGAAGAGAACCGAGAGAAAAATAAGAATGCTTTTCAAGAAGTATCCGCTAGAGATGCGGTAGTAGTCCGAATTTCCGATAGTGAAGGAGAACTAAAGGTGGATAAAAACTCGACGTTTGGAGGTATAGTAGCCAATGTATATATTCAATTGCTTAGTTATTTAATATCTATCCAAAAAGGATATAATCCGGATTTCCCAAAAAATTTGGCGAAAGTAGTAACGGTAGAGTAATTTGTATTTACAATTGTAATTATTTGTAATGCGATTATGCTAACAAATAGTTTATTTAGTGTTATTTTATATATTTCGGATATATATAATATGTCGGGGTGTACTTGTCTAGGTATATGTGCGTGTTCCGCAGTAGCACTAACCGCTATATTTTTCGGCGTCAAACAAACCAATCAACCAAAATGTAATCATAATTGTAATGAGAAAGAAACCAAAGTAATAGGGGATGAATTGGTATAAAACGCCATCAAATAAAAAATAAGGCAGAACGGCCCTATTTTTTATTTCTATTTTTATTTATTGGTAATTGTAATGACTGATACGTCATCATATGAGTGTGAATCATACGTAGATTTTGTAGGATATAGTTCTTCAGGTGTTTGCGGGGATTTTGCGACAAACCATTCTTGTTTCCATCTTTTTTCAGCTAAATCAGCAAGTTCTTCTGCGTTCAATGTTTTCATATTTTGTAAATCATCTGGATGGTCTGGGGTGAATACATCCCATAATCCATCAGAGGCTAAGACTATTTTTATTTTATCGGTTTCATTGTTGTAATAAATGGTTTGACGTTCAGGCGCAAATTCAGTAATACCTTGATGCCCTAATGCTTGAGTAGGAATGAACGAATGTGTTGTATTATAATCGATTATATAGGTTGGTTTATTCACAATAGTGGTGGGATTGATAGCGAAAGACCCATAACTTAATCGCGGAAATATGTTAATATCTTTTCGTTGAAATAACCGGATTTGTTCCGCTGTATTGTTCCAATCATGTATTGGATTATGATACGCGATTTCGTCGTTTTTGATTACATATATTTCAGAATCTCCTATCGAAAACGTTTCTACCCGATTCTCATAAAATTTAGTCATCAAGAATGTAGAACCAGAACGCGCGAATTGCTTTAATAATCGAGCTTGTGCGACTGAATATATTTTAACTTTTTCAATATGTTCGTTTTTTAATATTTCGATTTGTTGTTGTATGAAAATATGTGGATGTTCGGATTCAAGAATTTCCGCCAAGTGTGTTCGTATAATGGAACGGATATCATTGACCCCAATATCATTTCCATGTCCATCGATAATAATACCATAAGTATAAGGTTCGTTCGTGGTTGAATTTACTGCGCTACCTTGGTAAATTTCATCTTGTTTTTTACAGAGTTGTATTACTTTTGAGTGAATCATTTGTTTGTTGTTTTTATTATATAATATTGATTTATAAAAAGAATTCAATTTTGTAAAATGAAACTAAACCATTTGATAATTATATGGGGATTGTAATATTAAAACTTCATTCATAATAAATTCAATGATATCATATATGATAAGAGTATACAAGATATATTTTATATATTTCACATATTTTTGTAATTTTTTTTCGGTTATATACAAATAAGCAATTTTCAGAATAGACATACCCATATACGAGATACATTGAAATCCTTTACCTAAGATAGCACACGCAATACCCAATAAATAAAATCCCATAATATGACCAACAAATGTAGAGACCTGCACAAAGAAATACGGTATATATGGTATAAATATCATTTTTTTGAATCGATATAATGAATAGAAACTATATAAATTACATAATTCAATTTTGTAAATATCTATCGGTATTTTAATGAAAAATCTTTTATTTTTATCATTACTTCCATATTCAATCGCAAATATATATGTTCTTGCTTATTCGTGGACCCCTGGGTTTTGTTTTACGAATAATCCTGATTATCCTGGTTGTTTAGAACCAAAATCATATTGGAAAAATAATTTCACAATTCACGGATTATGGCCACAATACGAAACAACTGGTTATCCTTCATATTGTTCTACGGAAGAGTTTGACCCCGAAGTTCCCATTGAAATTGGATGGGATACAATGACGACTTATTATCCTGATGTGAAATATGATGAAACTAGTCCAGATTATGATTCTTTTTGGGAACACGAATGGGATAAACATGGAACTTGTTCGGGGTTATCACAAACCAATTATTTCCAACAAGCCATTACATTCGCCGAAACATTTACTACCCCTGAAATATTACATAAATATATCAATACCACGAATTCTTTATCCGCAAATGATCTACGCAATTCTTATGGAGGTTCTCAATATTGTGTTTTACAATGTAGTAATCAAAATATGTTAACTGGATTATATACGTGTTGGTCTCAATCGCCCGTTTTACAAATAGAATGTCCTTCTTCTGTTCAATCTGAAGATACATGTAGTACTCAATATTTAACGATTGTTTCATTATGATAAATCATATAAAAATTTATTGTTCTCTTTATTATATAATTATTATAATGAGTATATTACCATACGCTATATTTGGTGGTTATTTCTATCAATCAAATAGTGGCGGGTTTGATAATATATATGATTTTGCGGAAACACTCGAACAAGCCATACATATATATGAAAGATTATTACATACAAAAAATAATGAAAATATGAGATATAACTGGGTACATATAGTAGATTTACGAACCAAAACTATTGTAATAGATAGTAGACATATTTACAATAAAATAAATTATAGATGCAAACTATAATAAGTAAAAATGATTGATTTACTTATTATATTTTATTATTACAATGGTCCCATTCAAAATCATCAAATACATAATCTAATCCATCGTCATTGTTTGGATTAATCGCCAAATAATATTCCCAATTGGTAATCATACCATCTCCATCGGTATCGGCTATTTCTTCAAAACCATCTAACCAAGGTAAAGATGACGGCAATGCGGGGTCTGACGCATCATGACCTATACACGTATATGCGTCAGGTAAATATTTATTTTGGTTCTCTTCTAATGAAAAATATGAAAAAGAATACCAAGTTTCTTCTGAACCATCTACCACTGGCCATCTATAAATTGGCGTTCCACCATAATCGACATATCCATTTAATCGTTTCGCAGACAATAGACGTTCAAGTGTAGGATGTATTACCCAAAACAATATATCAATTGGAGAAGATGATTCTAACATTTCACCTTCAATAGAAGACATACTACTTAACATATACACCATATCAATGATAAATTCTTCCGGAAATATTTTATTAAATACCATTTGACTATGACCAGACAAAATACAATCATACACATTTTCCCAATCGGTTGTTCCATTGAGTAATGCTTCTACTTGACAACTACAATCTTTGGTAGAAGTATTTTCATCACAATTATCCGGACAAACTAATAAATTAGGAGTTCCATCCCGAGCACACATATGTGAACGCCATAAAGATTTATACACATGAAAATACTCACCCATCACCATATTTTCCAACATGGTTCGCCTAGCACCTTTTGTTCCCCATTCCCATTCATTCATACTATATCCGTGCGACATAATTTCTTCTGGTGTCATATCCGCGTCTAATAATTCGGACCACGTATCTGTAAAATTTTTATAGGTTTCTATACAATCTCCTCCCATACCACCTAGTTGAACATGAACGGTTCCATGCCCATCATTTGGGGATAATATTTGAAAATCGGATAATGACGATGAATTAATAATATCAAAATGAGTTTGACAATTTGGTATTCTTTTGTTGGTTGCTTCCACACCGCATATATCAAATAAATGTCTAACCGCATATTCATCATTATTATTATTCCAATATGAACGAATATAACCATATGAATTTGGTTCTACAATCGATTCATTAGTTATTTTGGGCATTTTAACATAAGCAAATTTAGAATCTTGAACGTGCCCGTTTTCATCTGTGCTACCAAACCATTTATCATTTAAAAAAGGGGTTATTTCTAAAAAATAGGATGGACTTTCACCTGCGTCTGTTATTTCTTGTCCTTCAATGGTAAAATCCCAATAAGGTAATGTAACTGAGGGGTCAACGGAACGTAAAGCGGCTTCAAATGATTGTGTAATGGCGAAATGATGAGTGAAAAAACCACTGCCTTCATGAAATTGGTCGCACATAATATCATTTGATGCCAACGCATGTTCTTCAACGAATTGATTTATCCCTGTAAATTTATCGCCATATTTTGCCTGTCCTTCAACGGTTGTATATTTCCATATTTTAGAAGCCGCATGTAAAAATTTATGTCTATCTTCCGAGCTTAACGCACGTAATTCACGTTTTACATATTTTACGATAACTGAAATAGTTTGGTTTATCACCACTTCATTATTATTGTCTATCCCCTGTAAATATAAATCATATTTTCCAGGAGCGGTAAATACTTTTTCGATTGAATTTCCCCATAGTATATCTTCATCCGGATGAACCCATTTCCATGATAAAGTATTGTCGATGATATTATCCGCATTGATAGAAAAAGAGGTTGTTTTATATGGTTCCGCTAAATATTTATCAGTTAACCATTCATACTTGGCTCCTGAATATTGACCATATTCATTCGATACCGTAATATTTATTTTATCATAAGTATACATTATTGATTTCATAGTATCATCGGTTGATACGGTAGTATTGGTTGTATCAAAAAATATGAACAAACCCGCGGTTATGGTCAATGTAAAAAAAGTTAGCATTAAACCAATAAATAATCGAAGTTTAAATACACTGGGAGTTTCATATTCATCCGCATCTTTTTCATTCAATAATGTTGCTATTGCTATATCATTATCTTCTATTGAATTATTATAGATTCTATTCACTTCCGCTTTCACATCATTCTCATCTATTGCTTGATATTTTCGGAATAAAGCCATTTATATTAGTAGTGTAAAATATTTTTATATGATTTATACAAATATTTTAGTTCAATTGCTGTTGAAATTTAAAAAATTGCTAACTAAATTGATAAAATCCAAATAATAATCGAGAGATGCGGTTACAAAATCACCATCATAATTGCGCGATAAAATTTGATGTGTATCATATAATATGAATAATGAGAACAATCCTATTCCGAAAACAGCAAACAATTTCGCATATAAACTGTATGTTCCCGCAAACCAAAATACAATTCTACTTATAACTAACAATAATAATGCGAATAACAAAACGATTCCAAATGTACTTCCTAGTTTTATACCAAAAGATAATAATCCTAACGCTAAAACTATGATAGATATAAAAAACCCGATAACTGAGAATATAACTGCTTTCAACATTTCTAAACCATATAATTTTTCCCAAAAATTAAGTATCAATCCCATATATGCGGAAAATATAGAAAATACGATGAACCGCGCCCACGAAGGCATAGGCATATTCATAATGAATATCAATACAAACAAGGGTAAAAATCCAATAAAACTATATCTATAAAAGAAACTATTTTTTCGCTGGTTTATAACCTGTATATCTGTATTTACTAAAATATAATAGGTAATCCCTAATTGGACAATTAAATTCGCAAAAATCATGATTAAAAATGTTTTTTTCTCTTGTATAAGTTTCATTGTATTTAGTGGGTTAAACGCACCGCCTTTCATTAGTTTTGACCCACCATTGAATAAATGATTATATAAACTGGTATTCGCCATTTATATAATTGTAGAAAATTATTTATCATTCAATTTGATTTCTAGAAAATCTTTATGTTTGTCTGCGTCTTCATAGCCGCTCAAAAAAAGTTGAGAGAAATTATATTTGTTTTTAGAGAACAAAGTCGTAAATTCATTGATATCACCTATCGTGCTTCTTTTCGTTTCTTGTTTCCACATACTGGGTGTAATATGGAGAACATTTTGTTTTATATTTAAATAAGGCACTCTGCTAAATCCTCCATCAAATGTAAATTTATTGTGATATCTATTTATAATTCCACCCGTAATTAAAGGTATATGAGAACTTGCGATACAACAATTGATAGCGTCTTCTAAATTATTAAAATCCGAGTATATGGTAGTTTCTGGATATAAACCATTCAACGTGGTTACGCCGATAAACAACCTTCTCAAATCAAAATCATCTGTAGTATAATATTGTAAAATTTTAGTTTTCATCAGGTTCTCCAATTCAATAATCGTTTTGGAATTTTTAATACTATAATCGACAATTTCTTCTTTCAAATATTTCACATCTTTCTTACAGCATAATACAAGTGAATTCCATGCTCCAGCGGACGCACCGGAAAAAATATAATTATCCAGGTCGAAATGGTCTTTTATGTACATACATACCCCTAACATGTATACACCTTTGAAACCACCTGGCGATATCGAAATGATTTTTTTATCTTCAATAAATTTGTTTTCATTCATATATGTTTCTTTTTCATTCATACCAAAAGTTCTCTTATTTGAATTAGTAATTATATATTGAGAATTCATATTTATATATCTTGTTTGATATGAACGCATCATTTTTAAAAAAGTCATATTAAATAAATAAAAAAGAAATACTTTATATATATATTTCATCATACATATAATACAATGAAAAAATAAAAAATAAGAATATTTTTACTCAAATATTCTTATTTGATAGTTTATTTAAATTACAAACGATAAATGCTATTCACTATTTTTATTTTTTATATTTTTTTGATATTTTATACTGCCTTCTTCTTGACTACCTTCTTCTTGACTGGTTCTGCTTCGGCTGCTACTGGTGCGACTGCTACTGGTTCTGCCGCTTTTTTGATGACTTTTTTGACTGGTGCTACTGCGACTGGTTCAGGTTCTTCTTCCTGTTCTTCATCACTGTCTTCCACTGCTACTGCGTTTTTACTGGAAACAGTTGGTTCAATGACTTCTTCATCATCATCTACTGCTTCTGCCGCAACTGGTTTGTTCATAGATGATAAATCATCACTAGTTAATTCGATATGGCATTTACCATATACGCTTACCACTTCTTGTGGTTTTACAACACATTGGTTTAATTTCCAAGTAACTCCCCAACCCTTTCCTCCGAACCATAATCCACCACATTGAATTACACAAGCAACTTTACTCATCTTGGTAATGAAATCTTGTGGGGTCATTCGGTCATTATCACAAGGGAAGATTAATTTTTGATTCGTATCATAAATTTCAATTGCCCAACGACCATCATAATTTGGAACTTTGGCGCGAATAGAAGGAGGCTTAGTATAATCGATTTTTTTTGTATTTTTGTCTTTTGAGTATTTGAGGAATGGGAAGAAGTTATGCTTTACTACATCACGAGATAATTCTTCTCCAAACCATATTTCACTGTTCTTAACAGCATCGTCTAATATTTGGTTTTCGAATTCTTTTAATTTTTTTAAAAATACGTCGGTTGCGTCTGTTTTGTATTGGTCATTTGGGAAATTTAATGAAATTGTGAACTTTCCATCGGATTCACCGGTTTTTTCATCAGTGTAATCAGAAATTCCCCAAGTCATCATAAGTGGGGTCGATAAATGTAATGCGCGATTTGATTGAGTACTGATAATATTTATGGATTTTCCGCCGCGGTCATTGACTTTTGGCTGCATATAACGAATACTTGAAGTATTCCATTGGTCTACTGAAACTACGATTGGCGATGATTGTTTTGACATTGTAATTAGTTTGAGTGTGCGAGTATAAGTAAGTAATAAGAGAGCTGTCTGAGACTGGTATACGTTATATATTGGCTTCTCTTTAATTCAATTTTTTAAAGAATTTATTGAAAATAACATAAAAAAGAGAACATGATGTTCTCTTTTTGTTTACATGAATTATTATAAAGAAAATGTGAAAATCGATATAAATATATTCTCCTAATAATATATAATCTTATGTTATCTACCTTACGAAAAAATACAGAAATGGAATGTAATATCAAGAAACCACCTACATCCGACCCCCCAATATTAACTTACAAAGAATTTTATGAAAAAAACATTATATTGAAAAAATATAAATTACCTGAAATTAAAAAAATAGTGAAACATTATAAATTGCGTTTAACTGGAAACAAAGATGTTCTCATTCAACGTATTGAAACTCATTTTAAATCGATGATATCGGCTACTAAAATACAAAAACTATACAGAGGATGGATTGTTAAAAATTCATTCAAATTAAGAGGCAAAGCATTTTTAGAAAGGTCTATTTGTGTAAATGATACGGATTTCGTTACATTAGAACCTTTACCTGAAATACCATATGAATTATTTTTTAGTTATCAAGACGAAAAGAATTTTCATTATGGATTTAATATTACATCTTTGATACAATTGATGAGAACAAAATCATCAGTTACAAATCCATACAATAGAGAAAAATTAAATTATCAAACGGTATTCAATATCATATCTCTTTACAATATTGTCCAGATTATTTATCCGGAATATAAAGATGAAATTAGTGTAAAATTGGTAGTAAATAAGAATACTGGAGTTTCACGTACAAATGCGCTAACAAACGGTATGAATCGCACACACGCATTCTCACGGCTTGAATTTTTAGCAAACCAACAAAGAACATTTAATACAGGGAATTATACCACAACTATGCCCGAAAATACATTACACAGTCATAATTTACGTAATACAAATAATGATTTTACTGGTCAAATATCTAACAATTATTTTAATCCACGAGTGAATCACGCATCAATGACTCCTGAAGTCCGTAATAATTACAATAAAATCATAGAAATCAGAAAAAAACCAACGAGTATACGCATACAAGAATTATTCATTGAAATTGACCATTTGGGAAATTATACACAAAGTAGTTGGTTCACGAATTTAGAAAAACGTGATATGTTGAGATTATATAGAGTATTATACGATATTTGGAATTTCCGTGCGCAATTAAGTATTGATATAAAATTAAAAATTTGTCCATTGTTTGATCCGTTTAGTAGTATTTTCATTCAACCTATTTATCAAAACAATATTACCGAAGAACAAATCAAATTTGTCTGTTTAACAATTATAGAAAATATGGTATATAGCGGGGTAGACGAAGAATTTCGCAAGTTAGGAACTTTACATGCCCTTTCTGCGTTGACTATCGTGTCTACTCCTGCGAGAATGTCGATGCCCTGGTTATATGAATCTATCTCTTTTTTATAAGATTCCGCGTTTTTTATTTATTTTTATAATTCCTTAGGAATATTCAAGCGAACAAAATATATTTATTCACAAATAAATATATTTAAGGCGAAAACAACTTAAAAACGAAACACATTATATGTATATAGTGAGAATGGTTAGAGCATCTAAGACTTCCGCAGAAAAACAAACCGCCGCCCCTGTTTCAACTCCAGTTGTTGCCGAAGCAACAAAAGCACCTCGTGCTAAGAAGGTCAAGGCTGCAGAGCCAGTCGTTGCCCAAGTTGCCGCCCCAGCAACATCTGCCCCAGTTGAATCCACTGAAGCATCATCTGTTTCAGTAAAGATGACTGAGTTCAGTGCTAAATTACAACAATTAGTTGGATTATTCTCAACCGTGAAGAACGATTTCAAGACCCTTGAGAAGACTGTCTCCCGCGATTTGAAGGCAGCACTAAAGGCTTCCTCAAAGAGAAAGCGTGCTACCGGCAACAGACAACCATCCGGTTTCGTCAAGCCAACTTTAATCAGTAATGAGCTTGCTGAGTTCTTAGGCAAGACTGTTGGAACTGAAATGGCCAGAACTGAGGTCAGTAAGGAAATCAACAAGTACATCCAATCCAATAACTTAAAGGACCCAGCCAACGGTCGCAAGATCAACCCTGATGCTAAGCTTTCAAAGTTATTGAAGTTAAACAAGAACGATGAGCTTACATACTTCAACTTACAAAGATACATGAAGCATCACTTCATCAAGGCAACCGCCACCGCTTAAATCTAAAATTAAAAATACCATAAAAATTTGAACAACATTATAAACAAGTAATAAAATATGAAAAAACTATAAAAAATGTAAAATTATGTAAAACAAAATAAAAATAGTATCTTAGAGAACAATAGTATAACATAAAATACCAGAAAAATTTTATGTTATAGATGTAAAAAATTGAATTACTTATTTGCGAATATTTTATATTCATCAAAAACAACAACAATACAAACGCAAACAATGGAAGCTCGTCAATTATTAGCCGAATTTAACAAAATTCAAAAACCAATTCAAGACGCAATAGAATCAAATCATTATGTTGATTTAGGATCAGTTGAATATATTGATTTAGAAAATACTACAATGATGAAAATTAAAGTTATTCCATCATATGGATTTCACAAAGGACAAGAATATTTCATTACATTACAGCTTAGAACAAATGAATGGCCTTTAGTTTTCATAGATTCTGTACTATTTGATACCATAAAAACAATTCAATACTTGAAAAATAAAGGAAGATCAGGCCCTCATAAAGGTATTTGTATAAAACTATTTTCATATGCTTATAAATTTCCGAAATATTTCAAAAATATTTGTAATAGCCAATGGGAGAATTATGTATTCCAACTTATTAGTTTCTTCAATAGTTTTGATCATGATTTCGAAAAAGGCAATGGAATCAAGTCAAATTTCAAAGAATTATTAACAACATCCGAATGGATCGATTTATAAAAAATAAAAATAAAAAATAAAATAAAAATAAAAAATAAAAAAAGTTAGTTCCAAAAGGTACTCTCTTTTTTTACGCAAATATTTAAATTCTACTGTAAACGATATAAATATGATTATATAATACAATTTATATCATGTCTCAGCCTACCGAAACAATCGATAATAACGATGATATTTTCATGAATGATTTTCATACTGAAGAACAACAGCATCCACCACAACCATCACCCGCAGCAGCTGAAACTTCTGAATCAACCAAACCTTTATCCGTAAAAGCTAGTCAAGAATTGAATTTTATGGATAAAGTTAAAAACTACGTAAAAGAAAATAGAACAAGGGTTTATATTTTAACTCCTTGTTATGGTAGTTTATGTTATGTAAATTATGTATTATGCTTACAATCAACTTTTGATTTATTTCGTAGCGTAGGTATTGAACATAAAGTCGAATTTTGTAGAAATGATAGTTTAGTCTCCCGTGCTCGTAATAATTTAGTCGCCAAAGCAATGAACGATCCATTAATGACCCATATTTTATTTATTGATGCTGATATTACTTGGGAACCTGCGGATGTTTTAAAATTAATCATATGTAATAAATCACTATGTGGTGGCGTTTATCCTATCAAACATTACTATTGGGATAAAATAGTAAAAGATTCGAAAGATCGAAATGTAATAAAAGAAATGATTGAAAAAAAAAATAATTCACAATTTGCCGGTCGTATTACAGATGAAGATATGATAGAACATAATTTATTACGATATAATATTAATTATATTAATAATATGCTTTCCATTGAAAATAATTTAGCAAAAATTAGACATTTAGCGACTGGTTTTATGATGATAAAACGCCCTACTATTGAAAAAATGTGTAAAGCATATCCTTCTACTAAATATGTGGATGATGTTGGGTTTTTAAAAGGTTCTGAGAATGACCACGCTTACGCATTATTTGATTGTGGTGTAGAAGACAATCACTATTATTCAGAAGATTGGTTATTTTGCCACCGTTGGACAAAGATGGGAGGTAGTATTTATTTAGATGTAACCATTAATTTAATGCATACAGGTAATGTAGATTTCAAAGGCTCATACTTGTCCACTATTATTTAAACCGATGAAGATTTACACCCTTGAAGAATTCAATCCGTACCACGGATGAATTCTCAAGTAAGTACCAGGCACAGATTTGCGGATTCAAATCTTCGCTGGTATAAATTCGCCCCTTCGGGGCTAGGATTTATCTCTTTATCGGTAATTGACCACGAAGAATGTGAATCCGCTGTGCGGATTGATTTTTTCGTTGGTTTAAAAAATATAAAAAAATTACGTCAATATTAAACTGACGTAATTTAACGCTTTACAAAAACAAACCCTTCTGGCTCCATAATTTTATATAATCTTGGTAAATTCAATCTTGTTTCACGATTTATATTACTGACTTCCCATTTTATCAGTTCGTCATTCAAGGATACTTGGAATAACTGATATGTTCGTAATAATAATTCATAATTTTTGATATATTTTGTATTTTTCACTAACCATACATAAAAGTTATTCGGTTGTTTGTTTTCATGTTTCATTTTTTCAACATATACTATATATTCATAATACCACTGTATTGTTTCATATAGCGATGTTTCATTATTCATATTATAATCTGTCCCCGATAATACTATAATTTCTTTGAATATTTTTGGGCTCATTTTTAATTCTGATATAATTCGAGTTGTATCATATAATATTACAGTATGATTCAATAAACTAATATTTCGAATTACATAATTACATCCATATAAAAACATATCCATATCATCACTGATACATCCCCATGCTTTTTCAGTGAATAATAAATACGCACATAAATTATCGGCTTCGCCTGGTGCGTCATAATATAATACACCATACGCATCTAATAATTCTTTTACTCTACGTAAATCTTCTTCTTTTACACGGATAAATTGTTTCTTTAACATTTCCATTTCCCATTTTTTTTCTTCTTTTTTAATTTCATCGGTTTCAGTTTCTAATGATTTTTGTATTTGTAAATATTGTTGTTCTGCTTCTAATTTATCTAATCGTCGTTTGATTAATAATTCTTTTTTTTCAGGGGGCGGTTTTCCATCAAATACAAATATAGGCGTTATTTTGTAGTGTTTTAATATAGATACAAACAAATACATACTTTCTATCAATGTATTTTCTATGAGAAATTTATACATATAGATACTCGCATCTATGACCAATGTTTTTCCGGTTAATTCTTTCAAATGTGTTTTTTTTATAGATTTTTTACTACAATTATCTAATAGAAATTTATTTAAATTTTTTATTCCCATTTTATAGTTAATTTCTTTATTTACACTTGATAACGGCTTATAGCGGATATTCAATTTTTCATAGGCGTATAGGTTGAAGCAATTCTTTTCTATGTATAGTATAATGGAATCATTTCTCATCGGTTTACAAGAAAAATTCAACGAACATTTTAAAAATCCAGTTAGGTTCTCTTCTACTTCTAAAAAATTAATAAATGAGATTGTAAATTTAATGATTGAAAGTAATGATTATTATGAAAAACATAAATCAAAAATTTATCTAGAAAAAAATACCAACATGCCCAAAAATAGTATGATGGATATTATTCCAACCAATATCACAAAACATATAGAGAACATGAAGGCAACCAATTACGTTTACAAATTTAATATACATTCAAAACAATACACTGTTTCGTTTTATACAAATTTGACGGATGAAATCATACAAGAATACATTAAAAAAGTCTATATGTTGTTATATATTGTCTATACATATGCGGACAAAGATTGTTCAAAAAATTTAAATATTTATTTATATTTAACAGATTTGAAAAAGGTTCTCCCTACTGATATAAAAATTTTGAAAGAAGAAAATGTAAATACTGCTTTTACTACTTCTTGTAAACCACACGCAGAAATTGTTTTGTTTCGTCAAGAAGAATGGTTCAAAGTTCTCGCACATGAATGTTTTCATTGTAATGGATTAGATTTTTCGAGTGCTGATACAAGTGAGTGTGATAAAACTATCTTAGACATTTTTCCAGTAACGGCTGATGTTCGTTTGTACGAAACGTATTGTGAAATGTGGGGCGAAATCATAAATGTTTTATTTATTTCATACTTTTCGATTTCAAATTCTACAAGAATAAAAGAGAACCTTGATGTATATATTCATAAAATTGTATCCAAAGGAGAAAAATTATTACATAATGAACGTATGTTCTCTATGTTTCAAAGTTCAAAAATTCTTCATTTTTTCGGTATAGATTATAAACAATTATATGATAAACAAGATATCAAGTCTCATAGGGTGAGACAATTTACACCCTTGAAGAATTCAATCCGTACCACGGATGAATTCTCAAGTAAGTTACCAGGCACAGATTTGCATGGAGCACCCCTACGGGGTGCGGATTCAAATCTTCGCTGGTATAAATATAAAGAAGAAACAAGTGTATTATCCTATTATATACTCAAAAACATATACATATTCTTTATGAATGAATTTGTCGAATGGTGTGTTGAGAATAATAAAGATAGCAGGGGAAATGAAAGCTTAGTTTTTAATAAAACGAAAGAAAATATGAATAGGTATTGCGATTTTATTAAATGTCGTTATACAAATTATAAATTCGTGAATTGTATATTCGATTTTGAAACATGGTTAGATTCTTCAAATGATATTCATCCTACTATTTATAATAGTATGCGAATGACTGTCTATGGGGATCAGTGAAAAAAGGCTTTCGCCCTTTTTCTTTTTATTTTATTTTATTTTTCTAATTCATTAAAGATGTTTCTCGTAAGAACAAATTTTTAATTCCTGCGGTAATTTCATTGACTCCATCATCGCAATACGTAGTAGCTAATTCATCAATCGTCATTGGAGTACACTCATCAAAAGTTGATTTATAGTTTGATAATTCACCTTCTAACTCAGCAATGCGAGTTTTTTGTTGTTCTATTAATTTTTCCATAAATTCATTGCTGGCAATCAATTGATGAATATTCAAATCAGGAACTTTCACTTCTTTGATTGGTGTCTTGTTGATACGCACTGCGAAATAACGTTTTAAACGAGGATTGCTAGTAGAATAAATGAAATGACGATTGCGTGAATCATTATATCCATCTATTTTGACTTCTTGAAGTTCTCCATCTGCTAAACAGCACATATGAAGTTTACCAGTACTGTATAATTCTTCGAAATGAATAAATGCGGATACCCTGGTATTGTTGTTTGTCATTGGTTTAGAAACATAATCTACTCGAGATACTTTTCCCCAATTCATTTTTTCGAAAAATTCTTTCATACTTTCTTCATCGAATAATCGTTTTCCTTGTAATACCATATCGGTTGGTAATACTGGAATGTATAAACTGTTCATTGATGCGGTATTGGTATTGAATTCCATTTCTTGTTTGTTGTTGTTTGAGCGATTGTTGTTGTATTTGATTGCTCTTTATCATTCGGTAAAAAAGGAATTCAATTTTTTGATAAATTTAGGATAAAATCACCAAAATATAATCTATAGTTTAGTTATATAATGTCTGGAAGTTTAAACTCTAGTAACTATGAAGTTATCAACAGTGAAATATGTGATTTATTAAATACTGGAAAGTATTCATATGTTGCTATTAATATTTATTCAAATTCTAATTGCACCGCAATAGCAAGAGATGAAGAAGGTAATGATTTAACCAATAAAATTATATTAAATGTTTCTAAAATTTTAGCACATAAAGATGAAAATGGTAATGATGTAAATGATAAAATTACTTTCACATTTAATGATAATTCTACATTAATTTTAGACGATGAATTCGATAATTATTGGTATATATTAACAGGTGTTCCAATGAAATTTACCAAATTCTAAATATACAATCATATATTCATACGAATAATATATGATTATGCTTTTTGTAATTGACGACGAACCTTTAATAATAATTCATCTACCTCTGCTGGATTTCCCGGCTTAAAACGCATTAATTTCGCATTTTTCGTTTCCATCAACACTTTCTTCAAATCCAAATTTTGCGAAAACTTAGCCATCAAAGCCTTTAACCGTTCTTCTTCATGTCTTGGATTTTGTTTCACTTCATAAAAATCTTCGTCTACCACAATATTATCGGGTATGCTTTGCTTCAATTTATATTTTTTATTTGGTTTACTCCCCACCTTCTTAGCCAAAGCGACATCATTACTTAATTCACTTTCACTATCTAATGAAAATTGCGCATAAAAATCTGGGAAACCTTTTTTATATTGTGAAGCTTGGAAATAATGTTCTACTGACGCCCATCGTTTTCCGTCTATTGTAAAAGGCGATATCCAAGAATCATCTATCTTTTTTCTCCAATCTACACACATCTTATCTTTGTTCAATATATTAAAATCAGTCATCTTTTCTTTCTTGATTGTTTCACCTGAACCTTTCCCCGCTTTAGTATGGGCCGATTTAGAATAAAATACAAACACTGTATCTGGATCATACTTATCATAATCAATATCCTCTATATCATCTACTGGAGCACCTTCATCCGCTGGTAATCCAAGCTTTGTTTTAAAATTACGAAAATCCTTAATTAAATAATAAGGACCGGAATTCTTCTCCATACATTTATTTATGATTAACACTTTTATATCATATGGAACTTCTGAAAATTTAAAAATCTTCTTCTTTTTATAAGTAATTAATTCATAATGATTCACATCATAATCCGCTATAATATAATAATCTGGCGAAAATTTCCCCTGTTTTTCTAAATCAGTATCGTTTAATTGACCACACTGTAATACTGAATGAACATCTCCATTATCATACGAATTTTGAGACATAATAATAATTTTAACATTCAATAATCGTTCTAATGTCGAAATTGCCCATGTATCCGCCCAATAATGCGATGTCTGTATATATGCTTTTAATTTTTCCAAACTATCTATTCCTTCCATAAATTTAAATTCTTCAAGCAATTCTTTCACGTCTTCTTTTTCTACTTTTATTTTATTGTATTTTTCAATGACTTCTTCTGCTTGATTTAATAACTCCTTGCTTTCCTCCTTTGATTGTGTTCGTTGATTTCTTTTTTTTAATTCAGTGCCTATTTTTTTCAAACCACCCATCTGTTTATCTTTATCTTGTAATTCACTCAAAAAACTAATATACAATGTACGATATTGTTCATATAATTCTTCGGTCGCTTCATTTGCTAATAGCGCTCTCAATTTATCGATTGTTGTATGATAACCGATTTGATCGTATGCTTTACATATCGTTTCAAAAAAACAATTACCATCCTTATTTGTTTCTTCCACGTCATAATTGTTATTTCTCATAAATGTCTCTATCCATTTGTTTTTTGGTTTTTCTACATACTCTTCTTTCATTTTTTCACTATCTTCTTTGGTTTCTTCTGGTAAATTTACCGCACGTTCTGAATCATCTATTTCAAAAATTCCTTCCTTCAAGGTTTCATCTGTCTTTTCTTGTTGTTTTGACTTTTTCTCTTCTGTTATATTTAATTTAAATACATCTTCTGACTCATCTTCTGAATTATCTTTTTCCATTTTATCATCTTCTTTGTCTACTTCTATTTTATCGTCAACTTCTAGTTCAGGTTCTTCATTTACTGTTTCAACCCGTACTTCTTTATTGTTCTCATTATATTCTTTGATTAATTCTCGCACATAATTTTCATTATTAAAATATAAAATATTTCCCTTTTTTAAATCTATATCATTATCTGTGTCTAAAATATTGTGGAATTTATCACTTTCAATTTCAAATATACCGATCTTACATGCGACAATACTTCCTAACAATAAATAAATGGAATAAAATATAATACCTTTTTCTTGTTTGGTAAAAATCTCTTTTCCTAATGCGATTTCTAAATCATTATCATATAATTGAATATCATAAACAGTCGATTCATAATCTATATCACTTTTATCTATACTATTTAGTTCTGAATATTCAATGTCGGGATTTATAATTGATTTTACCATGTATTTATATATTATATTTATTTTTTATTTCCAAATCTTTATATTCATTACGACTTCAAATTATCTAAAACATCCATATATTTAAATATAGCTCTACTTGAAATACTAGGCTTGTCTTTCGCTTTCATCTGAGAACATTTCGTCAAATTAGCTACAATACTTTTCCATTTTGTCTCGGTCGCAATATCTGTCTTACTATTTGTTATCAATATAAACAAATTTTCGGTTATTTCTTCTACTTCATTCAATTTATTTGGCGTATCTACGTATGAAAATACTAAATCTTGTAAATATAAAATGATATCTATAAATTCGACGGTGTTTACCAAATTCTTTTTCATTAAATTCACTATAAATAAAGAGAGCGCCTTTCGTTTATCATTTATTTTATTGTAATTACAATACTTATCATAATCCACTGAGGAATCTACATAGATAATTTCTCGTATACCATCTTTATACTCTGTTATATAGACCTCAATCACCGTTTTGAAATCTGGATATTTATCACATAATTCTTTATATAAATTCGCATACAATTCTGAAAAATATTTATTTGTGCTCGCTATATCAAATATTGATTTTACTACTTTACTCATATCATCCAACATATCTTCATGATTTTCGGCTACCATATTATCAATATATTCAATAATCTGGCCTTTTTGTGTATCATAATTTTTCGTTGTTATTTTATTCAAACATATCCGTATATCGTTTACTAATTTATCTATACCCTCTTTTTTATCTATTTTCGTTATTTTAAAGGGGTTTGCTACACGTAAACTCTCCCAATCTTCATTATCTGTTTTCTTTGAATGGTGCATCTTATATTTTTTATTTACAGTGCTATATTGATTTCCTTTTTTATAGGGCCGTTCGGCGGGATAGTCATTTGCAGGTGCAGGAGATTGAGAACTTACAATCGAATCAATTTCGCTCGATAATTCAAAAATAATTCTTTCTATGTTTAATGGCAAAGTATAATCAAAACCATCAAATAATATTTGTTTAATATCTTCATTTGTATATCTGTATAATGTAGTCATTATATATTTACATATAGCTAAAATTTTATATCTATTCAAACAAATATTATATTTACTATAAGGAGAACCTGCGTTTGGTATTTACAATTATATTATGTAAATAATATAATGTTTGCTGGTATCTGCGAAATTTTACAAAACCCCATTACAAATGATTCTATCAATATTGAAAAAAATATTCGCAATAAAGAGAACATGGTTCATAATTTCAAACTACCTATACAATATTTAGATAAATCACAGTTATATTCATTGTCTGATACTGTATCAAATGATTTAGAACTTATTTCCGTAGAAAATGAAAAACAAAAATCGATGTATCATTATTTATTCAAACCTACCCACGAATTCGCTGAAAAATTAATTCCGGAATGGAAAAAATACTATACCACCAATATCGATTATTTGAATGATACGAAATCGGTTATTGAAAATATGGATACTTTACACAGTAAAACTGACGCATATACACTTGAATGTAGTAAAATCAAAGAAATATGGATGGAAACCAAATGTAATACCGAATTTTTACCCAAATATAACTATATCGAATGGGATATGATTAAACATTTCAATCAATCACCTAAATTATTACAATTATTATCCTATGTCCAATTATCTTCTCCATTAATCAGTTTCATTCTACCATTCATGTTGTTGTTTTTTCCATTTATTATTTTGAAATTTCAAGGAATTCCAATTACTTTTCACGGTTATGTGGAAGTATTGAAATCAATCGCCAAACATCATTTTATCGGTAAAGCATTATCAACTGGAATGGGGCAAATGTCGTTTGATAAAATCATTTATCTCGTAGTGATGGGCGGATTTTATATTTTACAAATTTATCAGAATATTACCATGTGTTCAAAAATGTATCACAATATGAAATCTATAAATGAACATTTGTGTCTTCTTCGTAATTATATAAAACATTCTATCCACAAAATGGAGAACTTTGTATCTATTAATAAAGAGTATACCTGTTATTCTGCTTTTTGTAAAGATATATCTCAACACGCAAACACATTACAACATTTTTACACGCTAATTGAGAACATTGAACCTTTTGGAATGACCTTTAAAAAAGTAAATGAAATGGGTTATTTGCTGAAATGTTATTATGAATTATATTCGAACCAGGATTATGAAGAAGCTTTATTATTTTCATTTGGGTTTGAAGGATATATGAATAATTTATCGGGAGTAGCAGAGAACCTTCGAGACAATGTTGTTTCTTATGCTAGATTCGATGTTTCTGGAAATTGTAAATTAGAAAAACAATATTATCCACCATTGATGAATGAAAACCCCGTGAAAAATGATTGCTCATTTGATAAAAATATGATTATTTCTTCTCCGAATGCCGGTGGAAAAACGACGATGATTAAAACAACTACGATTAATATTATTTTTACACAACAATTAGGTTGTGGTTTCTATCAATCTTGTGTAATCAACCCATATACCCATATTCATTCCTATTTGAACATACCGGATACCTCGGGTCGTGATTCGTTGTTTCAAGCCGAATCTAGACGTTGTAAAGAAATTATTGATATTATTCAAGAAAGTAAACCAGATTCGCGTCATTTTTGTATTTTTGATGAATTGTATTCGGGCACAAATCCAAAAGAAGCGACCAAATCCGCTTATGCGTTTTTATTATATTTAGCCAAGTATTCTCACGTGAATTTTATGTTAACCACACATTATGTTGAAATTTGTAAAAAATTCAAGAAATCCAATTGTATTGAAAATTATAAAATGAATGTAGAAATTCTAGAGAACGGCGCATTAAAATATACCTATAAACTGAAACGTGGTGTATCCAAAATTCAAGGGGCGATTAAAATTTTAGAACAAATGAATTATCCTACTGAAATTATTAATAGCGTTAAAAATTATTCACAGAATAAAATGTAAGGATAGTATAAGTTTCAAAATTCAAAATGGATATGCTATCTATGGCTAGTTCAATACCTGGTGCTGCTTCATTACCTGGTGAAATTCCTGGTATGCCGACACCTAACGCACCTCCATTATCCGGTTCTACTGACCCTTCCTCTCCAAATAAACCCAGCGAAGAAGCTTGTGTAGCAAAAGACTTGAAAGACCTATTTAATTCATTATATGGTAAAACAAAATATTTCGCATTCAGAATGCCGTTGAATTTCAAACAAGAATTCAAAACAAGTAATCGTATATGTTATAATTCCGCAGGTATTGCGAGTGATAAACCTCATCACGAAATATCTGACATTCAACGTTCATGGTGGTTAGTTGAAAAAACAGATGTTCCAGAAGAATATAATATATTATATAGTTATACCCCTTGTAATTACTATCATACAGTTGATTACAAAAGTTCGTATTTCAAAACTCCTTGGATGACTGTTGCTGATGGTGTATCTTATAATGATAGTGAAGACCCTGAACACCTTAAATTAGACACTAAACCTAAACCTGGAAGCAAATCAACGGAACCACCAAAAATTAAAATTCCATGGACTAGCGCATTACATTGTTTACAACCCATGAAGGACGATATAATAGAAACATTTAAACATAAATCATCTGCTTTCGCCGGCGGTTCAAAACGAAAATCAAAACGTCGTCATTTTAATCCTCGGCTCACTAAAACATACAAGAGAAACAACATAAAAAAATAATTGTAAAAAATATAATCATGTTTTTACAATTATTACAATCGGGGGTGATTGTACTCGGTTTATTTGCGGCATCTCTTTCGACCGCATATTACATATGTGAAATAAAAAAACTGCCTTTTATAAATCCACAATATTACAAAGACTTGACAATACGAAACAAATACCATTCACAAATAACACGAACGATGCCTCCTGTTTTTATAGGAACTACCTTATTATTCAATCATGCGAGTCAATATTTTACAAATAATAAAATGAATACCTTCCAAACGGGTGTATATATTGTATTATATTGCGTAATCATAGAATTTGTGTATTATCTTTATCATCGTATTATACATCATAACTTTTTTTATAAATCAATACATTCCAAACATCATGAAAACACGGTTATATATCCTATAGATTCTATTTATGTAGGGCCATTAGACATTTTTTTATATATCACCTGTCTACATATACCTATTTATCTTTTACGTGTCGATTTATTCATTTATTGTATATGTCTCTATATTTACGTTGTATTAGGATTTATATCGCATTCAAGTATATTATATAATCATCATGTAATACATCATAAACTGTTTCGCTATAATTATTGTCTAGTCATCCCTATGTTTGATTTATTATTTGATACATATCGCGAACAAATGTAAATATTTATTTTGGTTGTTTTTCATATATCATGATTCGTTCATCCGTCTCTTTATGTTTTGTAACGTGCACATCTTTATTAAACATATGCTGTTGTGATTTCAAGGTAAAATATTTATCCGTTATTTTATTCATATCGCCCAATAAATCATAGGATTCATTCGTATTTTTAGAACCATATCCAGATAAAATATAACACATTTTTCCGCCGGGAATCAATACGTGATTACATAATTGTATCGTTTGTTCCCAATAACCGGCCAACCATTCTTCATATGTTTTATATACATCCGTGCTTTGATTTTCACTCTCGTATAATTCTAATTTATAATACGGTGGACTGAAAAATACTACATCAAAATGTTCTCTATATTTGGTTAAAAATTCGTCATTTTTATATAGGTTCTCGGATGGTTCACAAAAAATAACTGTCTCTTTCTCTGGATAAAACTCTTTGGCGAATTCTTCGGTTTTCTTACATACATCTGGTATAACATCGGTTCCAACATATTCTTTTACCAATGGAGATTCTAAAAAACCATAACAATAGGATGTCCATCCCAAAGTTGGTGTAAATATTTTGCTTCCTTTCAATTCCATTTCATTCAAAGAATACACTAAATAAGGGTTCATAATGGATGCTCTGAAAAAATAAGAGGAAAATACGCTTCCTATACGGCCTTTTTCAATATAATGTGATGCGCTGGGTGTTAATAATTTATAATCGATGACCGAATGTATATATAAATCGTTCAACACATCTATAAATGAATGAATGTTCTCTATTCCCGATTTGGTATTTTGTAAAATATCTTTATAATGAATATTTCGAACAATATTTTTGTATTTCAACTTGATGTTGTTATTCATTTCGTTATGTATCATCGGGGTGTCTGTAATATGTAATTTATTTTTATCGATGGATAATGATAATTTGTAAAAACGGGTTAAATAATTGTTGCGTTTTTCAATGTTCTCGAATAACAATTTGATTTTTGATATATCAATCGTTTTTCGTTTCATATAATCGGCCAATGGTTCTTTTTTATTGCCGATTTTGACTTGTGCTATTCGTATAAAGTCTTCCAATGTTTGTGGTTCTCGTATAAAAAGATTTAAAAATTCGGATAATTCTAAAAATTTCATTATTGTAAAATGATATTTTTATTTTGTTGCGATAACATATTTATCGACTAAATAAATAATAGGTGTTGATATTGTATTGTTTTTTATTGAATGATATGCGGTTTTATGTAAATGTACAATGTTCTCGTTATTCAACCATAACCATAGATTGTATATTGCGAATAAACCAATCATAGCGTATATATCATTTGGTGAACTAGCCATATTTCGTAAAGTCCATAATGGATATACCTTGATACAGAGTTGAATGAGTATAAACAAAAGGATATATATTATAGAATTGTTGAAATAAATCATAGTGGTTAACCTTAGAAGGTTATGAAATAATGCTAAAAATAACGCGATTTTTGGGTTATACCTTACTATTTTATATTCATACAACACATACCAAACGAAAATCCAATAGGAGAATACAAAATCGAACCTGGGTATCATATAAAATATTTATAGATTTAAATTTACCGAGTTAGTAATTATTTTTAGACCCCCTAAAAAAATCGAAAAATAAAGTGGTAGAGGTTTTCGAAAAATGGACATTTTTAAAATGTCCAATTTTGAAAAAGGGCCGATCACTTTTTTTTGGAAAAATGTGAAATTTCGATTTTGCAGTAAAATGCTGTAAATTACGTTTTTTTATTTTTCAATTGTTTGCATAAAATTTTTATTATTTTCTTTAAGAAAAGGTTTAGAGGCATGAAATTATTTCCACTAATAATATAAAATGGAAACAATTTCATGCCGAAAAATTAGAGTAAAAAAACATTCTAAAAATACAGCTACTATACAATGTGAAAATATAGAAAATGAGCATATAAAAACGACAGCATATCAAGATTCGGCATTTTTGGAAATGTATTGGAAAGAAAAAAATGCCGCATATGTTTGCGAGTCGTGTAATTTTACTTGTTCTAAAAAATCAAACTTTCAGGTTCATTTAAATACGAATAAACATAAAAATAAAAATACGCGTGAAAATAATTGTAATAATTGTAATAAAGTATTTGCTACAAATAGCGGTTTATGGAAGCATCGTCAAAAATGTGTTAGTAGACCAACGAATGATGAACTAAATGAATCGAATAGTTCAGCAATAAAAGAAACCACTCTTTGTGAAGCGCAGGGAACAATGAATATAACGAATAATATTCCAATGAATTTGATATTAGAAGTTATCAAACAAAGTAAAGAAATACAAAATGTTCTCATTGAACAAAATAAAGAATTACAAACCAAATTATTAGAAAAAGAAAACAAATTATTGGAACAGAATGAAGAGCATCATAAACAATTGGTTGAATTGGCAAAGAAACCTAGTATGGTAAATTCGAATAATCAATTCAATTTAAATTTTTTCCTCAATGAAACGTGTAAAAACGCGATGAATATTCAAGATTTTATCAATTCTATCAAACTAACGACGCAAGATTTCGAAACCACGGGTAGAATCGGTTTTGTAGATGGTATTTCACGTATTTTCATCAATGAATTGAAACGTTTAGAAGTCGAACGTCGTCCTGTTCATTGTACAGATATAAAACGCGAAACGGTTTATGTGAAAGATAATGATACATGGGAAAAAGAGAACCAAGAAAAGAAAAAATTAAAATGGGCGATTAATAGCATCGCGCAATTGAATTTAAACCAAGTTCAACAATGGCAGCAAGAATATCCGGAATGTATAGAGAACAATACAAAAGCAAATACCAAATTTACTGAAATGGCTATGATAGCATTAGGTGGATTTGGAGATGAACAAGAAACGAAATTCCGGGATAAAATCATGAAAAATGTGCTCCGAGAAATCGTTATTATGAAAGATGTATAATATTATAAAGCATATATAATATTATTTTTAGTTATTCAAGTAAAATGTTTAATTTTCAGTGTCCCCATAAAAATAGTAAAAAAGTCCAAAAAGAAAGTGGTCGAGGTTTTCGAAAAATGGACATTTTAAAAATGTCCAATTTTCAAAAAGGGCCGAGTACTTTTTTTTGAAAAAATGCGATTTTTTGATTTTGCAGTAAAATGCAGTAAAATGTGTTTTTTTTGAAAAATGTTGTTTGCATAATTTTTTTATTGAAAAATGGTTTAGCGATAAAATATAGGTATAAAATGTTTCCTTAATTTATAAAATGGAAACAAAAAATACAGAACAAAATATGAAAAAATATAGTTGTGGAATTTGTGATTATACTACAAGCAGAATGTCGGATTACAATAAACATATTTCAACTGATAAACATAAAAATGTCGTTTTAGGACAAAATGTTTCCAAAACGGAAACCGAAAAATACAATGAATACGTTTGTGAAAAATGTAATTATTCTACCACAATATGTAGGGACTATAATAAACATTTATCTACTAAAAAACATTTAAATAACGCTGAGTGTAAAATGAAACATGAAAATAAGTGTAAATGTGGTAAAGTATTTGTAAATCGTAGTGGTTTATGGAAACATCGTCAAAAATGTTCAAATGACCAGGTTTTATCTGTAGTGAAAGACGTATCAAAAGAAAGTATTACCAATAACATACCTATGAATTTGATATTAGAAGTGATCAAACAAAGTAAAGAAATTCAAAATGTTCTCGTTGACCAAAATAAAGAATTACAAAATAAATTATTAGAACAAAGTCAACAATTGTTAGAAAAAGAAAATAAACTATTGGAAAAAGAAAATAAATTATGGGAACAGAATGAAGAACATCATAAACAATTGATTGAATTAGCCAAGAAACCCAGTATGGTGAATTCCAATAATCAATTTAATTTGAATTTTTTCTTGAACGAAACATGTAAAAATGCGATGAATATTCAAGATTTTATCAATTCTATTAAACTAACGACTCATGATTTCGAAACTACGGGGCGGTTGGGTTTTGTAGATGGTATTTCACGTATTTTCATCAATGAATTAAAACGTTTAGAAGTAGAGCGACGGCCATTACATTGTACGGATGTGAAACGTGAAACTGTTTATGTAAAAGACAATGATACATGGGAGAAAGAGAATATGGAAAAGAAAAAACTGAAATGGGCTATCAACAGTATCGCCCAATTGAATTTAAATCAAGTTCAACAGTGGCAGCAAGAATATCCAGAATGTGTAGAGAATAATACCACAGCAAACACTAGGTTCAATGAGATGGCCATGGTTGCGTTAGGTGGATTTGGAGATGAAGAAGAAGCAAAATTCAGAGACAAAATCATGAAAAATGTCATGCGGGAAATCATTTTAGATAAAAAATAAAATTATATTCCAATATATTTTGGAATATAATTTATGCGTTAGGCAAAAAATGTTTGTTCATAAATTTTTGTATAGTAAAATGTGTTAATTCCACATTTTTAGCTTCATCGCCTAATAATTTTTGAAGACGTTCATCTGGTATTAAAACCTTCTTATTTTCTGGATTTTTTAAATTATTTTCTGAAATATAACTCATCAAAAATTGAGTTACTTGAGTTCTAGCCCGTTTGCTACCTTTTTCACAACCCATAAAATCACATAATTCATCACTAATTGTAACTGGTAAAGCAAACCCCGACTTCTTACGAGGTTTCTTTTGTTTAGTTTCTTTTTTCAAATAACTTTTTACAAATTTATTAATCAACTTTTCAAAGGTTCTAATTTCTTTATTAATATCATCTAATGAATTTTTTTGTTCCGAAATTTTATCGCGGATCAAGTCAAATTTGGCGATCAATTTCGTTAAATTGGCTGGTAAAATATCGTTTGTTTCATCATTTTCAGGTTCAGTTGTATCCTCTATACGTTGAATGTTTTCCATTACAAATATATACTAATTATGTAGTATATATTTATATTGTTTTTTATATTATATTGAAATTACTTTACTATATGAGATTTATGCTTGAGTTTCAGGTCTTGGTCCACGACCACCTCTTCCGCGACCACCTCTTCCTCCACGACCATCCACAGGACGTCTGCGATGAACAGTTGTAAAACCGTCTTCACCAGATTGGGCAACTGGTTGGTCAGGTTGAATACGGTATTTGCGGAATGGTTTTGCTTCACCCTCGACTACTGGGCGGTTAGAAACGCGAGTTTCACACATTAGTTTACCTCCTTTGATACCAGTAATATTGGTTGCTTGGAATTCATGCTTTTCATTCGTAGTTTTTTCTAAGTTGAATTCAACATATTCACCTTGAACTAAATATTTATATTGAGAGTTGGCTACACGAATCGCTGAATAGTGGATAAAAATATCTTTATTTGATTGTTCACCTTCAGTTACAGTAATAAAACCATAGCCAGATTTGTTATTAAACCATTTTACTTGTCCTACAAGTCGCGGAGATGTTTCAGAGGATAAATCTTGTGTATTACTCATTGTATTACGCAATATACATATACATACACCAATTTTTTATATGGTTTTAATAAATAATTGTTTTATTCGTTCATATAACGGTTCTTCATCAAACTTGATAGAATAGCAATAGCGAATATAATTCATAAAAATGGGGTGTAGTTCTGAATATAGTTTTTCCAAGTTTTCTAGTGATTTCAAATCTCTACGTAATATATTTATAGGATGCTGTATATAACTTTCAGTATATCCCATCGTATCACTAGGTTCTCTTTGTTTTTCCCAAGGAAGTGTTTCATATAATAAATACAAATAAATATAACCAATGGATATCAAATCATCTCGTCGCGAAGGTTCACAACCATTATGAATATGATAACTAACAAATTTAGGTGTTCCTATAATATTTTCATAGGTAGAGAACGGAATATGTTGTTTTTCATCTTGAATATAAAAGGAAGAGAACCCGAAATCAATAAGAAAAAGTTCTCCTTCCTTCACCATAAAATTATCGGGTTTAATATCACGATGTAAAACATATTTTTCGTGAATACTTTCTACGATTTGTAAACATTGGAGCATAATTCGAGAAATCTTTTCGGTGGTTAATATATTTTTTTTACAATATTCTTGTAGAGAACATTCATACAAAGGCATAACGAGCGACATATATTTATCATATGCGCCATACCAATAAACACAAGGAATACTGCGGCAACCCTGATTATATAAATAATTCAAAATGTTCGTTTCTGATTTTAATAATTTGATAGGAGAACTTAATGATTCTAATTTAATCGCGACAGGTTCTCTTGTTTTTTTATTATATCCTTTCAATACACTACCGAATTGACCATTGCCTATTTTTTGTTCTACAATATATTTGTTATGAATGACGATTGACATATATACAATTTGTGGTATAGTTGTATATTAGTAGAACGATTTTTTTATTTTCTTTCGTAAATATCTATAGATAATATAATGAAGGAGTATTTATTTCATATAGAAAATACAATGGACCATATTAAAAAACCAGTCTATATCACAGTTTTAGTAATAATATATATCATTTATATTCTCGCCTATTTAGGATTGGTCAATTATAATACAACTATAGTAGATTATTTGAATATAGGAATTCAATTATTTGTCGCAGTGTTTTTGATAATAAAATTCCATCCATATAGAAAACATGAATTAAGAGAGTTCGATGCGCAAATCATATATGGATGTGCAATCTTTTTATTAGTCAATTTGGGGTTGACCGAATATTTTGAACGTTTTACGAAAAATATTGTTAACAAAATAGAGTTAAAATTTAATCAATAATAGTATAAATGACTACTGATAAAATAAATGTTCAAGAAATATTTGAGAATGCGATGAGAGACCCAACCCTCTTTTCAACCATTGATATAGAGAACCTATTGAGCTCAATCGAAAATGAAAAAAATGATTATTTAGAAAATAAAACGATGGCCGATATAACAAACGATATTTATGAATCAATTCGAGAGTTAAAAATAAATACGGATATAGCAAAATCTATGTGTGAAAAACTGATAGGATATAGACATGTGGATGAGATACATGAATTACACAAAGGGAAACATATACGGTGGATAAGAATGACGAATAAAACGAATTTAACCAATGGAGGTATCGTAGTCAATGTCAAATTTTTAGATAATGGGACACACGTAGTATGTAAAAATTCGCAACATTTTTTCAATCAAATAAAGTTTGATGAATGTATTATTTTCCAAAAAATGACTGTGGAAGAACAATTAATCTTAATGGCATATGAGAACCTGAAATAATCATACATTTTTACGTGTATTTTTTCCGACTACCCGCAAACATCTTTTCCGTGTTTTATTTGAACGTTGAGTTAAATAAAAGAACTCTTTCACATGATACATCATTTTTTGGGCAACGAAAATATCTACTTCATTATTTTTATTTGACGCAATGCGACATCCATTATTTAATTCAAACCAATCCATCATAAATTCGCGCAAATGATTTGTATTATCGAAATGTTTGGATAATTCTTCTCCAGTATTCGATAAAAGAAAACGTTGAATTACTGTATCCGCGGACAATGAGTGATAATAACTGCGTGGTTTGATATAATATACTTTTTCATGTATCATATCTTTAAAAATATTATTATCAATAAAACATAATTCCGTGGATTTGGGTAATAGAGTACAATTAATAAAATCATTATGTGTTTTTTCATGGGTGGTTCGATTCACTTCAATGACCTTATTATTAATCTTAAAAGCATGGATAATATTATCAAACAAATCATCTTTTAAATTTAGTTTATATTTAAAATAATTTGTAATATATTGAACCCATGGTGGATTACACGTATTGTTCGTATAGACATAAATTTTGTCGCATAATCCTTTTTTCTTTTTGATGTATAAGTAATCTAATATATTGAAGATACCGAAACGTATAAATTCGGGGTATAAATCAAGTAATTTATTAAATTCGGATTGTTCTTCTTCCATCGTGAATAACGGTTCTTTACGCACTTTATTGATGCCATTCCATAATACATATAAATCCGCAAAAGACCCTAGTGTTTCATCTAAATCAAATACAAACGCCTTGATATATTTTTTTATATATTGTTTTTGAAAACATTTTCCTTTGTAAATTTGTAATTGTTTGTAATCATTTTTGGAGGAAAACATACATAAATTGTGATATAATATAAATATATTATATCAAACAACAAATATTTTATCGCCGAGTTGTGCCACCGGTAGAACCAAAACCGCCTGAACCACGGGTTGTATTCGATAATTCTTCTTCGAATACTAAACCGACAAAGACTCTACAAAGTGTAGGGTGGCATATTTGTAATAGACGGGTGTTTTTTTCTAATACATACTCACTTTCATTATTTGTATTTAACCATCTGAGTGCGCCAATGAGTGAACCACGATATCCACAATCAATAATGCCTGTATGATTGGCTAACATAAGGGGAGTTTTCGACATACTTGACCGTGGGTGGACAGTAAAAGCGGAAGGAGTATACGTATTGTTTTCGAAATAAACCATTTCAGTTTTAATTTGTAAATCTACGAATTTCGTTTCATATTTTTTATCAAAAGTTATATTTTTTGGAATGAATAAATCAAAACCAGAATTAGGAAACGGGTCATATTTCATACCATTGTTATGGGTGGTTATAAGGTCTTTATACATATTGATTAATTCTTCGTTATCTTGATTCACGTATAATTTTAAAAAAGCGAATTTCTGTAAACCATCGTGTAATAGATTTTCATTTTCAGATAAAAAATCATTGATAGCTCGTTCTCCAATGGTCATTCTGTGTATTATATACAGCGCAACCTTTAATATATTTGTCGTTTATTCTATTTAGCGTAAAAATAGAAAAATATATGTATACATATATAGAAATGGATACCACTAAGTTATCTGACGAAAAACCAGTTGAAACCGCCGAAGTAGCCCCTGTTGTTGAAACGATGGAGAGAGAACCAGTAAAAAAGTGTTGCGTATTAAGTCCAAAAGTGAGAACAGGATGTCACTATTGTGTTCGTTGTTGGTCATTATCATTAAACAGTGTAGAAGGATGTTGTTCCGTTCTATCTGCCGGATGTATCTTACTAAGTAGTTTAGCCATCGGATGCAATAAATGTTTAGAGCAAATGGATTGTGATGGTCATTAAAGTTCATAAAATTACATGTATCAATATCTACATGTAATTACATATTCATTTGTTTGAATTTTTTCCAGGATACTTCCTTACCATTATTTATTTGGACACGTTCGTGTTCGTGTTCTTTATCAATATTGTCTGCGCGTTTTATCGCCGAATCAATATATAATTCTTTTAAAAATTTGCCGACTAGCACTGAACCTTCGTGTTGGTCAACTTGTTCATCTTCAATCATTTTCAAAATCATCAAAATTTTGGTCATAATACGTAAATCCAACTCGTCTTTCAATAATTTGTTGAAAATATCGGTGTAATTATTGAATAAGAAAGCACATTCTTGTTGACTAACCGCGGTAAATTCTTCAATATTGCTTTTATATAATGCGGCATTCGATTTTTTTAGTTCATTCATTTTGCGAATATCATTACGAATGAGTACGGAATGCTTTAATTTACGAATATTTTCGGTGTTATTTTCACATTGACTTTCGTCAATTAGGCGTTTCAAGTCAAGACTTTCTTTACCGTTCATGATGAATATATATTATAAAGAGTTTCTTTTATGTATTTTATCATTAAAAAATATATTCATTCTATTTATTTAGAACATTATGGAAAATTCAGAAATAGCACGCAAAATACCAACGTTATCAGAAAGAATGATAAATGGATTATTACTTATATTATCGTTCTCCTTCGTATTTTATATGTACGGAAAATATGATTTATCATTTGCTGAATATTTGAAAAACGCGTTTTCAAAAGCGGAAGAATATGTGAAAACGACATTCTATAAATTATGGTTAAATATGAAGATGCGAGGAAATGCGATAAAAGTGAATTACAATGATTATGATAATATTATAGATCATTCGTTGGATATAGATTTCGAAACGGCATAAGAGAACGTTTAGGCAAAAACAATCATTTTGTGAAGAAAAATATCTAACAAATAAATATATTGATATATGAAATTCAATACCAATTTAGTAATAGCCGCCGTAGTTTTTGTATTTGTAGTATTATTTTCAATTGGGTGCTCTTGCACAAAAGTAAGTCCATACTACAAGGATAATTTATTCCCAAAATATTTTAAGTATGAAGCATTCGAACCAATGAAGGATGAAAAAAAATCATTCGCATCATGGGTATCAGGTAATGCCGCAGTAAAACCAGCAGAACCAGTCAAAGTGGAAGGTTTCCAAGGTCTACAAAGTGCTCCTTTTGAAGTTCAAGGAGTCATTGATGTGTTTTCACAAGCACAAGGAAGTCCTAGTTGTACACCAGTACCATATTCCAACTCCATGGGATTTTTGTGTTTAGATGATAAACAAAAGGCACTTTTGACCACTCGTGGTGGAAATGCTAGTGGAAAACCAATGGAATTAGGACCACAATAAAAAATTACCGATAACATTATATCATTATACAATGTTATTATTTCGTACTATATGGGCATTCTTCCAAACCGATAGCTATATTGGCTAATTTATCGGCATTCGCATTTCCAATTGAATGAATATCGATATTATCGGTATGCGCACGTATATGATGAAAACGAATATTTGGTTTGTTTTTGTATAATTCATATACGGTTTTCACCAAATCTTTATTGGGTATGTCCAACGTCCAATTTTTTCGTTCACATTTTTCACCATAAGTCGATACACATTTAATCGCATATTCTGAATCGGAAAAGATCACAATTTTTTTTCCAATGATTACATCGGTTTCTATGAGAGGATACGTTTCTATAATAGCGGTTAATTCGGCTACATTATTGGTTTGTTTTCCTGTAATTTTTTTAGATAAATTGCGTGGGTCATTTTCACCGAAATAAATGCCTATTCCAGCATTGGCGTTTTTTCTACCATTATTTGAACACGCACCATCGGTATATACACAATAATCGGGCGTAAAATCAAATTGTGGGGTTTCAACCACTGGTTCACCAATAACACCAGGCGTATTTATACTAATAAAGAATTCTGCTTCGGCACGTGTCGCAAACTTTTTATATATCGGTTTTTTATAGCCTTTCACGGAATCATAACATTCTGCCCAAGTGAGAAAAATACCTGGAGTTCTTCCATTTGCTACTGCGTAAAACATGTTATATACTATACTACTATTTTTATATATTTACATGATACATAAAAATTTATTTCTTCAATTTTACACGTGTTTACCAGGAATACCTGGTAAATTGGATGGATTTTTATCATTGGGAAGGTCATTGGGTCCTTCATTCGTATTCGTAGATGTAAAAGGAAATCCTTGTTCTGCGCAATAGTCAAAATCCCACGTATCATAGGTATAAGGCAAATCATCACTCCAAGGATGAATAAAATCATAGAAATCTTTATTGGTATATTCATCGTTTGTATTCAAAAAATTGGAGAATTCTAATACATCATCTTCATTATGACCATCACAAATAACATCTAGAGTACATGTAGGTAATGTTAAATCTCCCGCACCCGCAACATTCGACCAATCGCAAATTCCGTTTAAATAAGCCGCGCCTGAAGCTTTATTATATTCGGTAAATGCCCACGTTTCATCAAAATTTGTAATTGTTCCTTGTGAAATCATGATTCGTTTTGCGCCTAATAAACGTTCTAATTGTCCGTGAAGTGGCCAAAAAGTAGGGTCAAATGCGGCGGCAGAAGAAAACATTTCACCTGCGATACCAGGGTCTTCTACTGCGCGCAATACTTTTAAAAATAATTCGTCATCCGCATTCTTCAATTGATTTTCCAACGCATAATATACATTGGTGGATTTTAAAATAGTTTCAGCTCCATATTCATCAATATATTGTTGTGGAACGGAACATTTACAAGGACTTCCATAAGAACAAGTATCTGGGCAACGGGTATAACCCATACGCCATAACACTTTGAAAAACAATAATTTATCGGGTTTTTGAACCATTGTAATGTCTTCATCGTTGAATAACCCGCCATCGCCCCAAGCACCGCCTATTAAAATATGAACTGGACCATGGGTTTCGCCGTTTGAACAATCGTTTAAATCCGCCAAGGTATCGCTTTTAAAACAAGATTGTAAAATAGAACAATCGGGCATAGTTTCATATTGGGTCATAGAATAGGTTTTATTATGACGTCCGAGTTCTTGGAATGGATTATTGTTCCAAGGACTACGCATATGTCCAAACCCGTTTACATATGGATTCAATGAACCGGTCTCTTGAATACTCCATTCGGTATAATCGTCGCCATCTGGAACCAATAAACCGTCCCAACGACCACCATCATCTATTTTATGTTCTGCATTGGTAGGACTAGACATACCAAACCAATCCGCGTCGAAAATAGGAGAATCGGCCCAATGGTCATACAAATAAGTATCCATACCATATTCCCAATAAGGGTTTGCGATTGCGGGGTTGATTGATTGAAGACTTTGTTCAAATTCTAAGGTGAAGGCCATATGATGGGTTATAATACCAGCGCCGTCGTGCCAGTGGTCGCAATCAGTAGTTCCCGCACCAGTTAAATGTTTATAAGAAAAATATTCCGCGGTGTGAAATTTAGAGCCATAGAGTTTTTGTCCTTCTGTTTCACTAAGAGAATATAATAATTCTAATGCGTCAAAAAAAGTTTCGCGGTCTTCATCCGAAAGACTGCGAATTTCGCGACGAACATACTTGACCGCTAATTTAAATTCATATGTGTATATGGTATTGACCGCTAATTTGGATGATATATATACGGTAGCATCATAAATTCCTGTGTTATTCAACATAATGTGTTGTTGGTCTCCATAATAATATTGGTCGGCGATATTCCAAGAAACAATATAATCGGTTAAATCAATTGTTTTATCGGAAATAGAAAAAGAATCAATGGAAAACAACTGTTTTTTATATGGTTCGGCAACGGCATCCCATGGTAAATCAGCCAAAGTTTGAATTGTTCCATAGGTAGGGTCTTCCACCAATATACTGATTGAATAATCTGTGGAGGAAAGACCATTTAAATCATTTATAATATTCGTAGAAGTAGATGCTAATAATGTATTCGCGATGTTTGTTTTGCTATAATTGCGAGTACAAATGGTAATGAAAGAAGTCATAACAAATACTGAACAACATATTTTCATCATGGTAGAAAACATATTGAACGAATTTGTTTTTTCTTGGGGTTTATTGATAATTATTTCATTTTCTATGGATTGATACATTCTATATAATAGACGGAGAAATCTTTATATTTTATGTAAAAATAAAGATTTATTTTATTTGTTTAATGATTAGATGACATGATAATGGTTCTGTTAAAGCACCAGTCGCCGCATCTACTTTTAATCCGCCCGAGGTTGCGGATGAAGGATTGTTTATGGACAATACGGATGAAACTCCATCAGGTGTGGAAACAATAGACATACCAACCACTTGTCCACCTCCTGATTTACCGACAATCGTCATTAATTGTTCAATACCATTCAATACAACGACCAATTCACCTGTATTTTGAATAGTCACTTGGAAAGTTATTTCGAATACACTATTTGCGGGTAATAAAAATTCGGTTGGGCTTGTTCCAGACAATCGTTGTATAGTACCATATGGATTTATAGCAGGATTAGGAAAATGAATAGATTCACCAGGTTCAATATCATCTGGATTATCATTCACTTCGCCTGGTTTGCCGCTCATTAATCCATAGAAATCAGCGAAATTTGGAGTAAATGAAGGGCCGGTTGGTCCAGCAGCACCTGTATCACCCTTATCTCCTTTCGGACCAGTTGCGCCCACATCACCTTTAGGACCAGTCGCTCCCGTATCACCTTTTGGGCCAGTCGCTCCCGTATCACCTTTTGGGCCAGTTGCTCCAGTATCACCCTTAGGACCAATAGCTCCAGTATCACCCTTAGGACCAGGACAACCATGAGGACCAGTATCACCCTTAGGACCAGGACAACCATGAGGACCAGTATCTCCCTTTGGACCAGGGCAACCGTGAGGGCCAGTATCTCCCTTTGGACCCGGACACCCTGGTTCTCCAGGACAACCGCGTGGACCAGTAGGACCACGTGGACCAGGACAACCATCTTTTCCATCTTTACCATCACGACCATCACAACCGTCTTTACCATCTTCGCCATCACAACCATCTTTACCATCACGACCATCTTCGCCATCACAACCATCTTGACCATCTTCACCGTCTTTTCCATCACGACCATCTTGACCGTCTTCACCGTCTTTACCATCACGACCATCTTTACCATTGCGGCCATCGCGTCCATCTTCGCCGTCTTTGCCGTTTTCGCCATCTTTTCCATCTTTACCGTCTTTACCATCACGACCATCACGACCATCTTCGCCGTCCTTGCCGTTTTCGCCATCTTTACCATCACGGCCATCTTTACCGTCACGACCACATTTACCGTCTTTTCCATTTTCGCCGTCTTTTCCATCTTTACCATCTAACCCATTCTTACCATCTTTACCATCCCGACATTTTTTCACTTGTTTATCATCGCGAGATTTCTTTTCATATTTACAAGAAGTGGTTTTACATGAATCATTCTTTTTTTTATTCTCACAACTGCGAGAACTTTCGTCATCTGAATAATAACAATCGTTTTTAGGCATATAATACAAGTATTATATATTTTGTATCCATATATAAAAAATTGCGAATAAAATAATTGCTACACCATAAACGGTGCGATACAAATCTACAATTTGTAATTATAACTCTACAAGTTTGAGTATATAATAACCAATAAGCCTGCTGTCGTAGAAGCAAGTATAAAAAATAAAATAAGAAGGAAACATTTAGAATCGTTATAGAACTGACGAGTACATAAGTATGTTTCACTTAGACAAGTATCTTTTGTATTAGTCTCATTATCAACTACTAAATTTATTTTAGTGGAATCTGCGTATATCAAATCATAAGGAATACTGTCGCAATCTTCTTCTTCAATGTTTGGAATAAGTAAATCTTGTATCATATATCTATAATGATATTATTCCACCAATGAAAAAAGTATTTATTTACATACCTTTTTCTTTACAAAATAAATCTATAATCTAACAATACATAGCCAACATGCTTTGACTTTGATATTCTTCATTCTTTATTAATATATCTACTACTTTTCTGGTTACAGTCATTGGGAATTTCACTTCCAAATCCATTTCTTTATCGAATATTTTGGCGTCAGGTTTTACTAATCTGAACAAATTCAACTTCGTATGAATAATTTCCAAACATCTTTTTAAATTACGAACACCTGATTCATTTTGAGTTAATGATTGACTAGAAGCAATATAGGTAATCGTATCATCCGGAATAATAACATCTTCGCTTCCGAAATTGACCTGTTCACGTATTTTAGTCAATAAATAATCACGTGCGATAATAAGCTTTTCTTTCGAGTCATAACCTTTGGTTTGAATACGATACATTCTGTCTCTCAAAATAGGATTTACACGGCTCTCATCATTATAACTGAATATGAATAAACATTTGCTCAAATCGAAATCAATGTCTGAGAAATATTTGTCGTGGAATTGTGTGTTTTGCGAACTATCAATCAAGTGAGTCAAAATACCGACAATTTCTTCGCCTCTTGGTGTATCACTGATTTTATCTAATTCATCAAAGTAAATGACTGGATTCATACATTTACTATCAATTAAGATTTGGACAATTTTACCCCAAGAACTACCTTCATAAGTATAACCATGACCTTCTAAGAAACTACTATCGCCAGTTCCACCGAGCGCAATAAACGCGAATTCTCTACCTAATATTTTACTGATGCCTTCTTTCACAAGTGAAGTCTTACCTGTTCCTGGAGGGCCTTTTATAGCAATGGCTGAACCTAATGAGCCAGGATTCGCAACCCATTGGCCAACTAGCTGCATAATTTGTAATTTGGCATCATTTAATCCATAGACACAATTATCTAATGTCTTTTTCGCATTGGTCATAAATTCATTACACACATCTAATCCGTCATTCATCGTAATCGATAAATTTTTATTGATTCCGAATGGTATTTTCATAAATGTATCGACCCAATTTTTGATTTTATAGTATTCAGATTCACCTGGTTCCATAGATTTCAATACGTTTAATTTTTGTAATGCGATGGCTTTGAATTTCGCAGGCATTTTACTTTCCAATAAAGATAATCGGTAAGGCTTTTCAATATTCACATGTTTGTTGATTTCTTTTAAATCCTTCATAATTTTCAATTGTTCTTTATTCGATAATTTTTTCTTGAAATAATCAACTTCATTGGTATTTTTATTATCGTCGTGAATTAATTTATGATAATGTTTGGCGTTCTTAATACGAGCTTTCTTTACCATTTTTTTGATTGATTTATCACAATCGTTAATCGCATTAATTAAAATTTTACTCTTAGGCTTCTTTTTCAATTGAGCGGTTAATGATTTTTTGGTTTCAACCAAATCCAAGTATTCTTGTTCGATATCAGTCATCTCCTGTTCCTTTTTATCTTCAGAACTACTTTCAGATTTGTTATGTTTTTTAGACTTTTTCTTGTCTGTTTTCTTATCTTTTTTAGTTGGATTTTCAACGGCTTCGTAATTTTCCTTCATAAACGTTTTTTCATCATCACTATCACAATCCACGTCATCGCCATCGTCATTATATTCATCTTCAAACGCTTCATAATATTCATCATTATTACCGCCGCCAATTGTAAAGACAATATCTATTTTTTTATCGTCTTCTTCGGCGTCTTCCGAATCATATTCACTATCGTCTTCGTCATCACTATAATATTCTTCTTCTTCGTCAGAATCTTCGCTTTCGCTTTCTTCTTTGCGAGACTTTTTCGATTTCTTGGAAGATTTTTTGGATTTGTCTGCTTTTTTAGACTTTTTCGATTTTTCTTCTTTTTCTTTTTCTTTTTGTTTTTGTAATTTTAATTTTTCTTTGGAATATTTTGATGGAAACATATTTGATACGACTTCTAATAATTTAGATTTGCTTAATACGACTTCTTCTTCGTCATCGTCTTCTTCATCTTCTTCATAATCGTCTTCGTCGTCTTCCGTTTCAGTATCTTCACTTCCTAATGTTTCATCGTCATCTTCTTCACTGTCTGATTCGATAATTTTTTTATTTTTTTTGTTTTTATTTGATTTTTGTGGTGGTTGATAACTAGAATCACTCGTATCGGAATCCTCTTCGGAAAGGGTCTCTTCATCATAATCCATTTCGTTATCACTATCATCACTGTCTTTATTTTTTTTTAGATTTTTCTTTTTATCTGCGTTTTTCTTATCGTTCTTGCTGGTGAATTTGATAGGCATCTTTTAAGTTTGGTTGTTGTAAATAAGTTTACTAGAATATGTTTAAATTGATTAACTTTGATTATTCATAAAAAAAGAAATCAATTTTTTGAGAATTTGATAACATTTTTTATTTGTTATACCAAGTTGGCTTTTCACGTTTTTTCCACGAAGCAATTTTTTGTTTATCGGGTGTTTGATAATATTTGCGATAAGATTCAATCGCATCCAGGGATTTACATTCAACCGGCATAGCCAACGCGAATGGTGTTAATCCTTTTTGTGGAAATTTATCTGCGGTTGGCGCGTATTTACGTAAATAAGTAGCGACAATATATGATTTATGTTGTTTATCCGAAGGATGGTCATATCGGTATTTCCATTCATTGTGCATGGCTTCCACTAAATCCAATGTCCACATATAATTTTCTAAGGATGTTCGCATCCAAATAGTAACTGGGTGATTTTTATGTGCGATTTTGTATAATTTAATTTCATTTTGTATTTCGTTGTCGGGGTCGATAACTTGTATTGTGGTACATAACATTTGAACCGCTTCTAATAAAATTTTGGAAACGTGTTTATCAAACATGCATTCGGCACATTCTTGAAAATTTAATGATAAGATGAATAAGTTCATTGTTGGAAGTTTTTGATATTATTTTTGGTTGTTTATTTTGTAAAATGGTGAAATAGACAATTCAATTTTTTACACCTTTTCTCATTTCAAACGCCGATTCTCAGGCGAATTTTTAAGGTAGTAAAAATTTGTTTATTAGGTCATCGTGAAATGCCTATGAAATTTAAGAATTTATATCCCTACAAAATACATCTGGTCTTTTTCCTATTGTAAATATGGACCGGACTATTTCTAACATATTTTGTACAGCATTCTTATCTCTGTTATGGATTATTTCACACTTTGGTTTAACCGATTGACATCGTAACAATCCGTGACAGATTTCTGTTTCCCCTTTTCTTTTGGGTTTTTTACTTGGTCTTTCCTTGAAGGTTTCTAATTCATTATGACAGCAGTTACATAGCATTGATGTTTTGTATTCATTTACTAAAAATGTTTTGTATCCAGCATTTTTGAATATTCTTCTAAATTTCTTACAAATAACTGGTTCTACTCCTTTCATATGGTAACTTCCTTTATCGTAATCTCCCATTACATAAATGGTATTTTCTGGGCTACCGAATTTCTTGGAAAAATTTGTAATCATTTTTCTTTCGCTTTTCTGCGAGTTTGTAAAACTATTTAGTTTGAATTTCTTATAGAATTCTTGTTGGTAATGATCAAATAATTTGAAATTTACTTTATTTTTCTCAATACAATATTCCTTAAATTTTTCATAATTGGTTGTTTTACTATTATATTCATTCAATTCAGTTTCTATTTCTTTGATAGTTTGCTCTTCTATGATAGTTTCCTTACTTACTTTATCTCTAATTTTACTATACTTTTTCATTCGTGTTTCTATTCTTCGTTGGTTCTGAGTATAACGAAATGTTTGTAATTTTCCAGTTTCATCTTTTGAACCGCAATATATAAGGTCTGACATATTAGGGTCAATACAAACCACTTTCATATTTCTTAATTCATCTGTAATTTCAGTTTTTTCAATGTAATCGGTATTTACTTCTTCGCAACATTTTTTATTTTCTCTGGTTTTAGGAAGAGGTTTTCCATTCGTACCTAATCTTATAAATAAAGCACAACATGAAACGCCGTCAGTGCGTATCATAAATGAAAAAGCATATTTTTTCCCCTTTTTGAATGTTCGTTTATTTAACTTGAAAAATCTATTCCATAAATCAAAATACTTATTTTCTTTTTTATATGTTTGTAATATTGGATAACTTGGTTCATTACCTAAAAAGTTTTGAATTATTCCACAGGTATCAATACAAATATTCTTTCCTACAATGTTGCTTCTTAATGGTAATACATTAAATAATCGTATTTGTTTTTTCTTAGTGTCATTCATTTCATTATTTCTTAATATTTCATCATTTTGTAATTCAAATTGTCTGGAAAGATAAAACATAGAAATTAAATAATCTTGTGTATTAGATTTCAAATCATAATAAATATTATCATTATCAAACATACTTTTATTAGGATATAACAATGTTCGTTGTTCTCTAATCCACGAATGATATTTTTCTGCTGATTTTGGTTCATCAAAAGAAATCAAATCCTTTTTCACCTTATTAAATTCATCGCATAATTGCTTATGAAGTTCTTTTCTAATCACTTTATCTTTATTGTTCTTGGTAATTTCGGCAGATTTTTCTTTCACTTTGAAAATAAGATTTACGTATTTATTGAGATGGTCTATAAAATGTTCTTGGATATTATTATTTATGTTAGTAACCATATCAATAGCTTCATATGCTAAAATATACGGTAGCTTGTCATAATAGATAAAATCATTATCAACTAATGTAGAAGAATAATAATTATTATAAAAATTGTATAACAATCGCAAACTATCGGGCATATTTTTATCAGTATATCCACCAACGTTAGATTTTCTTATAGTAACAACCTTGAATACATCACATATAAATTCCTTATCAATTAAAGGTAATGGAATATGATTATCATAACAAAAAATACAATAAAGTTTAATAAATTGGTAAGCACTAATAACAATTTTATTAGTTCTATTTACTAAATCGTTTATGATAGGTAATATAGATTTATCCTTAATAACATTGTTTATGTTATCTTTATTGGTTTTCATATAATCAAAGTTATCTTCATCTTTTTTCTTCTCCTTAACTTTTTTAGGTTTTTTCATTCCTATATATTATAAAAAGAAAATAATTTTAAATAGTTTTTTCAAATAATTAATTATTCCTAAATAAATAATTATTTCAAATTGCCTAAATATTTTCTTCTTTGTTATTTTCTATTTTCATAAGTTTTTCTTTTCGTTTTAGATAAGCATTTCTTCTATATTCTTTAAGTTTTTCTGGATTTTCATCAGCTAATTTCTTTAATCCTTGTTTTGCTTTTGCTTTTATTATTTCTTTATTTTTCTCATAATAATTCTTACGACTATCATTATAATTTTGTAAAAGTTGTTTTAATTTATCATTTTCATTAAGTATATTTTGTTTTTCTTCTTCTACTTTTTTTAATTTATGTAAAAGTTCTTCAATATTCATTGTTACTTATTACAATATGAAAATATATTTTTAAATAATTTTAACTATATTAAAAATCGGCGTTTGAAATGAGAAAAGGTGTAGTAGGTAGGGAAACGTAGTTTCCCCTACGACCCCTTCCTTTTCTCTTGTGAAATGTTGTGAAATGTTGTGAAATGTTGTGAAATGTTGTGAAATGTTGTGAAATGTTGTGAAATGTTGTGAAATGGTTTGTGTAATTGTGATGATTATGATTTTGTGTTTATTGGTAAAAAATACGTTAAAAAAGATATTGGTATCCAAAATATGGTAGCCTCACTTTTTTATTTGTTATTTACAATAATAAATTATATCTTGGTGTATTTTATTTTTATACTATTAAATCGTGTATTCCAATTGTTCTTCGCGTACAAACAGTGTATCATAAGGAATACATCTAGGAAGTCGTTCTTCTCCAGGATTAAAATTGCTAATAATAGCGCGCATTTTTTCAAAAACACTTCTTTCTATAAGAGATAACTCTTCTTGAGAATCATCATACTCTTCGTGTTCCAAAAGAAGAACTTTTATCAAATCCTCCACTGTAATATCGTCTAACAGTTTATCTACAATAAATTCGGCAGATGGTCTGGGTGGTGCGTCGCGTATGCGCTCTCTAATGTCTTCATCCTCTTCTTCTAGGTCTTCTTGTTCATGTGTCTCTCCATGAATATTATTCATAAAGAAACGGAAACCACGTAGAGAGTAGTCATCAAACATATCATCTTCCTCTTCATCTTCGTAATCGCTATCAGTTTCGTCATCATCGTCCTCTTCTTCCTCTTCATCCTTTATTTGTTCGGCCATAGCCGTTCGGCAATAAGGGCATCCAAACCCATTATGGGCTACAGAAGTCATCAAACAATTCGTATGGAAACAATGACCACATTCAGTAGTAACACAGTTTTTATTGAAATCAATGATTTCCATACAAATAGGGCATTCTTTTTGGGTACTCATTTTCGTAAGTTTTAGTTCTTGGTAGTTTTTGGTGTATAACTTTACATTATCATAAAAAAGTAATTCAATTTTTTAGTAGGTAGGGAAACTACGTTTCCCCTACGACCCCCTTCATTTTCTCTTGTGAAATAGTTTTAAGTAATTATAGTGATGATTATAGTAAATGCGTAAGACAAGAAAAACGACCGATACAAAACTATATGTATATAATATATATGACGAATAAAAGCAAAAAATACAGGAATAACAAATTAAAAAGAAACTTTAGTAAAAAACGTCAAATTGGTGGAGGTAATTATGATGGTGAATGGAAGGATGGTAAGAAACACGGACAAGGTAAAATGACTTATAATAATCGTGATATATATGAGGGTGAATGGAAGGACGATAAGAGACACGGACATGGTAAATACAGTTTTATAGATGGTGAAGTATATGAGGGCGAATGGAAGAACGGTCAGAGAGATGGACAAGGTAAAATGGCTTATAAAAATGGTAATTTATATGAGGGTGAATGGAAGGACGGTAAGAGAGAGGGACAAGGTAAAATCATTTATAGTATCGGTCAAGAATACCTATACGAGGGTAATTGGAAGGATAATATGAAAAACGGACCAGGCAAAATAATTGAAAGAGATGATAAAGTATTCGAGGGCGAATGGAAGGATGATAAACCTTATGATAAAAAAGAGATTCAAAAAACAACTACCAAAGAACTTACTATTTCTAATACCAATTATAAAAAATGTCTAGAACAAAGTATATATGATTTTATTGAATTAACATATGTGAACGTAGAGGACTTTATGAATGAAGATAAAGACAATTTAGTTTTTAAATTCGGAGATTTTTTTTATGGCGTCAACAAAAAAAATATTACGTCTATTTATAAAAATGATAAAGAAAAAGTTTATTGTTGTTTCAAAATAGATGATACAAGAATCGTTCCAAGACGAGCAAATCTAGATTTGGCCAACATTTATTTTTATTTGAATAAACTAGGTATTCCTGCTGGAATTGTGAAACGCGAATATATACAAAAAATATTGGATGACGAGACAAACAAATTATATGAAATTATTGAAACAACACAAAAATGTGAAGCAATTACAACAAAAGGCGTGTTAGGTCCCACTACAATTCAATCAGGCACGCATCATTGTCAATCTGGGACAAATAACACGATATATGAAATACAAATTATTAAAGAGGAAACAACCGGTGGTAAAAAATACAAGAAGAGTTCACGAAAGAATAAAACAGTTAACACTCCAAAGAAAAAGAATTTATAATGGAGATTTTGAATATGCGAAGGTTCAATAATATCGGTTTTGGCGTACAGGCGCAATAATATCTGATTTATCTAATCTATATAATTGATTTGTTATCGAACATTTTGGTAATAATTCAATCACCGCAAGATAATCTATTTTATACACTTCATCATTTTGGGGGATTAGATATTCAGACGACATTTTTTGAATATCCATATAATGAACCAAATTATGTAAGTATACATTACATTTTTTTAAATGTGTTTGTTCTTTCGCAGTTAATTTGTAGAATAACGATAATAATTTATGTCTTGTTTTTAAAAACCAACTTATTGTTAGTCGAATACATCGTTCCCATTGACTATAGGTATTGAAAATATATCCAAATCGTTTTAATTTTTTTATATCTTTATGGTATTCTCGTAATAATAATAAATATAAATTGTATTCATTCATAATCCTTGCTAATCGTGAAGTTATATTTCCATATTGTTTCAAATCAATACATAACGTTTTGGGGAAAAGCAATAAATAGGTATAATTATTCAATATGTTGGATAAATAATGTTTATCGTGGTTAAATTGGTCGGTTGAGCGCATTTTTTGTGTAATTTATATAATTTATTAATAAAATTGTAGAACTTACTTCAATTTTATTAGCAAAATGATTTAGTAATATAACGCGTCAGAAAAATTGAATTTAATATATTATAAATAAAATAACATAAATAATTCTCTTATTATATATATTAGGCTATAGTAATATGTCGTCGAAAAGAAATAAAATGGTCGACTTTAAGCCCCCATCGAAAATTATTGGTGTTCAGTTTAGTATGTTATCTCCTGAAGAAATTCGTAAAAATTCAGTCGTAGAAATTACTTCACGTGATACTTATATTGGTAATAAACCGGTTGTGGGTGGTTTGTTTGACCCTCGTATGGGAGTATTAGAACCAGGTTTGATTTGTCCAACGGATGGATTAACCTATATTGATACACCAGGGTATTTTGGTCATATTGAACTGGCTAGACCAGTATTCTTTATACAACATATAAAAGAAATAATGAAAATATGCAGATGTGTTTGTTTTAAGTGCAGTAAATTATTAATCAATAAAAATCTTCATAAACATATTTTAACAATGAATTCAGAAGACCGTTGGGATTATGTCTGTAAATTATCAAGCAAAGTCAAACGTTGTGGTGAAAGTATTGATGATGGTTGTGGATGTAAACAACCTGATAAAATAAAATTGGAAGGAATGGCGACATTGTATGCTATTTGGGAAAATATAACATCAACGGATGAAGACCCTGAAAGTAAACGAATTAATATGCGTTTAACTCCTGAATTGGTATTAAAAATATTCAAGCGAATATCAGATGACGACATTTCATTTATGGGATTTAGTCCAACATGGTCTCGCCCAGAATGGATGGTATGCCAAGTTTTACCAGTTCCACCACCAGCGGTTCGTCCATCGGTAAAACACGATGCGCAGCAACGTAGTGAAGATGATTTAACACATATTTACAGCAATATAATAAAAACAAATCGCGATTTGATGGAAAAATTAAATAATCCAAACACATCCCCGAATGTTATTGAAGGAATGACTACCTTTTTACAATATTTCATAGCGATGATTGTGAATAATAAAGTGAAAGGAGCGAATCCGATGGCGCAACGTTCAGGAAGACCATTACAATGTATTATGGGACGTTTGAATTCAAAAAATGGTCGTATCAGAGGCAATTTAATGGGTAAACGTGTAGATTTTAGTGCTCGTTCAGTCATTACAGGAGACCCTAATTTGTCGATTCGTCAATTAGGTGTTCCTATGAAAATAGCCAAAAATATTACGAAACCCATTGTTGTGAATGACCGAAATCGCGATTTCTTAACAAAATTAATACAAAATGGTCCGGATGTATATCCAGGCGCGAAAATATTAGAAAAAAAGAATGGCGAAAATATTTCATTAAGATATGTGGACCGTGGTTCTATGCGATTAGAAAATGGCGATATCGTTCATCGACATATGATGGATGGTGATGCCGTTTTATTTAATCGTCAACCGTCTTTACATAGAATGAGTATGATGTGCCATATCGTGAAAGTAATGAAAAAAGGCGATACATTTAGAATGAATGTCGCCTGTACTCGGCCATACAATGCCGATTTTGATGGGGATAAACGTCATCTTGTCCCAAACATGGAGCGTTAAAAGCGTGCTACTCCATAGTCATATTACTTTTAACATATAATTTAAAAATAAATTAAAAATAAAATGCTATTATAACAAAGTATGGAATTTAATATTGAATTAAGAAATAAAATTATAGATGATGAAACACTTAGATGGGTAGAAATCTATAAAATTACTAATAAAATTAACCAAAAAGTGTATATTGGACAAGCAATTTCTCATAGGAGGAGTAATAACAAATATTATCCAAAAGGAATGATGGGAAGATTTAAAGAACATATGAAAGAAAGTAATCAGAAACAAAAATATCATTGTAATGCTTTAAATAATGCGATTCAAAGTTATGGTTCTGAAAATTTTAATGTTGAACTGCTTAAATTATGTAGTATTGAAGACGCAAATAAAATAGAAACATATGAAATTCAAAATCATAATTCCCTAGTTCCAAATGGTTATAATATAAATACAAGTTGTAATTCACTTTTACCATCAAATGAGTTAAGAGAAAAAATTTCTATCGGTAATATCAATTACCACTATCAAAAACATTTAGCAAAATTCGAAAATATATTGTTTGATGTAGATGAAAGTGAATTTGATAAATATATTACTCCTAGAAACAAATATAATACACAAATTGGTTGGAATTTAAGAATAAATAAAAAAGTTATAGAATTTAAATCTACCATACATAGTTTAGATGAAACAAAAAAAAGAGCATTTGAATTTTTAAAATTATTAAAAGAAAAAAGTAATATAGGCAACGTCGCCAAACTGACTGGAAAATCCTTAGAGCCTTCACTACCACTCACTAGCGGAAACGCTTGTGAGGAACTCGTTTAATAGACGAACCCAATGGTAAAAAAGTGAAGGATTGGACAATCAGCAGCCAAGCCCCTAACCTCGTTATGGTAAGAGTATGGGGAAGGTTCAGAGAGTAGATGACGACGGGTCTCAAATGAAGGTCTAACCAACCTGATGAGGCACAAGGTGTATTCCACCCCCTTGGGAAACCTTGGGGATATATTCGGAGATGAATATGCACATGCCTCAGAATGTCTTAGCAGAAACAGAATTAAGACATTTGGCGGCAACACCATACCAAATGATTAGTCCAGCAGTAAATGCCCCACTCATTGGTATATATCAGGATTCATTATTAGGTTCATATAGATTTACAAGGCCAAACATAAATTTTACGCCAAGAGAAGCAATGAACTTATTAATGATGTATAATAGTGTAAATACAGAAGCATTACGTGAAAAAGGAAATAAAATAACAAATTTTGATATATTATCCCAAATATTATCACCACTAACAATGAAATATAAAACAAAATTATTTGAAGAAAATGAAGAATATGAAACATCCAACAATGTATTAGAAATAAGAAATGGTAAGTATATCCGTGGTCAATTAGAAAAATCAGTCTTAGCATCGACCACCAAAGGAATTATTCATCGCGTTTGTAATGATTATGGAAATATGGCGGCAGCGAATTTCATAGATGATTTACAAAATATTGTCACTGAATATATGAAATCTAGTTCATTCAGTGTAGGTATTAGTGATTTAATTGCGAATAAGAAAACACAAGATAGTATTATTCAAGTCATAACATCACAAAAACAAGAAGTCCAATCATTAATTGAAAAAGTTCATTTGGGTATTTTCGAAAATCCTACTGCGAATACAAACTTAGCGGAATTTGAACAAAGTGTGAATAACATATTAAATAAAGCTACTGAACAATCAGGTAAAATCGGTCGTAAATCGTTAAGTAAAGACAACCGTTTCTTGATGATTGTTGAATCGGGTTCTAAAGGTAGTTTGATTAATATTTCACAAATGATTTCTTGTTTAGGTCAACAAAACGTAGATGGAAAGCGAATTCAATATGGTTTTGATAGTCGCACATTACCACATTTCAGTAAATTCGATGATTCACCAAACGCGCGTGGTTTCATTGAAAATTCATATATTTCCGGTTTAACCGCCCCTGAATTATTCTTTCACGCTATGGGTGGTCGTATCGGTTTAATTGATACTGCGGTAAAGACATCACAAACTGGTTATATCCAAAGAAGATTAATTAAAGGTCTAGAAGATTTGAAAGTAGAATACGATATGACCGTTAGAAACAATAAAGGTAAGATTATACAATTTGCCTATGGCGATGATGGTTTTGATTCAACACGTGTAGAAAATCAAATCATGCCACTAGTGGGTATGAGTATAGAAGATGTATATATGCATTACGATATTATTGGAGTAAATGATGAACATACCGAAACAATTCATGTATATTCCAAAGGAACAGCAACCCGCTTAGGTAAGCAACGTAAAGAAACAAAAGCAAAAATTCAAATGTATATTGATAAAATGATTAAAGCGCGTAATGATATAGTAAAAGGTGTATTTAAATATAAAAATGAAAATTCGATTAAAATACCAGTTGCTTTTCAAAATTTGATTGCGAATATTCAAGGACAATTGGGATTAAATTCCAATTCTATCGTGGATATTACCCCATTCGAAGCATTTGAATTGATTGAAGAATATTATGAAAAATTAAATATGTTAAGATTTGTTCAACCTACCTCATTGTTCCACGTATTATATTATTACTATTTAACTCCAAAAGATTTATTATGTAATAAGCGTTTCCATCGCAAAGGTTTGGTTTTACTGTTAGAAAATGTATTATTAAAATACAAGCAAGCCATCGTTCATCCTGGTGAAATGGTAGGTGTTATTGCGGGTCAATCCATTGGTGAACCAACTACGCAATTAACTCTTAACACTTTCCATTTATCAGGTGTAGCATCAAAATCAAATGTTACTCGTGGTGTGCCTAGAATTGAGGAAATCTTGCGTTTAACTGAAAATCCAAAAAATCCATCCTTAACTGTTCATTTGAAACCATTAGAAGAAGAAGAACAGGATAAAGCGACCAAATACGCAAATATGTTGGAACACACAAAATTAATAGATGTAATCAAATCAATTCAAATATGTTTTGACCCAAATGATAACGCAACCAATATTATCGACGACCGTATATTAATGGAACAATATTATGAATTTGAAAAAATGGTAGAAGAATGTATGGAAGTAAATGTAGAAAATGATACACAAAAATCAAAATGGGTTGTTCGTATGGAAATCGATGCGGAAGCATTATTGGATAAAAATATTACAATGGATGATATTCACTTTGCGATAACGAATAGTTATGACGGAGAGATATCATGTGTATATTCTGATTACAATTCATCCAATTTGGTCTTTAGAATTCGTTTGAACGGAAACGCATTGAATAAAAATAAAAAGAAATCCACCGCACCTGATACATTAGACCAATCTGATGAAATATATTTATTACGTAATTTCCAAGAATCTGTGGTAAATAATATTGTATTACGTGGTTTGAAAGGAATTGATAATGTTATCCCTCGTAAATTACAAAATTATATTGTGAAAGATGAAGGAAAATATAGTCGTAAAGATGTATGGATATTAGATACAACGGGAACAAATTTATTGGAAGTATTATCTTTAGATTTCATTGATTATACACGAACATATGGAAATGATATTAAAGAAATATTCAATGTATTGGGTATTGAAGCAGCACGTCAAATCGTATTCAATGAATTTACAGAAGTCATGGAATTTAGTGATGTAAATATCAACTATCATCATTTAAGTTTATTATGCGACCGTATGACTTCGAATAAAGACATGGTTTCTATTTTCCGTTCAGGTATTTTGAATGATGATATTGGACCAATTTCAAAATCCACTTTTGAAGTTCATACAGAAGTATTATTAAAAGCATCCAGACACGCAGATTTTGACCATATGCGCGGCGTTTCCGCGAGTGTTATGATGGGTCAACATGGTTATTTTGGAACAGGTTGTTTTAATCTAGTATTGGATATGAAAGAAATGGAAAATATTGAAGACGTCGAAGTGAATACTACAGATGAAAAACAAGAAATAGAAAAGTTGTTTGGAAATCTAGAAGACAAGGGAGATTCGTGTGCTAAAAACAAAATAGAAATCAAAAATAATTTATCGGCAATCAAATCCGAAGATATTGGTGATTGTAATAACGATGATGGTTATGATATGGGATTTTAGAACACCAATACATAAATAATTTATTATGAATACAAATAATAAATTATTCAAGCATGTAAATAAGTTAAATAATATATAAGTTGTTTATTATTTTACTATGTTGGAGGATACACCTATAAGTATCACCGAGTATAAAATACCAACACAAACATTTTATCGGCGCGCATGTTTAGCCGATTTTTTTGATGAAGGAAATGAAAAAACCTGTGAAAATACAAATAACAAATACAATAAAAATTATTCACATAACAATGATACTATATCAAAAAACCAGCAAGAATTTGGTCATAGAAAAAGAATAAAACCATGACGCACGGGAACGAAAAGTCAACAACAAATAGTTCCCAAAGGTTTCAAGAAAGGGTTCAGAGGTTAATCAATGAAATGAATATGTGAATGACGCTACTTTATTCAATAAAATGGCTGACTACATAGAAATTACTTTGATAGTTTTCTCAACCAACATACGAAACAAATCAGATGGAACCACAGAAAATCTTATAAGATGATGATAGCAGATATTGGCTACACTGATGCGGCAGCATTGAGGTTCGATAATGTTTTTGGTGATGAGGGTTTACTACGATTCTTTCTCACAGTTTTATTCTTGACGCAACGGAATTTTTTATTGCGAACATTACCTTCTTTACATTTTTTAACACAACGGCGTTCAACTGGGTGTTGTTCTTCATTATCCGGACAAATCATAGGAGGTCTATCGGATAAACTATTGATTTCATCAGGTGATAAAAACAAATTGGTAGAATCTACTTTTGAAACCAATTTCTCAATACCATCTAGTTTCGCTTTACCCTCTTTGATAATATGATTCTCATAATATTTATTGTGTTTTTCCAATAATCCAAACCTAGACATTACTTCTTCGTATTTATGTAATGCTTCAGCAGGTTCAGTACGGCTAGGTAAATGACTACACATCATAAACGCAAAAATATCATTTAATTCATCAATCAACGCCGGTTCCATAAACTTAGCACACTTAGATAAAACAATAACCAAAGCAATACCTACGCCATAGGTATCAATCGTATTGATAGATTTATTCAAAAAATCATCATAGTTATTTTCTTTTATTTCTAATACAAAATCCAAAAAATCACTCATGATGATTTTAATATTTTCTAGTCGTGCTTCATTAGGAGTATTTGGCATAATACTATAGAAAAAATTTCGGTAATGATTATTTCCTCGTGTATCTAGACTACGTACAATATTTTGAACCATATGTAATTTATCTTCATTAGACATTGAGCATAAACGATTGAAATTATTTTGATTCAAATACTTGATTTCAAAGGGAAAAGACCAGTGTGTATTCGCCCTCTCGTTTTTTGATTCTTTGCTTGATTGAATTAACTCTTGTCTTGAAGTCATTAATCCAAAATCAATAAAATTAATGCGGTTCTTTTCTTCATTGTATACGATATTTTGGGCTTTTAAGTCATGATGAACAAGGTCTTTTTCTAGAAATACGGTTAACCCATACAAAATACGTTGTGCTTCAATCAAAAACAATTCTATTTTATTTTTATTTTCGGGAGTAACTGGATTTTTAGAAAATCGTTCGGCGAAGTCAGCTAGATTCAACCCACCGTCTTCCATAATTAATATGAAGTAATTCTGTAATAATGTTGGGTCAGGTAAATCACACTTTTTAATCGCATCTAGATTATTTTCCTCAAACTTCGGAGAACATTTATCTGGCTTTCCTAAATATAAATATTTTTTTGGGTCGGCTTTACGTATAGAGTCATATTCGTTCATTTCCGTTTTTGCGTGTTCTTTCAACATATATTTGGAAATCTTATTTTTATAATCAATCTTTTTTGCCGTTTCTTTACAACGAAGACTTGGTTTGTGAACGCATCCATAACTTCCTTTACCAATAACTTGTGGATGTATTTTTAGTTCAGCAGGAGAACTACTAACTAAATCAACATCTAATGGTTTGGGAGTCCTATCTGAAATACCAGGTGATATTCGATGAATACTAGAGTCAGGTTTGGGATTCTTCTTTATGCTACTATTCTGTTTGCTTTTTTTACTATGTACTGAAATTGTTTTCTGAGACATCTATAATATATATAAATGGATATATATTATATTGCTAAAAATTAGGATTGTTCCAAAAATTCGGGCAAACTAATAATATTACGTTTGTATTCACCACCGGAAATAGCAGTATTCAACATTGTTTCAAAACCTTTTAATTCGGAAATATTCAAACTTGGAGTAATTAAATGATACATAGGAATTGTGTTTGGTTCATTTTCGGAAGGACATCTTATACAATATATTTTCTTAGATAATATAGACTCTACATTTGATAAAACTAACCAATCGATTCCTGCGTTCATATGTTTGAACGGTTTGGAGGAAAATAATAGAATTGGTAAATTGTATTTATGAGCAATCATCCATATATCTAAATTGGTTAAAAAATATTCTTCACTCATGATTACAGTTTCAAGTGAAACCGTTTTCTTACGCACACTCGTCATTAGTGCTTGTTTTCCTTGTTTAAATAATATATCTACAATTTGAGTTTGATAATTTGGAATATAATCTTTGTAAGCATTCCATAATGATAGTTTCAATAGTTCAATGGATAAAAATTGATTCGTTGTTTTTTGTAGAATTAATAGCAATACATAAAAACTACAGCGAGCGGAATTATGAAAAATGATTTCGCGACAAGTTTTGGGGAATACTTTTTTCCAATAACTGGTGGATATATTTCCGATTACATCAACGGTTTCTTTAATACATTGAATACCTAATTCATCAACTAATTGGTCAATACTCTTCTTTTCAAAGTCTTGTTTATCCAATGAAACTACATTATCATATTTTTTAGTTGAAATCGAAGGAACCGCTTGTTCAAATGTTATATGTTTGACATAATCGCTTTGTGGAAATTGAATTAATCCGTCAAAATATTCATTGGTCAATAATGATTGTAGCATGATGACTTCATTATTTCTTATTTTATATTCGTTGTTTGTAACGTTTAAATAATATTTTGGTTCAAACATAAATAGCTTGATACGTTTATATCGCAATAATTCATCCGCAATTCTACCGAAATAAACTGTCTCGTTATCTACATGACTGATTAAATGATTTTTTGGTAAAATAAGTCGACAGTTCTCATCGTCTTCCACTAAACAATAACTCTTCTTTTCGCATTTTGTTTTACAAGTTGAAATTTCATATACATCGTCAATGATTTCTTGGGTGATATCTGTAAAACGGAATGATTTTGCCGACATTTTTCTCAAGAAAAACTCGATTTTCTTCAATTTGTCTTTGTAATATTCATTTGAATGATCAATAATATCCAATAATTTTGAACGAATATCGGCATTATCACTTTGATTCATTAACCCGCGAATCGTGGTACGGAAAGCCAAATAAAACTGACTTTCTAACAATATTTTTTTAGTAGTATCTACCCGTTGAGTATCAGGTTCTTTGGTACTAGTCAGTACTTTATCAGCCAATAAATAATTCGAACTCTCCAACGTATCTATACCATCGTCTTCAAAATTTTCTTGAGGAGGAACAATTTGAACAAATTGATTTGTTTCGGTTAATATACCTACTATCAAATTATCTTCAATGACTTTTAACATTGGTTTACAATAGATAGGTTCAGAATGGTTTTTGGTTTGTTCATATAAAGCACTCAATTCATCGCGTGTATTTCGGTAATCCGTCCATATATCATCGTCCATAAAGACTATTTTTAGGTCATCAATAGGAGCCGAAGGAAAACAAGGAACGAAAAAAGTAGTTTCGCTATCACTTTGTTTCGTTAATAAACCAATAATTTTGCCTTGATAATTCATGACTTGAGATTCCACTACATAATTAAATGCTTTCAATATACCATATATTTTAAAAACCAACATATTATGTTTGAATTTATAGACATTCGGCATACTGAATTTGGGATAACATTGGTTTCCAATCGTATTTTGAATAACATTCAATATTCGTTTGACGTTAGTCATGACCGCAGACTTATATTTGTTTGCTTGATGAAACAGCTTGAACACTGTTTTTGTTTTGTCTTTGGTATCATATAAATAAATAGGTTCATATAAATCATTACGCTTTAATATAAAAACATTGTATTTACGAGGGTCATATAACTTAGAATTATATGAATTACTAGGACAAATAATTTCCATATTATCGGTAATATCATTGTTCAATATATTCATAATAATCAGATTGATTCCACCGTCGAACAATTTGGTATTATTGTTTGAAATAAAATCCCATAAATAGGTATAATCCACTAATGCGTGTTCATCCTTTAAATAATTTAAAAATTGTTGGAAAGATAAGATTGTATCTTCTAAAAAATCGAGTTGTGATTCATTCGATTGGTCAATACTTTTGTAGAATTCCGTATTTTGATATTTTTCAATTTCGGTAATGCTTAATTCGGTTTTTTGTTTCGTTGGTTTAAAAATAGAAGGAAGAGAACCATTGTTATATTTTAAAAACATATCTAAGGTAATCGAATTTGTAATAATACCAATCATATCTTTGATAGTAGGCACTTCGACAGTTTCTTTCCCAATGATACTTTTATGTTCAGCATAAATATCCGCAATACAAGCGATAAAGGATTTATTTTTACTATATTCTACGCCATAACGTAATAATATACTGGAATCAGGTTTAATCAATGCCGAGTTTTGTTTCGAAATAACATCATTATGGTCAATATTAAAAAATAATTCGATTGCGGGTGGTAAAAACCCAAAACGTTCTTTTAATAGAGGAAACCGTTCGACACCAATAATATAGGATGTATTTTGTATCTCATTCGTATCCGCTACATATGTTTCCGGATTTAAACATTGATTTCTACGTTTTACACGAGATGGCGCATCCCAATTGTTATAACAACATGGTAAGCAGAGATTATCAGGGTGTGTTCCTGATTCTTTAAATCCCGGATAATGGTCTCTATATTTTCCGGTATTGGAATCAATATGGTATTTTTTATCGGTAAATTCATATACATAATGTCCTGGTTTAATTCGTTTACCTTCACTATCCGGTGGTAAAATTTTACCGCATTTTCCGGCTTTCACATCTTCTTCTGTAATACTGGTATTGGTTGCTAAGCACCAAAAGCGAGGGCAGATAAAGTAATGTTGTTTATTTGGGTCGCTTCCGTATTTAATGGCTTTTGTATATGAGCCAGGGTTCTCTTTATCTATTTTCGCTTTCTCTTCTTCTGTTAAAATAACGGGTTGTAAATTTGCGTTCGATGGGCATATACGTGGATAACTTGTATAACCGTCTTTTTCTTCAATGGTAAATAGTTTTTTGTCTCTTTCAACCATTTTGTTAAATAGCAAATCTTTTTTCTTGAAAATCTTACCATCTAATTCTTCTCCTAAGCCGCCCTTATACTTTTTACCTCCTTCCATATTTTCTTCCTCTTCCTCTTCATCATCAAATATAATGGCTTCATCTTCTTCCTCTAGATTTTCAGTAGGATTTTCAATCATATTATCCCCTACATCATTTTCCGCTTCCTCGTCATCATCAAATATAATACCTTCGTCTTCCTCATCCTCTTCTATGATATCAGGCTCCGGTTGTTTGGCGAATTGAATGGGTTTGATTTTAATTTCTTTTGGAATGATGACTGTGTTTAATTGTGGTTCAATCTTTTCAACTGTAGTCGAGCAAGTAGATTTAATGTATTTCGCATCAACCGTTATGGATTTGGGGTCTAATGATAAACGTAAAATAGTATCGATGTATATATCGAGTGGTTGAATATAAAAAAACGATGAAATATTACTAATTTCAACGCGTAATTTATTTTCAAAAGGTTGATAATGAAAATTGGTCATAAAACCAGGAGTTTCTGCGATATCAACTTCCTTATTTACAAATTTACCATGTATTCTAGTATATTGACTTAAAAATTTGGCCATTTGTGTATATGCTTCCTCTTCTGTTAATTTGAAATTATCAATCAATTTAATAATCACTTCACGTTCACTTTCTGTTTTATCATAGACATCGCGTATCATCATAGAGATCGCATCCATTTCTTGAAAATTCTCAACACGTTTATAAATAAAAACCGCTCCTTTTGAAATATTCTCTTCGCCGGTAGTGTTGAAAATACTTGTTATACATCCTTTATGATTGGTCAATTTCAATTTATTATCATTATTCATTGGGATATTATATACATATTTCATATCTTCAATTTCAATATTTGAATCATAAATATCTTCAAATTGGCGAATAATGTATCCATTTTGTTCTAATAAATCGTTTATGTTATCTACAATAGGTGTGATTAATGTTTTCAACATGGTATTCAATTCATCTAGTGAAACAATGGTTTCTAACTGACATTTCACACGTATATTTCCATTATGTTCAAAATCAATAATAAATTCATTCTCTTCTTCTTTAATATAAAACGAAATTTGTTTCGATTTGCCTGTTTGTTTTGATAAATTCATAATGGTGGATTTTGGTAAATAAGGAATTTTTTTGCCTGTTTTGGAAATTTTTTCACTATATAAACGGTAAATGTTCTCATGACGAAGTCCTGGATTGTATTTTATATACGGCATTTTTTGAGATACGTGAATATTTTTAAAGATGGCTTCTAATGGAAAACTAGTTTTGATATGTGGATGTATAATAATACGAAAGGATTGAATTCCTTTATTAATATATGGTAATTCACTGGATTTACTATAATAGATTTTATAAAATAAATCAATAATTTCATAGCTTTTCAATCGCTGTTTTATTTTTAAATTATCATTGATGCGTAATACTTCAGAATGGTTTTCAATCAGTTGTTGTTTTGTTAGAATCGACATATTGGACAATAAAGGGAAATATAATTTGGCCAGGTTCTCTTCTGGTAAATCATTATTGATAGCATAATCAAAAATATCTTCAGCTAAACACATATAAATCATATTGTTGATGGGATTTCCATAATTTAATAATAAAGAATATTCAAGAGAGACCAATGGATTTTCAAAACTATTTTCAAACCTATAATCCTCATTATGTAAAATATCAAATGGATTGGCAGAGAACATTAAATTCAATTCGCGCGTAAATTTTTGTCCCAACGATACTTTCAAAGGTTGTTTTGATTTATGAATATCTAATTTAACTAAATCCGCATATTGATATGTTTCTTTAGGAATAATTACATTATCAATCACTGTATTTGGAATATTTAAATTCATAATCAATTGACCAAACATATTTTTATCAAAAGGGATTTGTTCATTTTTAGTATTTTGAAGATATACATTCATTAATTTGATTTTTTCATAAATAGTCATAAACAAATAGATTTCATTGTAAGATATTTGACCGCCCAATTCGTGTAATAATTTTATTTTAATGGCTTCAACAGTATCGTCTTTATGGATTATTTGGTCGGAAAAAACGATTTCGGGACTATCCGTTTCAATGTCTAACAATTCAGTTTCGCTAAATAAATCGCTTAATTTCACATTTGTATCTTTATTTCCGTTAAATATGAAAATCCTTTTAAATTTGGAATCACTTCCTAAGAGACATACTTTATATATTTCATCAGAAGGTATACTTATTTTAGGAGTTTCCATTCGTATATACAATATATTATAAATTTTGTATTATATTTTTTGTTCATATATATAAAAAATGAAAAAGGCGTTATTGATTGGTATAAATTATACGAGCACACCAGATGTCCAATTGAATGGATGTATTGACGATGTAGTAAATATCCGTAATACTTTAATTGACGCATATGATTATGAAACCGCGAATATAACTTTATTACGAGATGACGAACTAAGAGCTGCGTATCAACCAACGCGTGATAATATTATCAATAATTTAAAATCATTGGCCGCGCAAAGTGGTAATTTGAGTGAAATATGGGTTCACTATAGTGGACATGGTTCTCAAGTTCGCGATACGAATGGAGATGAAGCTGGTGGATATGATAGTATGTTAATTCCTTGTGATTTCCAACGGCGAGGTGTTATCTTAGATGATGAATTATTGACTATCATTCAAACTATAAAATGTAAAGCTATTTTGATGTTCGATAGTTGTAATAGTGGAACAGTGTGTGATTTACCATGGTCATTTGAATATAAAAATCCGGCGACATATTTAAAAACGAAAAACAATAACGTAGTCATTCAAAATCCAAATATATATATGTTGAGTGGTTGTAAAGATAATCAAACCAGCGCGGATGCGTATAATAATGACTCGCAACAATATGTAGGTGCTTTTACAAATGCGTTAATCGCAGCATTGCGTATGAATCGTCATAATGTTCCTTTTTTAATTCTATATCGCGATGTTTGTAATTATTTGAGCACGAATAAATTTACCCAAATTCCTATTATGTCGTGTTCTACACAAACTCCGAATCATACATTCACACGAGCAACTCAATTATCGGTTGCGAATGATGTAAACAAAATGGTTTTGATGTCTGCGAATAAATCAATACGCGCAACTATGAAAATGGTGATGTAAATACAAATTTACAGATGTAAAATGCTAAGAACATATTAATTCTTTTAGAAATTAATATATTCATATACTATATTTTATGACGAATAGATACTTGCCTTCTTCGCGCTCATTTAATCCATATACGAATGTGAAACAGATTACCTTCTCTTTACGAAACCCACGTGAATTAATAACGTCAGACCCTAGCTTGAGTGAAACGATTACGACCAACGATGTTAGTTTGAATGAGTATACAAATGGTCAGTTTGATGATGTAATTGCAGATATGAATGCTAGATTACATACATTAGGTTATTGTGATATAAATATATATACCGATGCCTCAGGCACGATTTTTGCGCTCGATAATGAAGGAAAAAATATTGAAAAACGATTTATTAAATCGATGTCATATACATATCCGTATATAGATGTTAGTGAGAATTTTGTATTTGGTTATATTGTGTTAACCTTTGATGATGATAGCACATTTTCATTGAGTGATGAATATCATACCGTATTTTGGTATTCATTTTATGGAATGGACCCATTGGTTATTAAACAGTTCTCTTAAACCCGATACGCTTAAGCATCATAATATGGATTATCGTGTATTTTCATTCCGCAATATTCTTGTGGAGATTTTTTATAATCAACTGGTGTATGGATACCGGCTTCTTTGGCGTTTTCTAATAAAAATTTGAAATTCGCCCAGAATTCACTTTTATGGCCAATCGATTTCGTCATAATATGCGATAATTCGTGTATGGCGACAAACAATAAAGTAGATTCATCAATCAATTGATTATTATCTTCTTTTTTCTTATTTAAACAAAACGCCAACTTTTCACCCTTGTTCTCACTATATGCGGTATATGAACTGGTAGGTAATGTCTCCATAATCTTTTTTGGGTTAAAACCAGCAACTAGTCGTTTCACATTTTCTTGTTCGGGGTATTTTTTACCAACAAATGCGACTAATTCTTTACATTTTTCAGTCATCTTCGCCAATAAATCAGCGGCTTGTTTTACTTTTTCACGTTCTCTTACGCAATATTTATTTCCATCTACAGTAGAGACAATACATTTTAATTGAAAACTATCAGCGTTGTCTATATACACATAAACACATACAACAATAACAACGCCGACGATAAAATATCCTAAAATATCACTTTGATTCATATATTACTTATATAATATATGAAACGATTATAAAAAATAAAAAGATTATATATGATTACATATTTTTTCTACCATAGCTTGTGAAGGTAATGTTTCCCCTACGATACATACGCTCATCAATTCAGGTTTAAAATATTTACGCGCTATTTCATGAATCTCTTTTTTCGTAATATTTTTATAACAAGTCTCGTAAATTTTATCATAAGGAATAATCTGTGAGTCATCTCCATAAATCAAGTATTCTTTTCCATTATGGTCCGCCGCATTATAACAATCTTCTAATTTTAATTTCAATGTTTCTCTCTTCGAATTCTTCGCGACGGATAATTCTTCTTCAGAAACACCTTTATCCTTTAGATTACATATTAAATCTACAAGTAGAGGGAGTACTCCTTTTCCATTTCCATTTTTTATCAGTTTTTTATAATCGGTTTCAGCCGTTAAAATAAAATCACCTAAATGTTCATAATAATCAGCGACTGCTTGAGATGAATAGGTTAAACCATTCTCTTCGCGTAATATCATTGATAAACGACCGCTTAACCCATTCAACATTTTTTTCAATAAATTCAATACGTATTTGTCTTTGGATGAATGAGGACATGTACGAAAACCAATCGATACTAAATTTGTAATAATGCCTGTTTTTTTATGTAAATAATATTGAGGTTTCAATTGAGGAGTAATCATAAAGGATATAGTTCTCTTGGTCAATCCGTCATTGAGTATAGCTTTCTTTTTCATAAATTGTGATTTTAAAACGATTTGTCGAATTGTATCAAAAGAAATATTGGTATTGATACTGAGTACAAACCGGCTGGGAATATAAAAGGAGTGGTAATAATCCAACACCGCATTATAATCCAATCGTTTTTTATGATATCGTAAATTATCAATTTCAAATTCATAAGAAGAACCTTTATACAATAATTTGTCTAGGTTCTCTTCCAAAATAACATCCGGATCATTTTCATTTTTAATGTTCTCTTCTACTACCACTTTATATTCCTTGTTATATTCGGTTTTCACAAAAGTAGAATTCATAAGCATATCTGAGATTAAATGAATACTGTTCTTTACATAGTCATCCCCACATTTCACATGATAACAAGTTAAACGTTTATCTGTATATGCGTTGAAATCCGCGCCGATGCGGTCAAATTGTATTAAAATATCTTTTGATTTGGGGAATTTGTTTGTTCCTTTAAAACACATATGTTCAATAAAATGGGATGCACCGCGAACAGAATCGTCTTCATGTACCGACCCGACATCACAGAATAATTGAACAGAACTAATGGGTAAATTATTTTTAGGTTTTTCATAAATAATTCTAAATCCATTAGGAAAAATATAGGTTTGTATCGTCATAATATTATAGTATTATAATATTGTGATATATGGTTTTTCACCATTAAATTATTTATTGTGGTCCTTGGCCAATTTCTAGTGGGACACGTGCTAAATCAGGTTCAATAGTGGATTGGTTCCATGGGCCAACTTGTTGGACAGGGATGATTGGGTCAGAACGAATTTGTTGATTGGCATTTCTTAAGGTTTGGCCGATGGTATCAATACCAATGTGATACCCCGCTTGTAATAAATCAGGCATTAAAACATCGCCCTTTTTCATGGCATTAGGGTTCAATGCGGACCATTGGTTGTTTTGGTCAGCAGGTAATAAATCACTTGGGTTAGCGACTGGTTGAAGAGCATAGCCAGGGGTGGATGCCTGAGGCTTTGGTACGACGGTTGGGTCAACTGGTGGTTGAGCAGCTACAACAGGAGCACCTGTAGCCATACCATCTAAGTTAAGAGACTTGAAACCAGAATAACTTAATAATCCCCATGCTAAAATAAGAAAAATGACTAAAAATAAAACTCTTTCTTTTGTGAAAAACTTGGCCAAAGCACTTTGAATATTATTAAACATTCCTTTTATATAAACGGCTGATAAAATATTTATGAATTTTCATATATATTTTCGCTAAATATATGGAAAATGTTCGGTTATTCACTTTCATTTTTTTTATTTTCATCATTTTCATTTTCTAAATCTTCTAAGTCTAAATCACTTTCTTCGCTATCATCAATATCTTCCAACATATATGTATTTTTTATACGTTTGGCCTCTAAATAAGAAGAAAGTGCTAAATTTCTGGCTATTTTGGCTTTTCTCCTAGCCTCTCTATACATTTCATAATAAACTTCGTTGGATGTTTTAATATGTATAACATCATTATCGGGTAAACTTTCAAGGGGGAAATTTACTTCTTCTAAACCATTCGATATAACTTTCTTTATTACTAAATTTGTCGGTGCGTTTTCGGATGTTTCTTCTTTCTGAATTTCCTTAATTTCTTCTTTTGCGGGTTCTTCTATTTCCTTATCTACTGTTTCGTTTATAGATTCTACCGCTGTATCTTCTTTTACTTCTTCATCTATAGTATCTTCTATTTCAGTGTGTTTATCGAATGATTCTTCAACAGTTTCTGATTGTACTTCATCTTCTTGTTTGATAACCGGTATGAGCCGTTCTTCTTTTGCGGTATATTCGTCTTCTTCCAGTTTCATCGTGATATTTTCTCTCATGATTGGTTTATTTTCTGGAATTTCACCATTACTAATTTGGTTTGTGTTTTTAGGTTTTAATAAACATTTTTCGAAAATATTAGTAGGCTTCATGACTAGCATTTGTTTCATTTCAATTTCAATCTGAAAATTACGTGATGAACATTTTATACCTTGAAATTCTAAGATAGTCATTACATTCATAGAATCATTTAATGATTCCATATCAACCTCGCTTTCATTCTCGTCATAAATTTTCAACTTTACTACATTTGTTCTAACCGTATAATATTTACCTGATTTATATATTTTCAAAGGAGATGTGAAATAGTTTTCAATATCGTGTTTTTCCAATCCTCCGTCAAACCATGCTTCACGGTTCTTATAAATGATTTCTTGACTATAATTTTCTAAATTTTCAATCCAACGAATAAATTGTTCATTTTCATTATTGAACACTAAATCGGCAAACAATTTTTTACCCGCTCTTGTAATACCATCTTTTAATTTACATTTAGGCGGTTGAATATACAACGACATATCTCCAACTAAAAATTTAATAAAATAATTACCTCCAGTTATAGGTGTAGGTTTTGTTAAATGTAATTTATCAAATTGGAATGAATCGTTTGCTTCATGTATATAATCCATTTTTATATAATAGTGAATATTATCTTTAATAGTGTTTTACGCATATATTTATCCTATTCGTTCAAGATATTTTTATAAAATAGGTGGATTAAATAGATGAAATGAAAAATATACGGAATACATGTATGGAATTTTTTCAAAATGAAGATATGCGTAAACATATAAAAGATATAGTGAAACCCATTGTCGATTTAATGTATAATGAAATGTATTATTACGTTTGGTTTGTTTGTCTGTATCATGTATTCTTAATATTTATTATATTAGTGAACCTGGTATTATTGATTAAATTATTAAATACGAAAACAATCGCAAGTTCTCCAAGTATTTAGCCGAAAATATTTTTATAATTTATAATCTTTAGATATAATATATATAATGAACAAGTGGACCGAACTCGTTACAAAGACATTTGAGGAAAACAAACATAAAGCTGGTTATAAATTAAAGAATGCTATGAAAGACGCCAAGAAAGTATGGAAAACGTTGAAGAAGCGTATATTCAAGGGCGGCAAAAAAGAACTTGAGGTTGAAGAACCAGCAGTTGGCGGAAAATCCCGCAGAAAGACAGCCAAGAACTCGCGTTCTAGAAAAAGTAGAAAATAAATCATATAATAGTATACCAATGGATACTATTATAAAAACGCCCAAGAACCAATTTATTGAAAATGTTCAGCGTTGGGCGACCATAGATAGTCAATTAAAAATAATAAATGAAAAAACGAAAAAATTGCGTGAAATGAAGAATGCTGCTGAAAATGATATTTGTAAATATATGAATGAAAATAATTTGGCGAATAAAAAAATTAATATTTCCAATGGAGAACTTAAGATGGTGGAAAAAAAAGAATATTCGTCTTTAAATTATGGTTATATTGAAAAATGTTTGAGTGAAATCATACCCGATAAAAGCCATGTTGATTATATTATACAATATTTGAAAGAAAAGCGTGAAATAACAGTGGTTCAAGAATTGAAACGAATGTAGGAGTAGGGAAACCTACGGTTTCCCCTACGACCCCTTCCCTTCTTTATTAGTTCTCTTTATTAGAAATATTGTATCATTATATTATAAATGATAGAATACGCAAAATCACACGGCGAAAATATAATATTCAACCATACTGAAAATGAAATGAAGGGTGGATATCCAATTACAAAAATATTACAAGAGAACCTACCAAATATAGAAATGCTAGGAGGTTCAAAAACAAAAGAAGAATTAGGATTATCACGTTTTGAACATTTATCCATTCCTTTAGGATTATATGTAAATAAAGAATTCAATACATTATTTAAAGGTGGTTCTCGTAAAACAAATGAAAAAGAGGCCGAATTACTTGAACATGACCATTTTGATAATTTATTGAATTTAGTTTCTGTTATGCGTGGCGGTAGCGAAAAAACAAATAATACTCGTAAGCGAACTACCGTGATAAATAAAACCAAAAAGAATCTAGAATAATATTTATCTATATGTACATAAATATTATTATTTAGCCAAGGTATTACCCGACACAACAGTATTACTGCTAACACCGCCTGTCCAACTTTCAAACCACTTATTCGTATTAAATGCGTTTATTTTTAATAATTTATCCGCATTATCTTTCCAATATTTTATTTTGTTTTCTAATTCAATATCCGCTTTACTTTTTGGATATACATAACCTTTTTGAGCATTCATTCGTGCGATATCAGCATCGGATGCCTTTGGTTTCTTTCCATAACAGTTTACACCGAATTTTAAATATGGATTACCAATATATCCACCATTCACGCCAGGACGTCCACAATTGTTTTTATGGTCTTTTGTTTTTTGTAATTTATCCCAAGTAGCTTTTTGAGTAGGGAAAAATATCATTTGACCATCTGACCAACCATAATTACACCATTCGGCACCATCATTGTATGCGGCTTCTACCTGGTCATAGGTAGCCAATTTAGCATCATATGCTCCACATATCGCTTGTGCGTCATCATAGGTGTATAAATTATTGGAAATATTGAAGACCTCATCTTTTTGAACATTATCAATCTCTTGTTTTTTTGGTTCTTCCGGAATATCGCCGAAAATAGATTTTAATAAATCTATAATTGGAATAGTTAATACGTATTTGAAAAAATCAATAATCGCAATAATAATAAATATAATCCAGGCAATACCTTCTATCAACATAACCGACATTGGTTTCGTTTCAGCAGTCATTGGAAAACGGAATAAATAAACAATAGTGTAGAAAATAACGATAAAAGAAGTAACTTCTACGATGGAGATAGGAGCATTCAAGAATTTTATAAATTTACCCCAAAGGATCGTTAAATAGTTTTCTTTTTGATAATCCGTCATAGAATAATAAGTAGCCATAACTACTATTACAAAACACGATAACATCAAAATATCAATGGTTCTCGATAAATTACTATCTGTTCCTGGACTATCACTTTTAAAGAAAAAACCTAGCAGAAAATAAGATACAAAATATACGCCTAAAAACCATGCTACTAAAATTAAATTCGATGTGCTAAAGATACTATTTATTAATTTGGTATCATTGGAAGTTTCGGTAGTTTCTTCTGTTTTTGTGGTTGCGGTAGCAGAAGTATTTCCTTGTGTATCTTCCAAATTTTCCAATACTTTATTTATATTTGTATTTTCCATTATAATGTATAATATATTATAATAAGTTATTTTTTTTACGATAAAATAAACAATACGCCAAAGGGGTTATTATTTTCTTTGGATCATCTACGATTTCTACACTATTATCATTGAAATGTATCCATGTATTTTCGGCGTGTTTCGCGAATGCTGTATAATGACCACCCATTACACCCCCCATATGATTACAAATTCCATACAAATCATATTTGAATGATGACGCATTATAACCTTTCACATATGGCGATAAATCTAAATTTTCAATAGGGAAATCAATGAAACTATTTAATTTTTGTGTGCCATCAGGTGAAAATCGTTTTAATGATATGACCAAAATTTTTGGAAAATTCCAAAACGCAAATTGTTTCTTAATATCTTCTTTACTGCCAGTTTTTTCATTGAACCAAGCGTTTTCACCTTCTAATATTTCGGTTTTACAAAACATATTGAAACAATCGTAGATATTAGCGGCTAAAATATTATTATCTAATACCGGTAAATCCAATATAAAATAATGCTCGGGTTTCACTGCTAATTTACGACGACCGTCTTTTGAAATGATTTCAGACATATATATTCCATAAAATAAATCCATCACTTCTGAATATTCTTTCGCATATATTGTTTTTAACATTCCATAACATTGAACCGCTGTTTCGTCTATCGCGTTTTCTGTTTTACCATTAATTCGCATATTGATACTACGAGCATAACTATTATGGAAACAATCAATCATAAATAGTAAGAATTCAGGCATATCATTTTGTGTCCAACCAGTGAATATTTCTTTGCCTTTGATTTTAGCAATTTCGTGGACATTATGAACAAATTTGTTTGGAGATACAATCCCATTTCCACTCCACATTACACCACGTAAATCATTCCACTCGTTTAAAATATTTCTATCTGGAATATTTGCTTTCAAATGACTAGATGAGTTTAATATTTCGTTTAATTCATACGTATGATTTAATACTTGTAAGCAAGAATTTAGAAAACAAGTATTACCCAAATTATCTATTCCAGTGTATCCTTTTTTGTAATATTTCGACAAATCCATTATTTATTTAGTATAAATATTATATAAACATATATCTTTATACTATTTATACTTTGTAATGAGTAATCAATTTTATAATGTATATGAATTTGACGCAGAAATGATGAATTTTGCCGATGAATTATTGAGGCAATACCCGAATATAAATGATATACGTTCCACCCATAGAGCAGGCACAGCACCACGTCAGCATAATCAAGTTCCAAGTCGCAATGTAGAACGGTCGGACCACTCTATATATGCGGCGATGAGTGAATATAATAATAATATACATGAATATAATGTAAATATGCGTTTGTTTTTAGATATAATGATGAATAATAGTCGTTCAACAATGCGTGATAGAGCCCCGGGTGTATCTCCACAAATGAACTATGCACAACATATACCTCAGCATATTCCACAACAAATTCCACAACGGGAATTCACACGTCCTGCTCAAAGATACCGTTATACACCTTCCACTTTATTATCGTATGTATTATCACCAAACAGACATCGAGTATTTGAAGATGTAATTGTTAGCCCATCTGAACAACAAATTACGAATGCTACCCAAATCATTGATTATTCTTCTGAAAATGAATATAATAATATAAATTGTCCCATTACACTTGATGAATTTACAGAGGGCGAACAAATATGTAGAATAAGACATTGTGGACATATTTTCAAAGAACAGGCATTGCGGAACTGGTTTCAGCGTAATGTGCGTTGTCCAGTATGTAGATATGATATTCGTAATTATATACCGAGAAGTTCGACCGATAGTTCGAATAATGTAGTGGACGATTCTGATTCTGAATCAGAAGAAACATTAGAATCTGTAAATCAACGCACAACCGATATTTCTAGTAATCGTATTTCAACGACAAATACCGGACATAATCAATTTACGAATACATTATCAAATAATTTAATAAATATTATAACGGATTATGTAAATAATCATTTAGAACCTTCTATTTTTGACGCATCCTATAATGTTACACATACGTTCGAATTGCCGATTATGTATTATAGTGATAATTCAGGGTATTATTTCACTAGTGATTCTAATGTATAAAATGAAAAATATTCGTATATTTGTGTACGAATATTTATGTGAAGTGTTTATTTTTTGTTTGGGCAATTTTCTCCTTCACATTTTGCTTTAACTTCCATTTGTTCAACAGCCTTTTTGCCTTCCATTCCTTCTACACCAAATCTACGGGATAAATTCCATACGAATTTACATGAGAAGAATGCGACGGCGCCGAAAACTAATGCGTGAACACCAGCAACTGTGAATTTAGAACCGTTCTTTGGTAGTCTTAAAAGGACACCAGGTGAAAGAACAAAGAAAAGAACAGCCAAGTAAAGTGCGATAAACCAATTCATTATATGAATATATAATATATAAACAAAAAAATTGTTCCAAATTAAATACTTTACGTTTTTATTCTAAATGGGATTTTAACCGCATCAATTCAATTTCGTAAAGAACGAAGATAATGTTTGGATTTTATTTTTTTCGTTATAAATACGGGTTAATATTTTATCGAATAATAATACTTTCACTTTTGCCGAACAATATTTTTCTTTTTTCTTCATAAATTCTTCATAATTCGGATAATCCTGTTGAATTTTTAAAATATCTTTTTTGTATGCTTTGATTTGCGACATTTTACCGTCGATTTCCCACATCTGTTCTACCGCCAAACCGAACAATTGTTGTAATGGTTTCATCAATTGATTGGTAATATAATGTGTATAATCGATTTGTAATTTATTTTCAATAATGAATTCGGGCGTTTCTATTTTATCACCCATTAATGCTTTGGGATTGTTGTTGATAATAAATACGAATTTCATACGGTCTCCTGGTTTTGGTTTATTTCCTGGGTCGCGTTTGCCTATACGGTCCGCCAATACTTTATGGCCGATTTGATTCGGATTTTTATAATCACTTCGCAAAGCCTTGGTAATCGCTAACTTATCCATCGATACATTGCCGTTTACTAATTCTAATAAGGAATGGTTCAAAAATTCCATCGCTTTTTTTATATTATTCTCTTTCATCAATATGTTCAATATACCTCCATACACATCTTTTAAATAATCACACGAATCACGGCGTTTTAATGATAAACCCATATATTTCAATTTACCTTTATTCGGGTCTTCTTCATACAACATACCGACATAACGCTTTTTTGATAATATAATAAACGGCATCAACGTTTTTTCATAAGATAATTCCATCGGTGATTTTAACCATTGACTACACAATTTCGCAGCATCTTGTGCTATCTCTATCGTCATTTCTAGTGCGGGTTTTCCTCTTATTTTTTCTCCTGTTTGTGGATTTTCTAGATTGAATGTGAAGAATACCGAATCCGTATTGTGAACAATCATATTGCCTATACCCGCCGCAAAATGATGATTTTCAGTAGTTAAGTCATATACATATCCTTCATATGGTATTTCATGTAATCGTTTGATTGCGTTTGGATTTTTTCGTTGCGTTTTTTTAGTCATTGTTATTCTATAAATGTTTGCTTTATCTTTGCGAGTATTTATAGATGTTTTCCATCCTAGACTTGACGCTAGCCAAGCAATATTCGCCGCACTAATTTGATTTTTTTGGTCAATTCTAACATATCCTTTTGCGTCTTTATCTCCATCAGCATCATATAATCCGTCCCAAAATGCTTGTCTTATTAATTCATTTCCATTCAATATGTCGTTTGGAATAACTTTAGAATCGTTTGAATACATTTTACCACGGTATTCTTTCACAAAATTTGATATTGAACTATAAATATTACATCTTGGTGCTATTTTACATACGCCTGAACTTTCCATTGTATCCATGATAACCCAATCAAAGTTAGGATATGCCTTTTTACATAGTTCTAAATAACGTTCCAATATAAATGGACATGAATTATTTAATGCCCAAGAACTTTTTTTTCCTGATTTACAATTATAATTTCCACAGCTTCCATCTCCGAAGAAGAAACCCATTACTCGTGCTTCTTCTACTGTTATTTCTGAATTATTTATAGTTTCTATCATAGGTAAATGATGATGTAATAGTTCTGTTCCAATATCCACATTTTTTGGTGAAATTTCTTCGCCATTCAACTGAATTAACGAATGGTCATCCGTTACATCTACTAATCCAGTATGGGTAAGAATTCTAATCATTTTTTTATGCGATGCTAATTTATGGCGAATAATTCTATATAATTTAGTCCAACCTTTTTCGGTCCAGGTTTCTACATCCGTTAGTTCGCAATATTCTTTTTCTTGTTTTCCTTCTTCTATACAAGTTTTCCATAATCCATTTCCATATTTTTCAGATAGATTTTCAATCGTGCATATATCAAATACATTATTTACCTTTACATAAATCGGTGTGTAATTCGCTACGCTATCTCCATATATGTATTCCGCATTACATTTTACCGGTCCATGAACAGCAGTTTCATACACCCTATCGCCATACACTTCTTCTATAATTTTCTTAGCATAGATAATCATCATACGACCGGTTGCGGTAGTCGACGCCGCAATATCTTTTTCATAAAATGTGGAAGTTCTTGAGCCACATTGACCATATAAAGAATTCGCAGTCACTTTATAACCGAGTTGTCTTTTGTCCAATATATTTTGCATAAAGGGGTCTTTTTCAGTTTTTATCATTTTACGTGTATCCGAACGCGCTTTCAATAATTCCTCTAAAATCGAAGGCATAATTCCTTTTTTACCATCGGGAAATTGTGCCCAACGACAAATCATTTTTCCCGATATCGTTTTCTCCGCCCGCGAGGTAGGCGTTTTACGAATATACCGATAGGTATCAAATTCCAAATCAATATATTCATATCCTGGTAAATTATCATAAATGAAATTGCCTTTTTTATCTCGTTCACCTGTAATTCTAACCAACTCGCCTTTCAAATCATATTCTTTTGTCCATACTTTACTATCGTGCGATAAATTTTGACTAATCATCGAAGAAGGATATAGCGACGAATAATCTACACAGGCGACTGGATTGTCCATATACATCGAACATTTGGGCGGTAATACAATCGCACCTTCATATCCATCTCCGCCTTCTGTTTTTTCTAAGTCAGGCATCAACGTATTTTTTTCGCGACATTTTTTCGCGACATAACTCGTCAATTTAATACCTTGACCACGGAAAACTAAGAAACTAATAGGGACACTACAAATACGCGACATTTCTACATAGCCGGTAATTACATCGATTTTATTCATCAAGTGATGAACGAGATTACAATCCTGAATACAGTATTTCGCAACTACCGCGCGGTCTGCGGAAGTGCCTTTTGATAATCGGAAAATATCTTGTGGAGTTACATCATCTTTAGCAGTTCCCCATTTAATCGATTTTGTTTTATCAAATTGTTCATGACCCTCAATCGTAATTACGTTATATTTATTCACAACTTCTTTTCCTTTAATTGTTTCGGAAACTTCGCGATTTTTATCAATATGTAATACCTTGAATTTTTTACCGTTTTTGTAATAATCCGCAGTAAATCCAGTCAGTTCAATATGAATATAATCGCCTACACGCAAACCAGTTAAGTTTTGACTGAATAATTCGGTTACTTCACCGTAGGTTGTATCATATACATGTTCAAACCGTTTCACATCATCACTAATGAATTGCGCGGCGACATCATCCAATTTATAAGACGACAAATTGAAATCACGACGAAAATACGCATACATATCTATTTGTAAACGTCCCGACATTTTGAAAAATCGCAAGTCATACTCACCACTCGCGATGGCTAGTTTCGTATTTTCAATTTCAATAACGCCGTCTTTGGATATTTTCGCACATAATTCTTGATTTTTACGCGATAATAATAAGAATTCCCTTTCACAGTGATTTTCTTGTGCGCGACGAAACATAAATTCATAATCAAAACCAAATATATTGTATCCAATAATGATATCGGGATTTTCTTTTTGTATGACTTCCGTCCATTTCAATAACAAATCACATTCATCTTCAACCGTTTCTATTTCCGCACCAGGAACCTCATCGCAAGAACCTAATACTAAGCAGTGATTTAAATATGGTTCGGCTTCACCATATCGTAGAAAGGTTGAACCGATAAAGGTAACTTTATCTCCTTCTAATCGCGGAAATAATCGAGTTAATATTTCATTCGCTATTTGTATTTTTTCATCTCGGTCATAATTTTCACTCAATAAAACGTCGATAATCGATGAACCTTTTTCTATTTTTGTTTGTTTCTGTTTTTTATTTCCATACGAATATGCTGGTACTACTTCCGTTTGAACCTCATCGTCGTCATCATCATTGTCGCCGGTTCCTCCTTGTGCTTCTAATTCTTTCAATTGCTCAAATATCGTATCAATCGTCAATAAATGTGAATTATCTTCGTCTACATTCGCTTGTTTCGCTTTTTCAATACTTTCATTTATGAATATTTTTATTAATTTTTGTAATATTTGTTCGGATGGTTTGATTTTCGGATATACAATATCTACATCATCAAAACGGGCATATTCAAACGCCGATAGTATAATTTTTTCCAACAATATTTTTGACTTGGTCTTATCTAAAAATTGGAGTTGTTTGATAAAGATATCTACGATATTCATAGCCAAACGTTTGTATGTTTTTATAGGCATCGGAAAATCTCCATGACTACTACTGGCTTCAATATCAAAACTACATATTTTATAAGGAACTCGTTCTTCCTTATCCGCCAATGGTTTCACATGATTAATATTACATATATATTCATAGGTACAAGTCGTCGTATTTACCGCCGGTTTTTTACAGCGATTGGTTTGGATAGAAACCCATCCAGATGGACTGATATTGTGAATATGAAAATATCGCAATAATGGCGGAATATTACTTTCATATAATTCCAATTTTACACCTTTATACGTATAAGGATTGGGTCGTCGTTCCGTATTGCCGGTTTTTGCGTTGGTAATGTATTGATACCAAAACCCTTTGACTTTATTCATCACGCACGTATTTTTGAAAGTGAATTTCACAAATTTATCCATTTTTCCAGCGGAGAAACCATATAATTTATTGTATTCTACTAATTCGCCGGATAAAACGGATGGACGATATTGTTCTTCTAATTTATCGCGTATATCTTTCAAAAATAACGATACGGTAGAATCATCCCAATTTTCACCTACTTTCACGAAGAAGAATGGTTTGAAATCTTGAATATAAATACAGCAGGTTTCGCCAGTTTCATTTACACCAAACATTTGAATGATAAATTGTAAATCATCGGTTTTCTTTTTATATTTTGGTTGTTGTTCATCGGCAATTTCATTCACTAATTTTTCATCATAAATGTGAAAATCAATCAGACGAAATGATTTGGTGATGATTTTCGGTTTGATAATTTTTTTAACCGGTTCATTCAATGTAGTCATTGTAATATATGTAAAATAGCGTTTAGATTTTTTTGGGTTATTATATTTACTCTATGGAAATATAATAATTTTATTTTCAATTTTTTTTGTAAATTTTGCGCGATTTATTTGCGGTTTTGTTTTTGCGTTTACCACCTGTGTATGTCGATGATTGTTTTGCCCATTCTAATAATGTTGCCGCATTACGTAGACCACCTTGGAAATATTGTACTTCACCGCCGGATATTTTAAATAATGTAGGAAAACCATTGACTTGTATTTCACCTCCTTTTATTCTTTTATTCATACTTGCTAATTTGGCGGATTTCATACTATCACTATCTTCTACTTCAAATACACTACATTTATTCGATAATTTACGGTCTTTTTTTACAGCGGTTTTGAAAGCGTCCCATTCAGGTTTCAATGCTTTACAGTATCCACACCATTCCGCGTATACTAATCCAATAATAACTGGCTTGTGCTTATGCTGTTTTCTAGTATGCGACATATATACTAAATATAGATAATTATAATTCAAAATAAATTATCACAGTTTTTTCTCGGCATTTAATATACGAATTGGTCTAAATGAAAAGTATAAGAATTTTATTTCAATTATTTTTATTAGTCGCCTTTTTAGCGGGTATCTATTTTATAATGCACAATAAACAAGATATGGAATCATTAAAGAATAAACGAGGTGCTACCCCTGAACAAGACGAAACCAGTGGATGCCCTAATTTATTAGTTCGTAAAGGAAACGTTATTTTATTATATAATACCAACTTACCAATTATAGAAAATAAAAATCCTTTACCCTTTTATAATTTAGATGAATATATCAACTATTTAGAAATACAAAAGAAAAATGGTATAAGTTGCCCCGTTTTATTTTTACAACAAGAGAACAACGCACAAGGTCAATTTATTTATAGAGTGAGACCTAATCCATTCGATTTACAGGGCGGATTACCTAGCACTACAAATTTATACAAAGAAGATACCAATGGTATGCCGGTTCCTGTTCCAATAGTTGATGCAAGCCGTGAAAACAAACCATACAATCAAAACAATTATGCGGGATTTGACCCATTAGGTTTACATATTGGAACATATACTGATTTGGATAAAATCCATGATTCCACCAAATTACAAGGGGAAAGTGATAATCCAATGGATACGAATTGGGGCGGCGTTTCCTTCACACAACATATGATTGATATTGGTAAATATGAAGAGAACAATATTACCAAACCAGTGTTATTCCAACCACGTGGTTATTATGACCCTAGTATTCCTACTGGTTTTTCTCAACCAAAGGATATTATATAAACCGTCGTTATTCTATTGGAATAAGGGAGTAGAAAATATACAATACAAATGAACTTAAACCCTATTTTACAATTATAATTAGAAAATTCGAAATTATAATTATAAACCTATAATAAAATGAAATATTTATTTATATATGTGTTTATTTATTTTAATATTGATACTATTATAAATAAATATTATTTACCGCAGTTTCATATTGATTTTAATACCGAACGAATAAGCACGAATGAAACGTTTTATTATTCCATAACGAAATACAATGAAATAATGCTTATAGTATATACCTTGTTTGTTTTATCACAATTTATCTATTGTAAATCAAACAATCTTTATTCATTAACAACCGCGTTTATTTTTATAAAATATTTATCCAATCCAATATTCAATCCTGAGTTGAAATTATATGAATATGAATTCAGTCGTAATGTAATGTGGGTGTTTAGTACACCGTTGTTATTGAAAATGTATTGTAATACCAATCATATAAAATTAAAAGATATTCATTTTCAATATCATATGATACCAATAACATTAAACGTTATTACATATCCATTCAAAAATACAAATATACAATATGCTTCTGTATTCATATCTTATGTATTTTATCTCTTATTTATGAGAAGATTATATGCGAAAAGAGATATTCTATTTACAAATATATATCTATTGATTTGGATATTATTTGCGTGTGTAAATTGTATAGATTTATTTCGATTGAGAGATGTATACGATGTGAATATTTATTACGTATGTATAGATATTTTGGGGAAAATACTTACGAATATACTCATCAATGATTATAATGAGAGAGAACAGTATATTAAAGATAATATGGATTTACAAAGCATCCAATTTAATAGTCATATGTTAGAAGCGGTTCGCGAATATTGTAATAATAATTCATATATTAGTGATAAATGTAATCATTATATTGATTTCTTAAAAGTAAAAATTACATCGCGTATGCCGGATAATACAGATGAATTGAAAAAAGAGTTATTAACAAAATTATTACCATTTAATTTTGATAAGGAATATATTGAACAACGTTCAGCATTTAATAAACGTTCTACCATTAAATTAGATATGATTTGTATTTTATTTACTGATATTGTAAATTATACAGAATTGGCGAAAAAATACGACGACAAGATTATTTTTCAATTATTAAACAGTATATACAATCATTTTGATAATATTCGGAAAAAATTCCCACATTTACAAAAAATAGAGACGATTGGCGACGCATACATGGTAGTTGGTGATATTTATAGAAATTCCAATAATCATAAAATCGTGATTAAAGAAATTATATTATTAGCATTTGAATTAGTATACGCCGTAAAAAAGGTTAAAACACCGGATGATGTTCCTTTATCGCTGCGAATAGGTATTACTATGGGCAATGTTAGCATTGGTATATTAGGGAATGAAATCCCTCGTTTATGTGTGGTTGGAAATGCGGTAAATGTCGCGTCAAGACTACAATCTACCGCGGATATAGATTCTATACAAATCAGCCGTCATATTTATGAAAAGATAGGCGAACTCGATTTTGATTTTGTATTTGATTGTATATTGAAAGAAAATGTATTTTTGAAAAATCTAGGAACGATCAATACATATAATATTTATCCTTTACAAAATGGGGGGGGGAAATATTAAATAAAACGTAAATTATTTCGTTTTTCTTTTTCTTGTTCTTTTTCTTTTTCCTTTTCTTTTGTTTTGCGAATGATTTCTAACAACATAGAGCTACTTTGTTCAATACCGTCTTCCATAATATAATATAGAAAGACTATATTATCTTATATTTTACGAATTCATCGGAGCTTGTAATAAATATTTTTTGATATTTTCTACACAATTTTTGCCGATTTTTCGTACCTTGCCCTTTGTATCACATTGTATATCCTCTAAACATTGGGGATTACTTTGTAATTCTTTGATTAAATTCGGAAAGGTACCAAACTTTTTCATAACCGCCATAGCCGTCACCGCACTAATTCCGGGGATTTGGCACAATATAATTTCTCCTATATTTTCTGGTGTCACATTGTCCTTCTTCACTTTTTTGACGACTGTGCAATAATTCGCACTGGTAATTTCAGAAGGCGACGGAAGGCTTTCAGGGGGAACAGTAAACATTTCACCTACTCTAGCCGTTGGGTTCATTATATTTTCTAAAACAGATACTCGAGGTCTTTCTTCGCTGTCCTCTTCTATTTTATCTATAGGAGCATTCGCTGGAGGTTCAGGCATCTGCATATATTTACAGTATTGTGGTTGTAAATAATATGGAAACACACAACGAAGAAAATTGCGTTCTATTTTTTCAGCCATCCATACGATTTGTTCAGCTGTCTCTACTAAATTATTCGTACGTATTACACTAAACCCTTTGAAAAAATTCAGTGAAGTTATCGCGGAATACACAATCTTCTTCTCCATACTCGTACGTAATTGCGAAAATTGTCCTTCAATAATGTACAAAATAGAATGGGGCGGCATATTACTCGAATGGGTTAAACGATAGGATTGTTCTTCATAGCGACCATCTTTAATACTCGCCAATAAATCCGACAACGATTTTCGTTCAATAATGAGAACATGTTTACCTTCATCGGTGGTTATAAAAATATCACCTAATGCTAATACTTCTTTGGATAAAACGACATAAGTTCCATTGGAATGAACAATTCCATAACATTTTTCATAAAGTTCTCGCTCTCTCTCATCAATAATGACTTTCATAACGCAACAAAGAATATAATGATTATATGAAAACCATTATATTGTTTTAAATTATTATTTATTTATAGAAATTTAGCACGGTTTGCACCAGGAGCTGTTCCAATAGGTCTAGAAAAGCGGGCTAATGGGAAAACAGTTGCGTTCATATTAGATAATTTGCAGCAGTGTCCACATACAGGGTTTGTCATATGGAATGCTACACTTACAGCACTTGATCTACCAACTTGTTGTGGGAAACCTGCTTTCTTTGACCCTCCACCTTGATTTTGATTACTAATACTTGTAGCATTTCTTGCTCTCTTTGCGGCGTTGTATAAAGGCATATCTATGATATATATTTACTAAATATATTTTTCTATAAAAATATAATTATGGATAAATATATTTTCAAAAGTACATAAAAAATTGATTGTATTATATAATAGTTAATTCATATTATTTGAAGAATAACATGAATATGGACGACGACATTCGCGTAGAAAAAAACCAAAACGGCGTCGAAACTTACATTTTTGACCCTTATAATCCGCTAAATAAAATGATTTCTCAAAATGAAGTCGAAATTTTATTACGCAACTATGGAATTCATACTCCCATTCATAATTGGACATTGTATAAACGCGCATTCATTCATCGGTCATATATCAAGCGACCCAATTTAGAAAATGAATTGAATAATATTATCATTACTCCTAAACCCGATGATTGTTTGCCCTTATTTACTAAATCAAATGAAAGATTGGAATTTGTAGGCGATGGTGTTTTGGAATGTATTACTAAATATTATTTATATCGCCGTTTTCCCAAAGAAAATGAAGGATTTATGACTGAAAAAAAAATCGCATTAGTAAAAAATGAATCGATTGGTAAAATTGCTTACGATATGGGTCTACATAATTGGTTTGTATTATCCAAACACGCCGAAACAAAACAAACACGCACCAATTTAAAAAAATTAGGTTGTTTGTTTGAAGCATTCATCGGTGCGATGTTTTTAGATTTCAATAAAATTTCAGTTGAAGATGAAGGCGGTTGGTTTAAAAATATATTTGTAACTGGACCGGGATTTCAAATGGTTCAAATCTTTGTAGAAAATGTCTTTGAAAAACACGTAGACTGGATTAATTTAATAAAAAATGACGATAATTTTAAAAATATATTACAAGTGAAAATACAAAAAGAATTCAAAGTAACCCCGCATTATATGGAACGCGAAGAACATAACCAAGACACGGGTTATCATATGGGTGTTTATTTATGTCTAGGACAACCCGTTCACGGAGTAGCGCATGTGCGTTCCATACCAATCGCTAAATTCAAATCATATGGAGATATACATCAATATATGTCTGTCCATGGTAAAGTGTTCATTTATTTGGGAGGCGGTGTTCATAAAATTAAAAAGAAGGCGGAGCAAATTGCGTGTGATGAAGCCATACGATATCTCAACACATTTTGAAAAATAAAATAATATTTATAAAATACATAAATATTATTTATAAATAACTTTAATGATTGACCCGCTTCAAATAATACAAGTATCTTTATATACAAAAATATTGAATGAATTCTCTACAAAATTAAATTTAAATGATTCTACCATAATGTGGTTGATTTTTTTTTATTTTTTATATCAATTATATTCGATGCAGATGATTCAAGAAAAAATCAAGCAATATATCAATCATTATTTTATATATAATATCAGTTCTTTGACTGTCCAAGGGCACCGAAAAGTATATAATACAGGTTTTGCTGGAAACAAGCAAATTATTCATATTTTATATAGTGAAAAATTCCAGGCAATCACTCATTATTTACTAACTCATAATATAAAAGAGATTTATAATTTCAAAGAATCATTTAAAATAGAATTCGATATATACGGCCAAGAAGAAAGCACGGATTATATATTGATGCCCGAATATAATCAAAAAATATTACTTTGTCCTATCCATAATATTTATATTGAAATCAGTATTCACGAAGAAAATTCAACGGACGAAAAAGAAAAATCCAAAAATCACTATATCATTCATAGATATAAATTATTCGTTCCCGAGAAAAATAAATATCAGGTGTTGAATGATTTTGTATCGAATTGCGTAAATACATACAATACAGATGTAGTAGATAAAAAAACGCAAATGGTTTTCGAATATAATGGAACATACAAAGACGATTATGATAAAATTAAATTACAATATCACGAATATCCCTTCAAAAGTAATAAATTACTAGACAAAAATATTTATTTTGAAGGGAAAGAGAAATTGATTGAATATGTCGATAAATTCAAAGTGAATAAAACCGAAGAAAAATCTTGTTTTGAAAAAGAATACGAAGAAGCGGGGGTTACATTCAAAGCTTCCATGTTATTGCGTGGACCACCTGGTTGCGGTAAATCCTGTACCATTCGCGGTATATTGAATCGTACTGGTCGACACGGGGTAGTTGTATCATGGTCCAAATTAAAAACGTGTAAAGACTTTTGTAGTCTCTTTCGAAATACGAAAATAAATGATAAAAAATATTCAATCAGCGAATTGTGTTTTATTTTCGAAGATTTTGACGCAAACAATAGTGAAATATTGAAAAGTAGAGTATCCAAACCGTGCGGAAGATGTGATGATAATCGATTACATTCAATGATTGATAAATATGAAAAACAAGAACCGAGTGAAGAACAAATCAAAATATTAAAAGAAATCAATACATTAACTATGTTTGATAAAAAACTAGAAGACGAATTAACATTGGAATGTGTGTTGAATGTATTAGACGGTATCATTGAATTACACAACGCAATGGTTATATTCACCACCAATCATTTGGAAAATATTGACCCCGCATTCACTCGTTCTGGACGTATCGATTTTCATCAAGAATTCAAATTGGCTTCTATAGGTATTATCAAAGAAATGTTGTTGAAAATACGGTGTATTGACTGTGAACGTGAAGAGTATCAAATATATATCGAGAAAATGGTGGATTATGTTATTTCACCGGCAGATGTTCAGAATATTTGTTTCAAATATACTAATGCCGATGCGATTCCTATATTGAATGATATTGTTGAATTATGTATCAAAAAACAAAATGTATAATAATTACAATCATGAAACTTGTAATTACTAATGTAAGGTTTATGCTGAGGAATATACTTTATATTTCCATTTAGTATATGATTACCAAGCGAAATTTAATAATACTATTATCTATTCTTCTGCTATTTCTAATCATCTATCTCTTTTTTTATAAAGATGTTATTGAAGAAAATGCGGATAATTATACCCTACAACATGAGGGGGTTCAAATCTTTAAAAATATAATAAAACCTGAAGAAATCACCGAATATATGGATGATTCTACGAGCGAAAAATATGAACATATAAAACGAAAATTATTGAAACATCCTGGATTGTTGATGACCATCCAAAAAAACCTAGGTTCTCAATATATTTTTCAAGATTACATTTGGATAATAAAAAAATCGGTGGTTCATACTTGTCACCGAGACAATAATGGCGACTTTTTTAATGAAAAACAACGCTATCCATCATATACGATGTTGATATATTTAGAAGATATGGAAAAATGTTTAGGTGTAATACCCGAAAGTCATAAAAACAAGAACGAGAACAATATAAATTTTGTAGATAAAGTAGTGAATTTACCTTGTAGTAAGGGGGATGTAATTATTTTTAACGCCAATTTAATACATGTCGGTTGTATCAATCAAAAAGATGATAATTTAAGAATACAAATGAAAATAACACATTCCGAAGATATACCGCATTTACAATATTATCAAAATTTCAATAAAATATTAAACAAAGACAATTCTTTACCTCTTTTTTTACGAAGAGGACAAAAAAGGTTCTCTTGTATGTTTCCGATTTTATCTGATTTAACACAAAAAGAAAATATAAGAACGGCGAGAGGGTCGGACAACGGGGTTCAAGTAGGGACGCCGCAAAGAATGTTCTCCTATCTATTTTATGGAAATCCGGATTTTTATGATTTACCGAATGCTTTTTAGTTTTTTATCCCAATATAATATAATAGAAATTATTATATAATATGTATAAACAGTTAGAACATTTACAAAAAAAACCAAAAGCCAAATCGTTTCAACACATACATATTAAAATAACAAGTAATATTCCTGCTGAAAAATTAGAATTAGTGGAAAAAGTCGAAAAAGAAGTCGAAGGAGAAGAAGAACTCATTGATGAAGATAAAGAAAAAGAGAAAAAGCAAGTGGAACAAAAAATAAAACAGAAAATTGTAGATAAACGTAATCTCCATTTTAACCGTGATATTGTATTTGATAAATTATTAGAGAAATTACCATTCAGGGTTCTCGTCCAAAAAGACAGAGAAACGGCACCAGAAGTAGTAGAGGAAATTACGCCTATCGGAGAACCTTTGAAAAAGAATAAAAGAGTGGTTATCAAAGAGACGGAGAATGACACTGTAGAAATACCTTTAGAAAAAGAAGAGGAGGTTGAGGAGGTTCAAACTACTGACGAAGATATGGAGAAAGAAATGAAAGAATTATCTAAAATCATTTCTGAAGACGAAGTTAGAGAACCTGAAGAAATGGTTGAAAAAATAGCCATTGCGGATATTGATGCCGATCTTGCCGAAGAACCTACCACGAAAGTGAAACCTATTGCCGCCGAAAAACCAGCGCCAAAAACCGCGGAAGCGAAAAAACCACGTAAATTGAAATTGAAAATAAAAGACAATGGACCAACACCCGTTCATATTGATTTGACCACCGCCAAAATCAAAGAACAATTGATTAGTGAACGATTACCACAAAAAATGGGAAAAACGACGATTCGCGCTCCTACCTATTATATGAACAACCGTAAAATATATGTTCAAAAAATGATGGATTTGTTAAAACCTTACAAAAAAGATTTGGAAGATGCTACCAAAGATATTTCTTGTGATAAACGTTCCGATGATGAATTCACTCTATTAACTCACCAACGCGTAATTTTGGATTATTTGAATTTATATACTCCTTATCGTGGGTTATTGTTATATCACGGTTTAGGTAGTGGTAAATCATGTAGTTCGATTGCGATTGCTGAAGGAATGAAAACAGACAAACGGGTATTTATCATGACCCCCGCATCATTGAAAATGAATTTTTTCAGTGAATTGAAAAAATGCGGCGACCAATTATACAAGAAAAATCAATATTGGGAATTTGTATCGATTGAAGGAAAACCAGAATATATCGGTATTTTATCCAAAGCCCTTTCTTTATCAAGTGAATATATTCGTAGCCACGGCGGAGCTTGGTTAGTCGATGTAAAAAAACCTTCCAATTTTTCCGATAAAACCGCAAGTGAACAAAAACTCATTGATGAACAATTAAACGAAATGATACGCACCAAATATACTGATATTAACTATAATGGTATTAACATGAAAGGTTTGGCTACCTTAACCGGCAATTTTTCACGTAATCCATTTGATAATTCCGTAGTTGTCATTGATGAAGCCCACAATTTTGTTAGTCGCATTGTGAATAAAATAAAAAAACCCAAAACATTGCCTTATTTGATGTATCAATACTTGATGGATGCTAAAAACGCACGTATTGTATTATTAACCGGCACACCTATTATCAACTATCCAAACGAAATCGGCATTTTATTTAACATTTTACGCGGTTATATTAAAACGTGGACATTTTCATTGAAAGTCGAAACAACCGATGAAGTAAATACCGATTCCATTTTGAATATGTTTGATAAAGCAAATTTCCGCACCTATGATTATGTTCAATACAGCGGTAATAAATTAACTATTACACGCAACCCTTTTGGCTTTGTAAACGCCAAAAAATCGGGTGTAGCGGTTGGAACAAAACGCGCTAAAAATGTAGTAGAAAAAGTTGGTGAGAAAGTAGAAGAAATGATAGGTGGGTTTCGTCGTTTTTTGAATGGTGGTAAAACAGCCAAATCGAAAGAAACAAAAGAAAAGCGCACTACGAAAAAGAAGAAGACATCTGTCTATGATGAAGTAGCACAAAAAATAACATTTGAAGAATTACCCATTGAACCAGAAGCCAGTGCTCAACGCGCATACGAAATCGGCTATAATGGTGAAAGCAATCCACACAAAGGCGGCGGCGAGGTATTTGATAAATACAACGGTGTGCGTTTGGATGATACAGGCAATATATCTGACGAAGCATTTGAAGATATTGTTCGCGGGATTTTAGAAAAGAACGGCTTGAAAATAGTAGGCGAAGTCGATGTTAAAAAATACAAAGCACTTCCGGATGATGCCGATACCTTTTTGAAGACATTTGTAAATTTTGATGATAATGGTATTACCAATATGGATTTATTCCAAAAACGTATATTGGGATTAACCTCTTATTTCCGCAGTGCGCAAGAAAAATTATTACCTTCCTTTGTAAAATCAGAAGACGGCGATATTTTCCATATTGTGAAATGTGAAATGACTCCTTACCAATTTGGAGTGTATGAAAAAATACGTGATGAAGAAGCCGAAACCGAAAAACGTAATCGTAAAACGCAAGTGAAAGCGAAAAACAACCCCGGAAATGAAGATGTCTATTCTATTTCTTCCACGTATCGTATTTTCTCTCGTTCGGCTTGTAATTTTGCTTTCCCTGCCGCGATTCCAAGACCTATGCCTGAGAAAAAAGGCAAAGAAATCAACGAAAACGCGTTTAATGGTATTTCTAAAAAAGAATTGAAATTGATGGAACAAGCGGATGACGAAGAAGAAGACGCGGAAGAAGAAAAAGAAGATGCTGAAACAACCGAAAAAAGTGTGAAACAAGCTGATTATTTAAAACGCATAACAAAAGCAATGGATGATTTAAAACATAATCCAGAAGCACCCGCGAATGAGCAATATTTGAGTAAATCGCAATTACAAACCTATAGTCCTAAATTCGTAGAATTGTTGAATCATTTACAAGATGAGGCAAATGGCGGTTTACATTTAGTCTACAGTCAATTCCGAACGATTGAAGGTATCGGTATCATCAAATTAATCTTAGAGGCCAATGGATTTGCCGAATTCAAATTGGAAAATAAAGGTGGTAAATGGGATATCGTGGAAAATGAAAAAGACGCAGACAAACCACGTTTCGTTTTGTATACCGGAACAGAAACCCCCGAAGAAAAAGAAATCATTCGTAATATTTACAATAGTTCTTGGGAATTTGTTCCTTCGGATATTTCGGCGAAATTACAAAAGAAACATAAAAACAATCATATGGGCGAAGTCATTAAAGTATTTATGATTACATCTTCGGGTGCGGAAGGTATCAACTTGAAAAATACTCGTTTTGTTCATATTGTAGAACCTTACTGGCATATGGTACGTGTTGAACAAGTCATTGGTCGTGCGCGTCGTATTTGTAGTCATCAAGATTTACCCGAAGACTTGAGAACCGTGAAAGTATTCCTTTATTTATCCGTATTAAGTGAAGAACAGAAAAAGAGTGAGAAAAATGTGGAGTTGCGTATTCGTGATGTTAGTCGATTAGACGGAAAAACACCCGTTACTACAGATGAAACGTTGTTTGAGATTGCGAGTATTAAGAATAATATTAATAAACAAATTTTAAAGGGAGTGAAGGAGACGTCGGTGGATTGTTCTCTCTATGCCGCGAAAAATAAAAATGAACCTTTAGTTTGTTATGGAATAGGTAAAATAACATCGAATCAATTTGGTTCTTATCCTAGTTATGAGGAAGATAGTAAGAGTGAGAAATCTGACCTGAATGTTAAAAAAATTACTTGGAAAGCGCAAAAAATAAAGTTTGAAGGCGTGGAGTATGCGTTGAAAGTAGATACCAATGAAGTCTTTGATTTAAATAGTTATGAAGAAGCGAAAATTACTGGTTCGGAAATGATATTAGTTGGTCATCTAGTAAAAAAAGAGGGGAAATTCACTTTAGAAAAAATGTAATATAATTTTTTATATCATTATATAATAAATTATGGAGGAGAATAACTTAGCCAAAATAGGAACCGCTGACCAAATTGATTATTCAAAAATTGACTTAACACTTTCTACATATGAAGATCCTTTATATGGTCCAACTACTCGTTTAAATGTAGGAAATGAAGTAAAAACAGAAGGTATTGAACTTGAAAAAATCAATGATTTAGGCCAAAAAATTCATGCGGCTAACTTACCAGCGGTTTCAAATGATATCAAAACTAAATTATCGACAATTGCCCCTAAATTCGCGGAAGGGTTCAATAATCCTGAACATGCGAACTCATGTTCAAAAGGTCTATTAAACACTGGTAAACAAAGTGATATTCATACCATCATTTGTCAACTACGTCAAACATATGAAAAGGAAAATGATGTGAATAATAAAAAAGAATTATTCAATTTCATAACATTTTTGAAAGGAAAAGTAGGGGATACAAATTGGCGTGTTGCTACTTATGAAACAACCGCAGGAATGAAAGAATCAGCCGAAGCTTTTTACAAAAAATTATTAGGCAAAGCAACCCCTGAAATTGATCATACGGTGTTAGTTGAACAAATAAAGAATAAAAGTAAAGAATTATTCGATAAATTAGCAAGTGCTAACAATCTAGTTGCTGATATACTAACTTACTCAAAACCAGCCAACGATAATACTCCTGCCGCTAACCAGTTAGAAGGTATTAAAGAATCACTAGGGGTAATCACAAATATATCTAATAACACTAAATTTAATGCGTATTTATATAATTTGAATGAATTAGAAAAGCGCTTCAATGGACAATTATTCATGAAATATACTGTAGTATCTACACCTAAACCATTTTCAAAAGGCGAAATATATAATTATATACTAAACACAAATAATGTTGCGTCTAGAATTGCGAGTTCTGCCTCAGCCAACATTTCAAGTATAGGTTCAAATGTAAAGAATATGGTCAATACACAAATGGCTCAACCAACCACTCAACCAGCACAACAAGCCGATCAATCCGCAACACCCCTAGCAGCACCAGTACCAACAGAATCACTAGCAACACCCCCAGCAGCACCAGAAGCACAACCAGCAAAAAAATCATGGTGGCCATTCGGTAAAGGTGGTAAATCCAAAAAAAATAAGAAATCCCACAGTAAAAAACAAAAAAGGTCTTCTAGAAAACAACAAAAAAGAAGAACATTCTCTAAAAAATGAAATATAACACATTCATATTCATGTTATATTTTATACCAGTCCAATCGTATTCTCGCCTCCACTACTATCATTCGCAAAATGTTTTCCCTCACTTCCACATTCAAATTCATTATAACGCGCTTTTGCGGCAAATCGATATACAATTGCTTGTGAATCTTTATCGACTTCTTTGAATTTGGAACATCTGCCCATATAACTTCCCATATCATATTGTTCATTGTATATCGCGGGAATATAGAATTTACACTTAGAACACGCGCGATTTTTTGTTGCGAATGCTCCAATCAATAGTGAAACATAGAATAACCAACGCATAATATATTCTTTTTACACCATAATTTTTATATTTTTTACCGAGAATATATAAATTTTTTTATCAACATAGATAAATGGATAACATTATAGAAAGATATATCCCACAAATATTGAGTAAAAAAGATTTACAAAAACAAAAGAAGAATATTATCAAATCGCGCAAATTATACAAAAAAGGAATATATTATCAACGTCCCAAAGTGAAATCATTCAAATCCCGCAAATCCAATCATTTAGCCCGAGCACGTAAATTATACGGTATTGATAAAATTGTGCCTTCCAAAGAATTAGCCGAAAAAACGCAATGTTCTCAAGAAGCCTTAGAAAAAATAGTGAATAAAGGCCGTGGCGCGTATTATTCCAGTGGTTCACGTCCTAATCAAACCGCCGAAAGTTGGGGATTAGCCCGTTTAGCAAGTGTAGTATCTGGCGGGAATGCGAGTATTGTAGATTATCATATATTGAAATCCGGTTGTAAAAAAACCAGTAAAGCATTACGTTTAGCCAATAAAACATGTAAAAAACAGGGCAAATGTAATTTGGAGTAAAAGTGTCCCTCAAATAAAAAACCCGTTTTCACGGATTTTTTATTATTTTTATGTTATTTTTTGTTTTTGTTATCTATACTACATATCTTTCTGTTGCACCGTTATCAAACGCCATTTCGTTAACTTCGCCGTCTTCTAATGCTAATTCCGGCGACATATTCCGGGGATAATAACTATCTGAACCACGGGTTAGTGTGACGTTTCGCATATTATAACTCATCGTGGTGCTTATACGACTTTGTTGAAATCCCATACGACTATAATGATTAATAACTTGATACATTCGTTCGCGAATATTATCCGCATTGATATCACTCAACATGACTACATCATTTTCGTTTTCTGGAGTAGTAGGTGGTTCAATTATCTGATCATCTATTACCATATGATAATGGGTAGGTGTTCGGTCAATCATAATTTCTACGACTTCTACATCTTGTGGTTCATGATGTGATGATTGAGCAGCCGCGTCTTCTTCTTCCTCATTATCTGTATCAGAAGAAGACGCATGTTGTTGTACCTCCTCTACACTTGGAGTTCTTCTGATATGACGAAGTTCTTTTTCTTCTTCATATTCAATCGCATATTGTAAAATATGATATTCATTATTGTTAATCAAGTTTGATTCATTGTAATACATATTCATAATTTCTTCTTTGCGACAAATAGGACAATTGTGTTGGTCATTTAAGATACATTGTTCTCTACATTGTAAACAAATATGATGTTTACATTCTGTAATATCTGTGGTATTATCATTACATACGCAGCAAACTTGTTCGTCAGTATATGGAACAATTGTTTCTTCCAATTTCATTAAATCATAACTATCTTTACTAACTAAATCACCATTGTATATTTTATAAGAAGATACGACAATTTCGATGAAATTTAATGCTTCTAATATAGTTCTGTATTTTTGAAATAATAATGAATATTTTTGTTTTTGTTTTGTATCTCCTTTTTTTACAAAGCAATTGATGTGTATACTTTCAAAATTTACAATTTTATATCTACCGCCATAAATGACCGGATAGCATAATACACCGTCAATCGCAACTGGACGAAAGAAATATGTTTTTTGTGTTTTTAATTTATCTGTAATCTGTTTCGCCAATTCTGCCTTTTTCTGGTCCTTCACATTTGTTGGAGCGAATTTTGATAACATGTTTGTTGTTGTTTTGGTTTGGTTGTTGTTTGTTTTGATTGTATCTAGAATATATAATCAAAAGTAATTCAATTTTGTAGGGAAACTACGTTTCCCCTACGACCCCTTCCTTTTTGGTTATGTTATCTTTGTGATATTTGATAATTACTTTTCTTTTTGGACTGTGGGTTTGTTGTAGAAATATTACTATATGAAAACAGATCATATTTTGTGCGAACTTAGAGCAACGCGTATTTTAAATGCCGACCTATAATATATTTTTATAAATAAATTAAAAATATGTTCATATTATTTATGTAAATGGAAAACACTATAAATGAAGTTATAAAAGAAAATATTTTATTAAAAGAGGAGAATGAAAAATTAAAAAAATTATTAGAAAATTATAACAATTCGCGAAAAAGTTATTATGAAAAAAATAAAGAACTCGTCAATGAAAAAGCAAAAGAAAGATTAAAAAAATTAGCACAAGAAAACCCTGATAAGTTAAAAGAAATAAATAGAAGAGCATATTTGAAAAGAAAAGAAAAAATAAAAAATAATGGTGAAATAAAAGAAAATTAATATTTTGAAAAAGATTTAGGAAAATATTAATATTTTGAAAAAGAACTTAAAATTATTATCTTTTTATAATATATAGAATGGAATTGGAAGAAAAACCGCCTGACCTATCTGAAAACGAACAAGTGTATCGGATTATTAAGTGTCCTTTGAAATGTGTATTGAAAAAGTATGATATATTACATCCTATTATTGAAAAGGCAGTTGTGGATATGAATGAAATTGTTATTTTGACTTATCAATTTATTCGTATGTATTTATTAGATAAATTCAATCATAATCAAGAATTACCTAAAATAAACAAGCAATTCGTGTTAGATGTAATCAAAACGGTTAGTTCTCCCAAATCTAATAGCGGACAAAAAACAAAGGAAGAAAATATCAAAAATGCTAATGATAAAGCGGATATGAAACGATTTTATAATGATGTATTTTCTGATTTAGTTGATAAAAAACCGTGTTATTCAAACAAGACATTTATAATAGCACAAACCGCAAATGAAATGATTACTTGTATCAATACCAATATTTCCACACATTTTATAAAGCATTTATTCAAATACATCAATTGTTTATTCAAAGAGCCAAAATCAATAGAAATTAAGAAAGAAAAAGATAAAGGAAAGCGAAAAGAACTTTACAAAGAACTCAACCAAGAAATTCGTGAATTGAAAAGCGATTTAATCAATAATAAAATAGAAAATTCAAAAGAAGAATACCATAGTTGGATTAGAGAAAATAAAGGTTTTTTATTTCCAAATAAAGTAAATAAAACGGTTGCTTATGATGTAAAATGTAATCCAGAAAAATATATTAAGTATTCTTTCTATATCAATCAGAAAATAGAGGAATTCGGAAAGCGTCCTTACCAAGTTATTCCACAAAGAAATAATATTGTCCCAAAGCATATTGTATTGAATACACCAGCAATTGTAGATTTAATAAATGATAAAGAAATGAGTATTTTTTCTTATAACAAAACTGAATTATTACACCACGCAAAGAAACACCAACCTCACATTTGGAGTAAAATTCTTAAATTAGAAAAGAAAGATATTTTCAAACAGAAAGAATATGTGTTTTATAATCAAATTATTACTGATGGATTTAGTTGTTCTTTGTTATTTATTTTGAAAAAATACAAGGATAAGGTATTTGGTGATAAATTACCACAACTAAATGATGAAATGGAATTTACAAAAGTTGAAAATTTATCCAAAGAAAAATGCGATGAATATTTAACGGACAAATACAAGTTGGTTTCATTAGACCCTGGTAAAATTAGACCAATTACGATGATAGATGAAAATAATAAATTTTTCAAATATACCGCTTGTAGAAGAAGAGTTGAAACATATACGAAACGAAGCAATTATATTATTTTACAAGAAAAGAAGAAAAATGGTATTATAGAAAAAGAAACTAAATTATCAAATTTCAAATCCAGAACTCTTAACACAGAAAAATACACAGATTTTATTACAAACAAAACTATTCTTAATAATGAGGTTAAAGATTTTTACCAAAAACCTTTGTTTCGTAAATTAGCATTTCGCAGATTTATTAGAACAAAACAAAGTGAGGTAAAATTATTGAATGAAATTGAAAATACATATCTTACCAAAGAAGAAATAAAACAAGGTAAAAAGATTATTATTTTACACGGAGATTATAGTAGAACAAGTCAAATGAAAGGTTGTATTTCAACACCAAATATAGGTATGAAGAAATTATTAAGTAGATTTGTTATTATTGAAGTAAATGAATTCAATACCAGTAAATTATATAATAAAACTTTGAAAGAAATGGAAAATATAAGTGTAAAAAGAAAGAAACATAAGAAATCACTTCACGAAATACTCACTCCAAAAGAGGAAACCAATTGTCGTATATTCGTGAATAGGGATACTAATGCTTGTAAAAATATATTATTGCTTGGAAAATGTTATTTAGAAAGTCAAACAAGACCAGAAGAATTTACCAGAAAAGTAATAGTTAAGGAAAAGGTTAAGAAACCAAGAAAACAAGCAGATAAAAAATAAATAGTTGTTTCATTAAGGTAGTAAATGAAATAACATTAGATGGGAATTTGCTTATCTACCATAAAGTAAGCAGATGATAAACCCATTACATAGAATTTAGTTTATCC